ACGCATAAGAAACATGAGCTACTGCGCTGTTACCATCCACATCCGATAATCTACCGCCAGCACCCAATCCCGGTCTTCCTTCAACAGCTGCACACCAGTGTCCACATAGTTGGTGCCATCAAAGGTCTTTTTCTCGTTAATCAAAACCTTCTCTTCAATGTCAGAGTAGCTAAAGTCGTTGCCCATCGTAATGGTCACAGCGTCTTTGGGGCTAACCACCTTATTCTCCACACCAACCTTTTTCATTGCGTAAATCTCAACCGGGCGCAAACTGCCAATCTCTTTGCCGTCAAAATAACCAGAGGTATATTCGCAGCTATCATATACCGCATTGATGTCCTTGTCTCCGTTCACATATCCGCCCTTGTCCCAATGGTCAAACAGGTAGAACTTATAGGCACCTTCCTCCGCCGTGTAGGTCGGGGTATCGCTTTCGTACAGCACCATACTGCCATAAGGGGCGGTGGTTTTTTGCTTCTCAACGCCGTTGTTCAGGTAGCGCACGGTATACTTCCGCACACTCTCGGTATATTTGGCCGTTACGGTCTGGTTGGTAAATACTGTAACAAACTCTGTGTCCCATCCAGCATAGGTAAAGTCAGTGCTCACCGTGCTCTTCTTGGTCGGCTTCGGGATCGGCTTCTCCGCACGGGTCACAGGGTCAACAGCCTTACCGCCCTTGTCAATGTACTGCACATCCAAAACTGTGTGCTCGTCATCATCATTCACAAAGGTCCAGGTAAACTGTTCCACCAGCGTGTTGTAGCTGATCTTCAAATCCGGCCACTGTGCGTTAAACTCTGCCAGCTTCTTTTCACGCATAATGGGCACATGTACCTTGCCCTCCAGTACAGAGTGCTCGGTGTTATAGCCGTTCTCATCCAGGCCGGTCATCGTGTACAGTCGGTCAAGCAGCGCTGTATCCTCGCATTCCCAATCAAGGCCAGTCAGGCGCACGCGGTTCAAACCTGTGCATTTTTCCAACATAGCTTTCAAGTCAATGGTCGGGCAGCTTTCCACAACCAGTGTGGTCATGTTCTCATAGCCGTCAATCTTCAAATCGGTCAGGTGGTTCAGGCTCTGTGCCGTCAGGCTTGCAATCGCAGGCAGTTCAGCCTTTTCAATCTTGCCGCCCTTGGCAAACGCCACACCGGTAATACCGCTGCCGCCGGCATAAAAATCGGTCAGGTTTACACATCCCGCCAAGCTGATGGATTTCTTCAGGTTTGGCACATTCTGCAAATTCAGGTGTTCCAGCAGCGTATTGTTGCCAACCGCAAAGTCGGTCAGGTTTGTGTTGCGGTAGCCTTCGGTACCGTTGCCAACCTGCAAGTCGGTCAATTTCGCACCATGGCTAAAATCAACATACCCAGGGTAAAATCCACTAATGTCGCCAATGCTCTGTATCAGGCTGGCATTGTAAACATAAACCTCGGTATCGTTCATGGCTGCAATCGGGCACTCAATCGTGTAGGTCTGGCCGCGCTTGCCGCGCATTTTTACCGGGTTGGAGCCATACAAAACACTCACATAGGTATCTGCATACGGGCGAATATGGAACGTACCGTCCGGCTGCACACCTGTCCAGTTGGTCGGGGTATAGCCACGGATCGTCATATCATCAGCCGTGCAGGTCGTACCGCTGTACTTGCTCGCAATATACTTTTCCTGGTACTTCTGGTACTGGCGGCGCTGGTGGCGCTTGTTGCCGTGCATCATCGGCAGGTAACTGGTCGTCCCATTGTCTTCATAGGTGCGGAAATATTTGCGCCGCATGTCCATAATCCAAAGCTTTTCGGGCTTCACATCCTGGTACGCCTCAATCTTGCGCAAAATACGGTTTGCACTCCAGGCCAAAGCGCTCTCACGGTTCAGGTACATCTTCTGCAAGTCGTCCGCAAAAAGATCTCGTACCTTACACCACAGCTTGCTGTCTGCCGCGTTAAACACGCTCTTGGTGCCAATGGTATCGGTGTCCTCATAGCCGTAAGTCAGTGTCAATCCGCCCTCATTGTCGTTACCTTGGCAGGTATCGTTATCATAATCCATGCAAAAATCCCAATGGATCAGATCTTCTGTGTGGGGGAACACATTCTTGGCGCGGTTATCCACCATTGTGTGGCGCTCAGTGAACAGATAATAGAACAGTACACTGTCCTTGATGAAGTGGTCCTCAAAGTGGGCCTTAAACTCTTCGTCATCTGCATTTACTACCCAGGTCAGCAAGCTCTGCCAGGCATTCTTTGCCGCCTGTGTTTCTTCCTCGGTACACTTTTTGCTAATATAGCGGAACTCAAAGCTGTGGTCGCCGTCCCAAGTTTCCTGGCTCAGATCATCACTCAAAAAGCGAGTCTGAGCATCGGTGTTGTTATCAATCTCAACAATAACTTCCTTGTGGTTTGCGGGGTCCATGCCCTGGGTGTCATTGTTCTTCTTGCTGTTGCCAATATCACCGCAAGCGTAAAAATGCCACTGGCCGTCCTTAAACACCGTCGCGTTCTCCACGTCCGTCTCCTGAATAAACACCACGCACGGGTAAAACGCCATCGTATCGCGCACCTTCGGGTTCTCTTTCTTTGCCTTACGGGTATACGGGTTAAACGTGTTGTAATCATCTGCAATGCAGGCGTTATTTGCGTTTTCAGAGCTTGCAATGTTTACCTTGATATTAAAATATTTCTCCGGGATACTGTTCTCGGTCAATGTATAGGTGCTGCCGGTGCTATCGTCGCCAAACGTAAATCCGCCGGAACAGTTAATGTCAATATTTCGGCCGCTCTCGCCATACGCATTGGAGCTGGTGCCCTGGCCTTTATGGCTGCCGGTCGCGGTCCAGTTATCCTCCACAGCGCGTCCGTTCTTGTAAATCTGCTGGATGGTGGTATTAAAAACCTCATTCTTTTTGCCGGTCGTAAAGGTCGGAGCACTGATCTTGATAATGCGCAGGTCCGGGCACTTCTCGGCCAAAAGGTCAGCATCCAGTTCGCCGCTCACGTTGGTAATATCGTTGCGGTTATAGCGTTCAATCATCAGCTCGGCGTTCTTGGCATCCGCAATAAAGTTGTCCAGGATCTCATCGTCCGACAGCTCCATGCCGTAGGTTTTCATGCGGTATACCTGCACATCGCAGTCCGCAGAACCAATCGTAATGCCAACCGGACTTGCTTGTGTAAAGTTGTCGCTTGCATCGTACAGTTCCACCTTGCAGGGGATACCGTCGCACCATAGCACCATCTCTTTATACTTTCTGTCCGGCAAAATATTGAACTCAAACTCCAAAAAGTCATCTTCGCAAATCGGCAGCTCAATGCGGTTCTGCTGGCTGGTCAAGGTAATCTTCTGTGCCTGTACCGTCAAACCAACGTTGCCATTTGCGCAGGTTAGTGCCGTAGCATCGTAGTCTCGCACATTGGTGGTCTTAAACACCAGCTTAAAGTTCTTACCCTTCTTTTTGGCATCGTCCGCAAACAGTTTATAATCCAGCGTGGCGGTAGTTCCGGCTTTCACGCAAAAGTAAGTATCGCCGTCCTCGTCAATCTGGTAGCCGCCATTGCTCCAGTCAAAGTTGTCGCTTACCGTCATCGCGATATTACCATCGGTCCACAGGCGGTTTTCGTCCGCATTGGTTCGGCCAGCCGGGTTAAAGTCAAACATCAGGTTGGTTTTCACCGGCTCAATGTTAATACCCAGCTCGGTAATTTTTACATTGATGGTCTTTACCGTCTTGCCGCAGGTAATGGTCAACACATGGCTGCCAATCTCACTGCTCTTGTACGTCCAGGTCTGTTTGGTGCGTCCTACCGTCAGCTTGCTGGCAACAATGCCATCCACAGCCAGGGTCACATTGGTGTTGCTGCTGGCCGGGTCATATACGGTATAGCTGATCGCAACATTGCTGTACTGCTTGGCACTGTAATCCAGCACGGCGCAACTAATAATCGGGGTATTATTGCCCTCTTCCACCCACATAATATCGTGGCGCAGGGCGTTGCTTGTTACCTGTTTGCCATTGATCTCCGCCGTCATGCTCACTTCCAGCAGGTGGCTGCCGTGCTTCTGGGTGGGCAAATTGTAGGTCATCTGGCGGCCTGTCACTGCAGTGCTTGTTCCGCCAATCGCCTTGCCATCCAACTTAAAACTGATGTTTTTGGCAATATTGCCATACGGAGTAAACCGGTAAGTTACTTCGCCGGAATAAAAAAGAGAGTCATCAAAAATACTCTCCAAATAAAACTCAACAACATTAACCGACCAGTTCTTGCTGCCAACACTGCCCATGCTGTCCGTAACCTGCAGCCGCACGGTGTTGTCACCGCTATGCAAGTATTGCGTTACATCAAAGGTGTTCTTGCCCTGGATGATGGTCGTGGTTGCCACCTTGGTGTTGCCCACATACCAGTTGCCAGTCGCATTGCCGGTGTCATCGCCAGCATTGTCCACACTCGTAAACTTAAAGCTGATCAATGCACTGTCACCCTGAACTACCGTCAGGCTGCTATCACCAATTCGTTCAATGGTAATGGTGCTGGTTGCCTCACCGCCGCCACCGCCGCCACCTTTAATGGTAACAACAGTCTTGGTTGTACCGTCTTCCAACAGGCTCAAATGACCGTCATCACTGGTGTAAGTAATGTCATACTCATGGCCGTTGCTGGGCTTAATATCTTTGATCTTTTCCTGGATTTCTGCAATGTCGCTGTTGGCCGTATCCACACTGCCCTGCAAAGCTGTCACGGTATTCTTGGTCACAGTCAAATCATTGGTAAATCCATCAAGGGCAGTTTTGTCCGCCTTATCAGCCAGCAGTTTGTTGGTTGCTTCCTTATTATAATAATCACTCTGCAAGGTGTTCGGCAGGTCGCCCACACTATCCTGCAAAGCTTTCACGGCCTCGTTGTTGCTGGTCTTGTATTCATCCAGTGCTGTGCTTACCGGGTTTACCGCCGCGCTGATCTTAGCATCCACCGTCTTGCCATATGCGGTCGTCCACTCTGCGCTGGGATCGGTGCTCAAGGTTACAGTTTTAATCACTGCATCGCCGTTATAAAATGTTAAAGCACGGGTACCCGCATCATACGCACAGTTAAAAGCCGCCAATCCGTCGATCCCAGAAATCTTGCCTTCCAACAGTGTAACAAAGCCGTCCACTTCTTCCTTGTCATAATACTTGGCAAGCTCCGTGGTCAGCTCAGTTTTCTTGGTGTAGTTGGTGTCAAGGTCACTCTGCAGCTCCTGTTTAATTCCTGCTGCCGCATTCTGGATCTTATTATCCACACCCGCCGCAGCGTTGGCTGCATCCTGGGCGCTGGCCTGTGCGGCACTGGCATAGCTGGAAGCCTGGCCAACCTTCTCGTCCATCAGGGCAACAAAACTTGTGTACCAGTCGTTGTCCGGTTCCACCATCTTGGTGCCACTCAAAGCCTCTAAGATATTCAGCTCACCGTTTGGTCGTGTGCGCCACATATAGGTCTCGCTGCGTTCATTTACACCGGTTGCAGTGATCTCAAAGCGCACTGTCCCCTTTTTGCTTGTCACACTATTTGTAACCAGCCAATAGAACCGGATCGTATCATCGTTGTAGGTAACATTGATCGGCGTGGCATATGCTTCCTGCCCGTCCACATTCAGATAATGTACCTGCAGCATCATCTGCATCAAATCAATGCCGTCATATCGCCGCGGCATCTTAAACGGGATCACCTGGCTGTTGGTTTCCTGGGTAATGTTGATCTGGCTCTCGTCCATTACAACATTTTTCATCTCGTCAATGGTCGAAAACGCATCGTCGTTATATTGGCTGTACCACAGGTATTTTTCACTGCGGGTGTAGCCGCCGTCATCATTGGCCTGCGCCTCCGGCATATCAACCACCGCGGCCATGGGGGCAGCCTCAGCCTGCAATGCCACAGGCTCTGCTTTGGCCGCCATCTCAGCCGCCATCCGTTTCGACTCTTCAAAACTTAATGCCATGTTTTCCTCCTCCCCCTTCTATTTTCAAACAAACAATACAATATGGGCGTGGCACTTATCACCATCGCTGTTCAGCTTCACGCGCCATTGGGTGTATGCTGTGGATGTATTCAAAGCCTGCTGCTTGTATACAGCCTGCAGTCCGCTTCCGCTGTCCCACACGTCCGTCCAGTTGCTGCCGTCGTTGCTGGCCTGCACCCACACTCGGTTAAGTCTGTTTTCTGTTCCGGTCTTACTCACACTGACCACAACCCATGCGTGCTGGCAACCGCCAGTCGTCACCACGTTGCTGTAATGGTCGCCATTGGTTGTATCCTTATCAATCGTTGCAATTCGGCCTCCAGCTTTACCAGTCAGGTCGGCAATGCTTTCGCCGTTCACAATCTTATCTTCTGTGCAGCCAATCCCTTTGCGGAAATCGGCCAGGTTCACGCGCACTTCCGGTGCCCAAAAATTGCCGTCACTTTTGTATGCACCCTCGTCAATATTACGCAGCGCAAAATACTCGCTGTCGGTTCCAAACCCCATGTCATGGGCAAAGCCGTAACTGCGCCTGGTCAGGGTACCCTGCGTGCAGTTGCCATTCTTATCAATAAACTTCTTGTCGCTGGCCACATCATTGGCGGTTGCCGCATTGGTGGTATCATCCTCCAACAGGGCTTTGGCCGCCGTGCTTGCGGTTCCCCACAGCCACATCACGTTATCGTAATAGCAGCCACTGTAAATATCGTTGGTTTTCTGGTTATCTGTGGCTACACACAGCCGGGTCACACCGTCCTTTTTCTGCACGGTCATCTTGGTGCTCTCGCGCTCGCCGCCCTGCAGCTGGGTCGTGGCAGAATAAGTCTTGATAGATCCTTTCACCAACTTGCCATCTACCCAGGCAGTTTTTCCTTCCAGGATAGATTTTTCATCCGCAGTGCCCGGCGTATTGCTGCCCAGCCCGCTTGCGCTGATCGCACCGCCGCTGTAATAGCCGGCCTTGATCTGGTAGCTCTCGCCGTTGGCCAACTCTGCCGTTACATTGCCGTAATTCTGCATGGTGCCGGTTTTCAGGGTTTTGTTCTTGCTGTAAAATGTCTGTCCTGCCAGCACCTGGTCCGGCAAAGCAGTCGTGGCAGCCAGCTTGGAAGCCCCAATGCCGCTGCCGTTAGTAAAATTTACAATGTTTCTCCTCGTATCGTACTGAAAAATCACCCATTGCCCGGCACCAATCGCACCGTCGCCCAGCTTCTCTGTACCGCAGTAGGCATTGTTGGTCATATCTTTGCCATTGATCACCAGTCTGTGTCCGTCATTGAACGCCGTGGTAAAATATGCTTTGCCGTTGGCTGCGTTGCTGTAACTGCTGCCACTCTTGCATGTCAGGGTATGGGTCCCGCCGCTGTAACTGTAGCTGTATTCATGGATCATCATGTCGGGGTCAAACTTGCCGTCAATGATGTAATTCACCGCTCCGGCATAGTGCTGTTCCAGTGCAGTAATCGCATGTTTCACATGGTTAATGTCCGCCGCTTTAATAATGTATTTGCGCAGGCCGCTGTTCTGGTTCAGGTAATTGCTGGCCTCGGTATACTTGCCGTCTGCCAGGTACTTAGTGTACTGGGCTGCCGCTGCGGCATGGCCACTGTCCAGGTCGGCATTGTCTTCAAACGTATCAATACCTTCCGGGAACTTTGTATAGGTATCTGCCATTGCTTATCACTCTCCTGTTTCATCTTTTACAGGGTACGGGTAATACGGGTAAAACCTCATCAGCGTCACATCCATCGTTCCCTGCCCCAAGCTCTTATCAATCTTTTTAATAATAAATTGCACGGCTGTCTTGCCGCCCATGTAACGCGGGCAGTATTCAACCTTGGTATTCACATCCAACCACGGCACCAGCAGCATCTTCACCGTAATGCTGTCGGTCAATCGCGCCCGCTTCCATAGCTCGTATTCAGCCACATCCAAAATGCCGTCATCTGTGGTGTAATTATCGTATTCGCCGCCGCTCAAAACCACATTGCGCCGTCCAATTCGTTCAATGCTGAACGGGCTGTTCAAAAACTGGTCGTCCTCCTCATACCCTTCAATATCCGGGTTGGCGGTACTCACAACCTCCAAATTCTGGCAGTTCTCGGTTTCTTTCAGCTTGTCCAGCTCTTCCTTGCTCGGTTTTGCATCTTTCAGCATCACCATGGCGTGCGGCTGTACCTGCCCATAAAAATAAAAGCGCCCTTTGCCGCCATTCTCATTCGGGGAATAATCGGCATCGTAGCGCACCACATATTGTACTTTTGGTTTCATGCAGTCCTGCTTGGCCTTTTTGTTGTTGCCGGCTTCATCTGTGCTGATGGTATACAGGCTCAAAACATCGGTCACAACCGCATCGCTGCTCTCTGTTGCTTTGGCGCTGATCTTCACCTGGTACCCTTTGTCGGCATCGTACAGGTCGGCCACATTGTCCGGCGGCGTAAACAAAATCAGCTTCTTACCGCTCAATGCCAACCCAACCACATTTAATGTTATGGTTTTCTTTGTCGTGTCCACCACCAGGTCTGTGCAGCTCACATCCGGGCTTGCCGCAGCGCCAAACACCTCTACGCAGTTTCGCACCTCGCTGTAATCCACCGTTGCGTCTTCGCTGATGATCAAATCATTGAACACATCGGCATTCAGCACCAGCGGGTCATCCTCACAGCTTGGGATCTGCTGGCATTTGAACACATCATCCTCAAAAAATATTTCAAACGGGTAATACAAATCCCGCAACTGTGTCAAAATTGTCCACACACTGGTCGCCGCATCAAACTCCTGGTCATAAGGGATCGTTCGGTTCCAATATTCTACAAATACTTTGTTGATCCCCACTTCCTGTAATAGCTCCACCATCGCCCTGCGGATTCCGCCTCCGGCCTTAAACACGGTTTTAATACCTGTCAGCTGTCCGGCCAACGTGTCATTCAGCATTGCTGTCAGGTCCATACAGTTAATGGTCAGGCTCCGGGTCTGCGTGTCATAGTTGTATCCGTTCTGGCTGAACACATATACCCCCTGGCTGTACCAGATAATATCGTCCAGCATCGGGGTCTTCACACCAATGTAAATCCAAACATACTTGTTCATCCACTCGCTCTCACTGTACTGGCTGATTGCGTGTTTTTCGTCCAGCACAATGGTCGAAATGTACGTTCGCCGGATGTCCGCATCTGCATCTACGGAAATTCTTCCCTCGGTCGTAATGCCCTGCAAACTGTCAATCGTCTTCATCCGGTCGTTCAGCAAGTCAATGCGGGTGTACAGCTCAATGTTATGGGAGTATAAGGTTCGTATGTCTTCTGTGCTTGGCACATACATCGCGCATCAACTCCCTTCAATATCTTCTGCAATAAACCCGTTGCGGTACAAATCGGTGCTGCTCTCCAAGCTGCCAATCTCCACAAAATCAAACGCCACGGCAACCTTGTCATAATGGTCACTGTAGCTGATACTCGGCTGGTTAATAATGTTCGCCATCCAGCTGCGTCCATCAAACAGCTTCAAGATCTTCGGCTTCTTGTTGGTACACCAGTCCACAAACTGCTTGCGGTATCGGGCACCGCCATCTCCGTCATAATCATCCGTGTCAAAACTGTATTTCAGCACAGTGGCCGTAAAATTGCCCTGCTCATAGTTCAGGTCGCTGCCGTAAATCACATACGGGTAACGGCTGCTCATAGTTTCCACCACACTGTTTGGCTGTGTTCTGGTCGTACTGGTCACGCTGGCATCAAATAGCAGGTGGTAACTAATGTCTCCGTCCGTCAGCACCGCACCGTCAAAGCTGCTCAAAATCTTGTTCGTAAACATATCCTGCTCGGCATCGTCAATAATCGGCACAAACGCATACTCATACTCGGTGTTGCGCCCATCTGCGTACCAATCAATGTGTACCCAGTTGTTCAGTTCTTTTTCCCATTCCTTCAGGGTTTCATCATTCACCGGGGTTGGCCGGTGCTTGGTCGCCAGGGTGATCCAGTTGTAGGTTCCAACCCGGCGTCGTTTTAACCGCATCTCGCTGATCTGTTCCGCCCGGTAGCGCAGGTTGCCGCCCAGGGTATCACCGTTAAAAGCCGCATAAATGGCCGTCTGGGCCTGCCATCCATTGTCCAGGTTGTACTTGCCGTAATCCTTGTCGGCATCGCGGCTTAACAACAGGTCGTCATAAACACCGTTCTGCAGTTTCAGCACATTCAGCGCCTCATTATAGGGCGGGTATGGCAAAATCGCATTCTGCCCCATCAAAATATCGGCTCCCACAATCATTCCACACCCCTCCTTTACTCCCAGCGCAGCTCAAACAGGCCGCCCTGGTTTTTCAAATATACCTTAAACCAACCATTTGGCGCACTGGTTTTTACATTGCTCTGCAAACAGTATCCGCCGCAGGTCAGTTCCAGGTAATAACATGTTTTCTTTTCGTTCGTCTGGTAGTTGTAAGCATTGCTGCTGTAATCGTCCGCAATATCGCGCCGGCACAAAAACAGCTTCAAAGCATACGGATCTTCATCCATTGTCGGCATACTGATCCCGTTACTCCGTTTGTTCCACAGCCCAATCAGTAGCTTGTTCCAGCGGTCGCTTCTCATGTTCAGTCCCAAGGCATAGCTGCTGTCCACCACGCTTCCTTCTTCCACATGGCTGCCCTGTACCTTAAATCCGTCTTTGAACGTCATGTCGGCCTTAACCGGGTCGGTGTCGTCCACTGTCAGGTCTACTGCCTGGTCCCCGGCCGATCCGCTTACATAGTGGTAATCATCTTTGTTGTCGTTGCGGTCCTTGCCCTCAATCGTCACAACATAAGATTTCACCCAAATGCAGCCCTCTTCATAATGGTTTTCCAGCGCCACAGCCGCATAGCCGTCACCGCCCACATAGCCAATCAGCAGCTCACAAAATCCAGTGTCCAGCTTCATGCCGTGCTGGGTAATACCCTGTGCTCTGGCGTAATAAGTCGTATCATTGCGCAGGTTGCTGATGATGTACGCCTTGTCCGGCACCCGCAGTGTCTCGCTGCTTTTCACCAAGCTCTTGCTGGCATCATACAGTTCAATCGTATATTCGTTCAGTTCTTCGCCCTGGGTGCTCTCGTATTGCACTGTAAACTCAAAAGCACTGTATTCAATGTTGGTTTTGTCCTTGGTGCTGATCTCTTTGAACTTAAATACCGGTGTCTCCACACAATAAAACAGCAGAATGTCGCTCCATTCGCTCCACGCACTGTCCTGGCCGCACACCCGTACCTTAATGCCAAACGCCGCGCTGCTGTTTGTAATGCTGCTGGCCTTCAAAGTAAACTCGGATCTCTGGGTACTCACCTCACCGCTCTGGTAAGTTGGGCTTCCCAGTTCCTCTGCACTCATGGCATTGGCCCAAATTTGCGCCTCCACCTTGGTAATCACACCAATGTATCGGAACCGGAATGTATAATCTTTTGTCGCATCAAATGCTGATATGGTATATAATGCTGGTTTGCTCATCCTCCCGCCACTCCCCTCCCTCTCTAAATAACAAAAGCCGCCTAACCAATTAAGGTCAGGCGGTTATTCTCATCTTTCAATGATGCTATTAGGTTATATTTATTTTACGTTTTCTTCCTGCTTATCCTCTGCTGCATCTACTGGTGTTTCCTCGGCCTTTTCTGCCGCAGCCTTCTTGGCCGCTTCCATCTCTTCTTGTATCGCGCTCTTGCGGATATTCTGCACATCACGCAGCAAGCTCTCCAAAATCAGCTCCACTGCATACGGCGGCAGCCCAATCTGGTTCACACCGTCACAAATGTAAGCCTTCAACTGTTCACACTTCAAATTAAAATTTTCCATCATAAAATCTCCTCGTCAAAATTAAACCAAAATGCCGCCAATAAACCGCAGCCCATGCTGTTTCAGCTTCACATCGGTCACATACCCTTGCGCATTTTTTACAAGCTCAATTCCGTATACAAACGGCACGGCCTGGGTGTTTGCGTCAAGAGTGGTTACTTCTTTGCTGCCGTCCCAGCCTAAAGTTTGGCCGCCCCAGTTGGTGGTGCCGTCATAAACATAAAAAGATGCAGCTTTTGAACTTGTGCTAAAAAGCTGCATATTTCCTCGTGCCTGAGTTGTGGGAAAATCAATCGTAAATATTTTTTCACTACGATCTGAAGTTACCGCTCCGTAAATAGAACCAATGTGCCCAATACCATCTCCCTCACTAAAATCTATGTCGGAGCAAGTTACAGATCCATCTAGCAAACTTATTTTTCTATTACCAGATGCAGCAGTTCCTTTTATTTCAATTCCACAAGGATTGCCGGTTGTTCCTTCTGCGTAATAAATGTTTACACCAAAGGAAGTCGAAATGCCTTCATGTGGATCAAAGATGATATAATGATTATCATCTCCAAGCTTCATTCGCGCCCAATCTCCAAGATTTTGATTATGATGATTTTTTAATTCAAAAGAAAGGTTGTCGGCAGTATAAACTTCAAGACCATCCGGCGTTAATACTGTTTTAGTTACAACATTAGGAGCAGGATCAGAATGCTCATTTGTAATAGTAAAAGTTCCGTCTGCTAAGTTGTAAACAGAATTTTTATTTTGAGATGTCAACATACCGGTGGCAATATATGAAGCATTAAAATACACATTCCCATCTTCAATAAACATGCCCTGGCTTGTACCATTATTGGTCAGCCGATTAAAGATGTCCTCCTGTGTCAGCTTCTTATCAACCGCATCAATCACTTCGTCCTTGTTCGTGTAATTGTCTTTCTTGCCCCAATCGCCGGCATCATATGCCTCGTCTTTCGCCTTGGGTTTTCCACAAACAAGCACTTCTGCCCCCGTGTACCACAAATCACCTTCGTCATACGGCGGGTCGGGGTGTTCGTCCTTGCTGGCATCTGCCGTAAACACACGCCGCTTTCCATCCGCCGTATCCTGTGCCTTGCTGGCCGCCTCAAGTGCATTGGTTACATCCTTGTCCTGTATCAGTTCCCACTTGTAGCTACCATCGTCACCTTTCATAAACCGGTATGCTTTGCCTGTCTTTGTGTTATAAAACAGGTCGTCCACATGTTTTTCTTTTTCCTCATCTGTCGTCCAGCTCTTGGCCGGCTCGTTATCCAGCGTAGGGTCATAGGCGTAAAAGTGCTGCTCGGCCTTGCTGTCAATCTGGCTCTGCATATCTTTTGTTACACCATCCACATAATTTTTCATGTCATCTTTGCTGGCGTAACTATCCTTTTTTACCCAGTCGCTGGCATTATATTTGTCACTGGCCGTGCGTGCTACCGTACAAACCAGAATATCTTCTCCATTAAACCACAAATCGCCCGTGTCATACGGCGGCTCCGGGTGTTCCCCTTTGCTGGCATCAGCCGTAAATACCTGGCGCTTACCATCTCCGGTGTCTTGTGCCTTGCTTGCGGCCTCCAGCGTATCCAGCGTTTCCTTATCTGTCACTTCTACCCAGCTGCCGGTTTTTGTTTCCTCATTGTATGTCCACTGCCAGCCTTTCTTGCTGTCGGTGTTATAAAACAAATCGCCGTTGTGCGCTTTCTTTGTGGTGTCGTCTTTCCAGCTCATAGCAGGCCAGTTCTCAAGCGTTGGGTCATAGTTATAAAAATACTGTTCAACCTTGCCGTCCACCTGTGCCTGTAGCTTATCAACCTTATTCACATAATCTTTCAGGTCTTCCTCAACCTTGTCCTGCTTCAACAGATTCCGGTCAATTTCATACGGCTTAATGTACAGCCGCTTAAAGTCATTCTGCGGGGCAATCACAGCCACGGCATCGTTCACCTGGAACAGCGCGTTACTCGCAATGGTGTATTCCTTGCCAAAAGCCGCCACCACATAGCCGCTGTGGTCGTCCAGCACCTTCACAATTGTGCCAACAGCTGTACGGTCAAACTTGGCATTGTTAATCAGTCTCTCGCAGTAACGCTTCACCTCTTTTGCCAGGTCCTTCAGCCCCGCAATGGCATCATCCAATGTGTTCTTCGCCATAGCTTTTCCTCCAAAATAAAAAGCCGGGCAGCCACATAGGCCACCCGGTATATCGTCATCGGTATTATCGCTTAAACCAATATTTCTTTACATCTGATTTTTCATCATAAGATAATTCAATATACTTGATTTTCTCTCTTGGTATTGCAACAATCTGGTCATCTATCGTAACAAGTTCATGGCCATGGTCATCCGTCACAGTATACTCTGATAAGAACAGCATATTCTTTTCAGTTGCCAACCCTGCATAGTAGCCCTTAAACCCATTCTCGTCATTTGTTGCTACCATCATATAGGTGCCAAGCTCATAGTCAATAATATCTTCCCACACATCGCTGCTTGGAGACCACTTAAATAATTTAAGTAGCACCCGTTTAACTTTTGTGCTTCTGCGTAAGATAGATAAAATTGCACCAAGAACACAGGCCACAATGTACTGTAACTTCTTGGTCGGCACTACCTGCATAAGCAGAAAACTAATTATCACAGAATAAATCAAGTAGTGCTGCGGCAACTGTTTATCCAGCAACCGGTTGTAAACCCATAACATTAACACGCCGGGTACTACATACTGCAAAATGTCAGGTATCATAGCAACCAGTGCATTTAAGTATTGTGTTATCTCCATAAAATTACTTCTCTTTTTGGGCGTTTTTATCCTGCCAGGTTTCTTTGTTTTTATTTTCTTTGGCCTTATGGGCTTCCGGGGTAAAAGTAAACTCCGTGTTCGGCTTGTTTTGGCTCTCAGTCTTTGCCATCGGTACAACACTTCCTACTTTATTATAATAGGGTCATTATACCATACAAAAAGCCGGACAACAACAATTTGTTACCCGGTGTAAATTGACTTATAAAATTATCGCATTGCTCGTACAAGAGCATTAAATTCTTGTTCTGTTTTGGCAAATCGGTATGGAGCATACTCGCCATATGCTGTTGGTCTGCTAATCGTCACTAACTGTACGCCTTTATCTCCAACCGCAGCATTTAAGGCTCTTTTCATTTCAACAAGATGCTTGCCGTGAGTTGTTTTCAAAGCAACACAGCCATGAGCATATCTATCTTTCGCTACTAAATAGCACATGATTCAGAGCCTCCTTAAAAAAAAGCAACAGCCGTCATCTTACCTTATTATATAAGGGACCTAACCGCTGATTCCTCTCGGTTGGTTTCCCTCTGTCCTGTTTGTAATTACCGCTTGCTGAACTCCTGCGCCATAATGGAGCCAATGTTCTGGTGCAAAATGCGGCCAAAATTCTCAACGTCATTCACACCGTTCATCACAATGTTAATGTCGCCAATGTGTACGCCGCTGCTGCCAGCACTGGCCAACTCAGCGTTCACATTCCCCATCCGCTTCAAAATAGCACTCTCCACAAAAGCTTCCGGGTTAATTGCCGCACTGAACAACCGGCGGGTCAGGTTTCCCGGCACAACGCCGTCCCCAACCTCCAGGCTGGTATAGCGTCCGGCTTCCGGCTGTCGTACAACAATCTCAGGCCCAGCCTCATCAACACGCGCACGTTCAAAGGCCGCAACGTTCATAATGCCGGTTGCATGGTTGGATGTACTGCTGGATTTTGTCGTTTTCACTTCGGCCTGGGCAGCCTTCTTTTCCTTATCCAGCTCATCGCTCTTGGTTTGGTACTCTTCCTCAACAACCTCAATCTTCAAACTCAAATCATTGATCTCAGCAGTTTTTTCCTCAATCTGCCGCAAAATATCAATGTAGTGGTTCTTAAAGTTGTCAAGCACATCCGTCCGCTGTCCCAGGATCTTCTCTTCCCAGTCCGCCCCAAGCCGTGCCACCGTGTTAATCCGGTTCTGCTCCGTCTCGTAAGCATCTGCAACCTCTTCCCACTTGCTCTTGTAGTCTTCCAGCTGGTCAATCAACTTCTGGTTTTCCTTAATCTGGTTTTCCACATGGTCAGTGTTGCTCATGTTGTTCATGTAATCAGTCGTGATCTTATCAATCATAGCCTGATCCATGTTCAAAATCATCTGGTCTGCATTAGCGCCGTACAGCTGCCGCAAAATCGCAACGTTTTTACTGTTGGTGTATTCGTTCTGGCCTTCACTCAGCTTATCTTTGTATTCATCATAAGCGTCAATCTTGTCTTGCAGTTCCTGCTTCTTGTCTTCCAGCTCTTTTTCAAGCGCGGCTTTCTGGTCTTCCAGGGCCTTCTGGGCATCCTCATGCTCTTTCTGGCGCAAAGCATCGTTATAATCCTCTTCGGTGCTCTTGACCTCGCTCTCGTCAGCCTCCCAAACAAAGCCTTTGCCTTCACGATATACACGCACGCTACGGTTCGCTTTGGCTGCATCCATGGCCGCCTTTTTGCGGGCAAGCTCAATCGCCTTTTCCTGGGCATCGTTGGTTTCGTTCAGCTTATCCAGCTCATCCTGCAAGGCGTCAATCCGCGGCTGGTAGCTGTCGTCCAGCGCCTCCTGCTCCTTCTGCAAAGCTTTCGTCCGCTTTTCAATCAGGTAGGTAGCGCCGTTCATAGCGGCATCAAGGTTGTTTTTCTCGTCTTCCAGCTGTTCTTTCAGGTCGTCCCACTGGTGTTCCAGTCGGTCAATCTCTTTGTCAATTCTAGCTGTTATGGTTTTAACAATCCCGTCAAGTGTCTTTTGCTCGCTTTCCAGGCTGTCCTTAATGCTCTCCAGCTCTTTCTTCTGCTTTTCCAGCGCCTTTTTCTGGGCCTCATAGGCTTCCTTTACAGCATCTGCTTCCGCTTCAATCCGTTCAAGGTTTTTCTGTGCTGCCTCAGTCGCCGTCGCAGTAGCAGCAGCCGCTTTTGCATTTTTCTGGAACGTTGTACTTGTGACCGGATTGTTTTTTGGAATGTAACCACCGCCGGTAATCGTTCCAACGCCTTGAGCGTAAGCGTTACCCTCCGCCATGGCCATTCCGCGTGCGCCCACAAAGCCATTTTTCAGCAGTTCTTCGCTCTTTTGGTGGTCAAACACAATCGCGTCTTTGGGTAGGTTCACAAACTCAGCACCATGCTCGCCAACCGTATACCACTTGCCGCTGTGCGGGTTTACCACCACTTCATAGCCAAGCTCACCAACCAACGCACGTTCAGCTCTGGTTAGTCCGCCATTAGTGCCAGCCGCATGGGCAACACTAAGACCTGTAAATCCTGTCCCGTTTCTCTCGGCGTAGGATTTGCCTGGTTTATACGGCTGCGAACTGCTGGAAGTTGATATGTTGGGTGTCGGTACGGTAATGGTTGTATCGCTTATCTGATTCATCAGCTCCGCAACGGTGCCAAGTTTTGTCAATGCTTCGGTGGTATTTAGATCCAAAGTGTACGGGGTTAAGAGTATATTAGCGATATCGGTAACGGTATCCTTCGTTTGACTCAGCTTATCTTCGCTGTCATCCGTTTCAACGTTCAAGATCTTGGCATCTTTCAGCGTCTGGGTAATCTCTTCTGTGCTCTTACCGGCATCTTCCAACCCCTGGGCATACACCTGGATCTCAACCTCAGTCGGTGCGCCCAGTTTTTCTTTCTGGGTATTCAAGTCGGCCAGCTTATCCTGGGCAGCTTCCAGCTCTGTCGCAACGCTAAAATCACCGCTGTTAAATCTTTGGGTCAGATCATCAACAGTCTTTTCAGCTTCCGAAGCGTCAATCCAAAGCTGTACGCGGCCATTCTTGTTTAGGTTGTCTGCGGCTTTATCAAGCGCACTCTGTAGTTCATCGGCTTGTCCGTCAAATGTGCTCCCTTGACTGTTCATCTGATCAACAGCATCTTTGGCTTTCTCATAAGCGTCAACCAGTGCGTCTACATCAGTGCTATCAATGTTCCCCTTGATGTTTTCGATTTTCTCATTAACTTCTTTGAGCTGGTTATTCCATTCGTCGTAACTGTCAGAGTCAGGTTTAACGCTGTCCATTTTTTCCTTCAGCTCGTCAGCCTGCATTTCAAGGCTTGTCAGTGTCTCACCAAAGAACGCATCATCCCAGTTAAAGTCAAATCCGTATTCCTGTAGCTCGCCAAAAATAGCCCGCACCATATCCGGTGTCAGCTTCATGGCGTCACAAAAATCGTCAATGGTCTTTTTGCCCGCAATGGCCACATAACCGTTGCTGTCCTCTTCCATTAAGCCGGCCTTAACAGCATCATTCAAAAAGTTGGTAATGCCCTTACTGTCATCAGTCAGGTACTTTTTCAGTGTGTCAACATATTGCTGTACAGCATTTTCGTCAACACTTTTCGGCACCAAAAACTCAACAGCAGCCTTATATTTCTGCGTGCCGATCTTACCGCTCTCCAGCGCGTCCTTAATCGCATCGTAAGCCTTGATCGCATCGTCATACATGGTGCCGGCTTCCGTAGCGTTCTGGGCATTCAGCCAATCCTGATAAGCCCCACTCACCTGCACTAGCTGGCTATACAACACCTCATAGTTCTGGCACTGTTCCCGCAGCTTTTTATTTTCCTGCTCACGGTTGCTGATGGCTTCTTTCAGCGTGCTCTGCTGCTCTTCACTCAGGTCATTGTTCTTTTTCAACGCATCGTTCAAGCGGCTCAATTCCTGCTTGTTCTCGGCGTATTTCAGCTGAGCCTGGCTTCTTGCTACTCGGACTGTGGCTTCTGCTTCCTCAATTTTCTTGTCGGTCAGCTTCTTGGCCTTTTCCGTGTTGACCTGCATCGTGCCGTTCACATATTCCAGGCAGTCTGCATAATCCTTGTCCGCATCGGTCAAAGCCTTAAAGTTTTCAGCCGTCACGCCAACACCGGTGGTCTGCGCCTGTAAAGCGGCCGTCACAGCAGAAATGGTCGTGGTAACATTTTTTACTGCGATATCCGCATCAATGGTTACGCTGTTAGCTTCTACGCCAGTTTGGTTCAGCGACTCAAGCTCAGTAATAACATTCTCAATGCTAAAACCGGCATCCTGCATATACTTGATAAATTCTGTCAGCAGGTCAAGATCAATCCCACTAGAAAAAAGATTATTGAAAGCCTCGTTGTCAGCTATATTAAAAAGTGCTCCTAGCGAAACACCTGCCGCATCGGCTTTGTCTTTAGCGTCTTTCAGTGCCTGACTATAATCATCAACTCCACTTGTAACGCCAAAAAACTCTTTTGCTATATCTAGCATCTCACCCAAGGATTTACCGGAATTTTTAGCTTGCGTATTCAGGGCGGTCAGTGCTTTAGCGGCCCCTTCAGGATTCTCTTTCAGCTTGCTTACAACATCCGCATACTTGCTGTCGTTAAAGTTCTGCTCAAACCAGTCGTCAGGGTCAGCCTTCATGTAATTATACTTCAGCGCATCCTCAATCTGGTTATAGATTCTTTTCTGTGTTGAAGTCAGATTGTCAAAGCCAACCAGGTCAAGCGTTTCTTTATAAGTCTCAAGGTCATCGGCCTGGTCAAGGATTCCCTGGTTGATTTTTTCAAGCTGGGTATTGTACAGTTCTGCCTTATCCAGCCAGTTCTGTTCTTCATCCGCTGTCTTAGCTTCTTCAGCTCTTTTGTTAAATGTGTCGATCTTTTCGTTCAGGTAATCAATGGCGGCGGAATACTCACGAATATCATTGGAGCGTCCAAGAACCTTTTCCGCAAAACTGTTCGGGCTGATCTTATCAAAAACATCTTTGTAGCTTGTAAGCCAGTTAGGTCCTTTTTTGTCAAAATCAAAGCCTTCCTCAAAGTAGTCAAGGCCGTAGTTTTCTTTGAAAGATTCAACCGTATCGTTAGCAGCGTCTCTGGCTTCTATCTCGGCCAAATGTTCCTTCAGCTCAATTTGCCGTTCAAGCCTAGTGTTTGCTGTTTTCAGCTTCTCAAGTTCCTGCTGGTCAGTATAGGTAATAACATCCTGACCGTTGATCTCAGCCATCCGTTCCTTGTTTTGCTCCAACTCATCGTTCAAAGACTTGATCTCATCAGTCGTGTCCTGGTACGCCTTTTTGCTATTCTCCATTTTTTCTTTGGCGATCTCAGCACGGTTGATGTAATTTTGAACTTGGGTTACAGCCCATCTAAATGCTTCGCTGATAGCCCAAATGGCCGCGGCCTGAGCAGCAGTTGTCAACATCTGCAGGCCAATACCCTTGATAGCGTTTGTCAGTTTGCCTGCGCCGGTTACGGAACTAAAGAAGTTTTTCAAACTAAGAGTTCCTTCATCGGCGTTTTTAGCAAATTCTTGTAACGTAACAGAAGCGCCTTCAAGTTTTTTTAATGCTGCGTCTTTATCATGCCTTTTTCCAAATTCTTCATTAAAGGCTTGTAAGGCTTTTGTATCAGAATCCAAATTTTTCGCAAGATCATAGTCATTATTGAAATTACCGGTCAGCCAAGAAAATAGAGTTCCTTTTTTTGTAACTCCCATATCATTAGCTTCAGAGAAGGCTTTTCTAAAATCTTCAATAGAATCTTTTGCTCTTTTTCCATTAAGAGTTAAAAAAGTTCCAGTGTTCAGATCGTTACCTGTTCCAAACAAGTTAAATAGATTCAAAATCAGATTGTTCTACTAATTATTGTGTGGTATAATCAGTATAAGGTTATAAAACAACTTGCCTGGGAGGTATAAAAATATGAATTTTAACGAAAGCCGTGATTATGTCTGTCCTGTTTGCGGTAGGGATTTTTCTTCAGAAAACGCTTACCCTGGTTGCGATTTTTGTAATAACCATGAACTTGTAGTCTATCCGGGAGAAGAATGGAAGGAAATTAGAGCCGAAGTTAGTAAAATGTCTCCATTAGAATTTCAGGAAAACTTAAAACTAGAACCTTGGGATAAATTTTATATCGAACTTTATGCTGGTGACAAAGAAAAGATAAAAAAGAAAAAAGAATACGCAGTGTGTAAAGAGCTTTTCTATAAAAAATACGTCTACAACAGCCCCCTCTTTGACAAAGCCAAGTTTGACATGCGTGCCGAGTGGGAATACGAAAACGCCGTAGAGATGGAAGAGACCTACCGTAAGCGCCAAGAAGAAAAGAACAAACCTCGTTGCCCTAAGTGTGGCTGTACCGAGTTCCAGATGGTTCCCCGCAAGTGGTCTCCCCTTACTGGGTTCTTGACGAACAAGGTGGATAGAGTTTGTGTTAAGTGCAAAACAAGGTTTTGATGCTGTGCAAGCATAAGAAAAAGCCCCAACCGTAATGGTCAGAGCTTTTGTCATGTATGCTTTTTATGTGACCGGCAAACACAAGTTTCGTTGTCGCCGTGGTCAAGATCTATCCACAGAATATTAAATACAGAATCTTGCATAATACCATACACTCTGTGTGTAGCTGTAATACGCAATGATATAATAGATTCTGCTTCAATCTTCAAAGCGATCAATCTGTCTGTGGCAGCTTTATTCAGCGATGTCACATAGATTGAATGGTTGTATTTTCGTGCTTTGACCAGAATATCACTCCAGGTTTGGCTTTCTAATCCCTGAAACCTTGGTAATATTTCATCCCAAAATAATAGTCTTGCTTCGGCGGCATTTAACGACCAAAGCTCTTTATCACAGCTGGAAAAGTTCCAAGCCGGGTGTTGTCTGTAAAACTGATCTGGGTCCCTTTCCGCAGCCGCCTTTCGGTCAACAGGTTGTTTTGCTTGCTTTATAGCTTTCTTTTTACAGGCCGCCATAATACATTGCCATGCTTTCCTTTGTAATAATCCGATCGCATCCTACTCCCTGCGGAATATCTTTGCGTGCTTCAATCCACGGGTCTTCCATGTGTGTCAGTCGGCTCAACCACTGTGCATCATGTGGATAATAATAATCCAGTACCTGATTGATCGTATCTTTTTGGTTTTCTGTCAGCAGGCCAGTCCCGCCTGTTTCATCATCTGCGGTAACGGCAAACTTTCCTTTGGTCTTAAAAAACAATTCCGGGCAAACAGGTCCATTGGCCCATGCTTGAAAATCTTCATCAAACAAAGGCGCATCATCCCATACCAAAGACCACGCCTGAGCATAGTAGCAGAGCTTCTGCAGCTTCATCGTGGACATATTTCCTTTTTGTTCCAAGATGTATTTTGCTGTATCAAACACGTTCGCCATACTACCAGCTCCTTTCTTCTGCTTATAGTTTACCATGTTTCCATCGCAAGGTCAATCAAACCGCCAACATATAGTTCCTTCACCTAGTCCGTATTCTTCAAAAGGAAGGCCATATGGTTTCCATAAGCAACAGGTGGCAGCAACAATGTGGCAATGACAAACAAGAACATACATTCCTTTATATTTTGCTTGCAACTCTTTTTCATTTTTCTCAACCCAGTGTATGTTCTGTTGGCGCAAATACTTTGCCCTGATTTCTTTCATCATATCACTAACCACCTCCTTGTTACAATATAAAGTGGATCGGGTGTGTGTGAAGTGCAAAACAAGATTTTGAGGATGGATGAATATAAAAAGCCCAACAGCATAACCACTGTTGGGTTCCTTACATATAGTATCAATTATCAAACCAAGACTTCTTTACCTTGGATTCTTCAGGGTAAGTCAAGCTCGTATATTCGATTCTGTTCAACGGCACAGTGGCTATACTGCATTCCGGCGTGTCAAACTCGTCTCCTGTCGCATTATAGAGCTTGTAATCCTTTACAATTACCCCCATAGCGTCTTTATCAATCCCGATATATATGCCGCTGATAATCCACTTATCAGTTTTAACGTAAATATAGGTTCCCTTTTCATAGTCTATCACGTCATCAAAAATAGTCTTACTAGGCGAAAAGGCTATCGCTTTCTTGAAAAGATTTTTCACCCAAGTAGCGCGGCTCAAAATATATATAATGATAGCCGCTGCAACTGCAATGATGATATCCCATACTACATTGTTGATGCAAAGAACAAGAATAAAACTAACCACAATAGAGTATGTAACATAATGTTCTGGCAATTTCTTGTCGTGCAACCGCGTGTAAAGCCACAAAAATATGAACCCCGGCACAATGTATTTAAGCACCAAAGGTACGGCTTCAATGTAACTAATTATATCCGTTGCTGTCAATTAGCATCACCCCTTATCATTTTTTGGTTTTGGTGGCTTCTGGATATCCTCTTTTCGTGTTCCTTTATTCTTAGGAACATAAGTGAATTGTTGGCGGCGGATCTCTTCTTGTTTCTTTTCAAGCTCAGTCATTATATAACTACTCCTTGTTAATTGTTGGAATAATTATATAATAGCATAGGAGTGTAGTTAATACAATATTATTTCATGGCTTGCCACAGCAGAATCAGCCCGGTAATTTGTAGCGCAGAACCAATAATAATTACTAACGTATTCCACAATGCGGCATTCTTGGCCATTCTTACCAAATCCTTTAGTGCCGCCATCTGGAAAGTAATTTCACGTTCACTTATCATGCTATACTCCTTGCTGCTATAATGCAACTCACAAAAAAAACTGCCGATTCTATAAAATATGCGTAGCTGACTATAGTAAGACACTTCAATACATCAAGTTGTTTCCCTACTTTGTATCCAGCTTCTAAAACTTCTTCATACAGTCTGTTATTCGTAGAATCACCCAACTATCTCTGATACTGATATGGTGGAAATCGCAACAAAAGTGGCTACCGATTCAATCGTTGCTCTTTTAGAAAAAACCGGTGTCTTAAATTTTGAAGATTGATGGCAAGCCTTCCTTCAGTTCTTTAGCGAACTGTTCAATATCCTGCGTATTGTTATTGGCGTTTTTCTGTCCCTGTAACTCTTTGATCAGCGTCGCAATCTCTTTCGCATTGCCGGTAATTTGAACTGTCATAAAATCACCTCTTTCTCCTATTTCCCTAAAATAAGTAAAAGCCCCGGCCATTAAAGGTCAGGGCTTATCTTTATATATTATTCTGGTGGCCACTCCATCCGCAGTGTTATAATTCCGTCATGAGAATGTAGACTAAAGTTACAACATTTAATGATGTCTAACCCAATTAAGAAATCGAAATCTTCTTCTGGATCATGGAATGTCCCTAGTTGAACACTTGTAACTGGAATAGTCTCGCATATTTCTAATGTCGTATTATACACATCCCCGCATTCTTTGCCACTAACACCATGATATGTTTTTAGCCCCATAGAGGTCAACTTTAGCTCTTTAGCTAAACGTTCAGATATGGCACTAGACGAAGAGCCGGTATCTAAGATCCCATTACCACGCCAAATACGGCCAGTTCCATCATTATATGGTGTACTGATTATTACATATAAAAATTTAGTATCACCTATTGTGTAATTGATGGTAAACCCAGCCATTATTTTAATTACCTCTCGTATTTTATATCAATGATATGCTGTTCAAAGTTTAGCTTCATATTAGGCACTTCATACCACACTGAACCTTGTATGGTACACTTCTCCATTGGAATATTACGATGGTCGGCTTCTGCAGCAATAACTTTTTGATTATATACAATAATAGATTTGCCACCATATTTTTCGCGCAATTCATTTTTATGTTTTTTAATCCAATGAATATTACGCTTAACAGCCAGTGATTTTTTGACCTTATCAATTATACCATTCAACCACTTCACTTTCAACTCATCTCCTCAAAAACCACCTTCGTAAATCTTTTATAACCTTCTTACGGCTTTCCCGTAATGTTCTGACTGTCTTTCTTCCCGTCTGTTTTTCACCATGGAATAGGGCTACCCATACAGTCGATGAACCAAAACACCAAAGTTCACACATCTTCTTTTGCGTACATCCCTGTACTCGGTGTCTCGGCTGCTGATTAAGCATTGTTTGCGCGGGTTAGCACCACCCCGTAGGGGCGGCTTTTCTCTCAGCATACCGCATCCGCATACTTGTTTCTGCCTTTCGGCTCCATAGTGTCCCATTACCGGCTCACTATGGCTATGCGGCTCTTAGCCTTTCCCAGCAATTTGGGTATTTAATTACCAACCAAGGCGCGTCCTATGCAGCTATCCCTCCTGCATAAGCGAGCATTTGAATACTGCCCTTGGTCTTCGCATTTGAAAGCGACAAAAACGCACTCAACGCTGCTGTCGCTGTAGGTATAACACCAGAAAATTTAATGAATCCATCTGAAGCATCCAGTAAGGCCGTTCCAAGACTGATAACGCCTTTAACCAGCCCGCTGTTCAGCAGATCAGTAGAGATCTCCTGGAACGTAGCTTCGAAAATCTTCAGTCGTCCTTCAACAGAATCCAGCACCCGCTCATTCTCAGCCATAGCGCTACCACTACTATTCAAGGATGTCTGTAGCACATCTGCGGCCTGGCTTGCCTGGCTCAACAATGCAGCCACACCATTTGCGCGGTTCTTACCGGCCAACAGCTCAAGCAGGGCAGCCTGGTCAACATCGCTCATCTTGCTATATACTTTAGCAATGCCCTGAATAATATCATAGGTACTCTTAAAGTCTCCGCTCTTGGTTAGGATGTCAAATCCACCCTTGCCGTCTACATTGGTCAGACCCATAATATCGGCACGCAGTTTGGACGTACTGGTTGCAACAGTGTCGGTTTCCTCGCCCATCTGTTCCAGTTCGGTCGTTGCGCCACGGATTCTCAAAGCCAGCACTTTCAGCGTACTGCCGGTCGTTTCAGCGTTTTGGACAACACTGTTCATGGCCGTGCCAAGTGCAATCGTCTGGTCAAGGGTGTTTCCTGCGGCTTCCATGGCCGATGCAGAGCGCTGCAAGATATCGCCCAAATCGCCAGAAGAAACAGCATAGTTGTTGGATACGTTATTCAGCTTGTCCACCAGGCTGATTGCATCGTTCGCCTGGATATTGAATGCCTTCATCGTGCCAACAATGTTTTCAGTGGCCTTATCAAAGCTATCAAGGTCATCGCCAACATTGTAATAGATGGCGCTTACATCAGCCAGCTTTGTCGCATCGCTCAGGCTGTAGCCCAGTCGTGCATAATCCGCCGTTGCATTCACAACGCTGCTAACATCCGTACCAATGTTCTTTGCGCGGGCACCAGCCTCAGTCAAAAAGCTCTGATATGTACTGTCTGTCTCGTTCGTAACCTTTTTCAGCTCCGTCATGGCAGTATCAATGTCCACAACATTCTGGTAGATTTGCTGCAAACTTCCCTGCAATAAGTGCAGTGCGCCCATAGCAATGGCCGTGCTGAAATGCTGGCCAAACAAGTCGCTGAATACTTGCCCAACCGTCTTACCCTCAAGCCCAAGTTCCTGTACTTTTGCTTTCAACCCGGCAACTTTTTGAGCAGTGCTATCCAGTGTTGTTTCCATCAAGTCCCGATTACCGGAACGCGCCGCAGTTTTAAGCTCATCAACAATGCTGTTGTAAGTGGCCATTAACTCAGGGTTTTTCTGGATCTGTTTATTGATCTCAACGTAACGTCTCAAAGTGTACAGCAAGTTGTTCAGGCGCTTCTGCAAACTCTCTAAGCTTTGGTTGTTTTTGGCAGTTAGGTTACTGCTGCGCATCGCGTTTGTGGTATTGCGGATTTGGATGCCAAGTGCAGCGAACAACTCATTAAGTGTGCTTATATTGCCTTTTCTTTTTCCGAGTTGATCAACGTAAGTATTAAAAACATTTAACAAGTCCTTGTATTCTGCCGTACCATTTTTGAACTTGTCATATACACCTTGAAGGGCTTCACTAAGGCCAGTAAATGTCTTGTACAAACCATTGTTCTCAGGTACTTCTCCGGCTTTTTTCAGGTTCTCACTGAGTGTTTTTGCATAATTGTTGATTTGTGTTATTTTTTGAGGCAACGCCTTAAACGCCTGCGTGGATTCTTGATCGGCCGAATTAAGAGCAAATTTGAATTGAGATAACACCTCAGAAGCAGCTTTTAGAGCCGCTTCATACTTTTTTAAGTTATAGTCACTAAAATTGTCTTTTAGATCAATTCTCGCGCTATCAAGAGAAATAAGTGCTTTTTGTACAGAACTAAATTTTTCATTATTCAGTAAAGATATTTTCCCATTCCCGAAATCTTGATAATACTTGTCCTGTAGATCTCTAAATTTTGCGTAAATACCGGAATAACTTTCGCTAACTTTATCTATAGATGATGCCGTTTTCGTAAAATCAGCAATTTCTTCTTTTAGTTTACGCATTGTTTTTTCTGCTATCTGCAAACTGGAATCGTCTAATTTTTGGACGAATATTGTCTGAGCAGCTGTTGCGGCATTCAAAGCTGTTCTCAAAGTAATAACATTTTTTTCAATCCCGTTATATACGTCAGATACTTTTAATAATCGCTCAAAATCTTTGTCAGTTATATTTGCTATATCTCCGAAATTATATCCGTTTTTTTTTGTTAAATCATTAGCATCATATTTGGCTTTTCGTAGCTGAGAATCCAGAGTTTTTGCAATCCCCGCATACGGATTTTTTGTGCTCCCCTTAACACCTGCGGTACTCGCGGTACTGATCGTTGCCCGAACATTTGATAATTTGCTAACAATCGAGGTTACTTTCGTTTCAACTGCATCCAGCTGCTTTAGCGCCCCGCTCATATCAAACAGCTGTACATTTCCTCCCACACTGCTCTGGATATTTTTCAGCTGGTTGGTAATTTTTGTAATATCAGCCGGGTCAATCTCAAGGTGTGCGGTAATATTACTTGTAAGGTTTTTAATCTTATCCGCCAGTTCACTCTCATTGGCCAGTTCCGCTTTAACCTTCAGTTTATTCTTTTTTGCAATCTCATTCAGCTTCCCCTGCACACCACCGCCGTCAGGTTCCACCTTTACCTTAATACTTAAATCTTCCGCCATATACTTTCCCCCTTACGGTTCGGCTCAAGCCTTCAAAGGCCGATTCTTTTCAAATCAGCCGCTCAAGACAAGAGCCGAAGCTCTCGTCGCGTTAGTTATCAGGGAACTGCTCTTTTATGGCTTTCACAATCTCTCCATGTACGGCGCTGTTCCCATCTGCGATTTCTTTTGCTGTGTTTGCCACAAACGGGCGCGGGTGCAAATAGGCCGCATCAGGTGGCGAACCCCAAATGTTTTTCACATCGCCCTTCTCCACCATCTCAGCAAGCGGTGTATTGGTGCCGGTTTTGTACTGCCCACCAACGGCTGATTCATTCGGCGCACCAATATCCTTTACCGTAAGCACATGTTCTCTCACGCTGCTCACCACGCTACTGTCGGCTTCCAATGCCCCTTCGCCCTGGCCGCGGCGCTTATATACTTTCGGCTGGTATACATCCAGTACATCTTCTTGGATATGCTTCTTCAGACAATTCTCCACAGCCGTTTTCGCCCCGCCATTCAGTGCCATGTTAATTCGCCGCTGCAATTCCAATTCCAGCCCTTTCTGTGTGCTTACCGTCTTGGCCATTTAACTCTCCTTGCCGTTCACAACTTCAATCTTCACGGGCGGTTTCTTTGCGGGCTGCTCTCCTTCGCGCACTTTCTTTACCAGATCAGCCAAAAATTCCTGGTCTCCCAACTGGCTCAAATTCCCTGCAATCTCTGCAAAGGCGTCTGCAATCCGGTCAAGCGGGTCCGGGTGGTTGATCGCATCAAATACTTTCATGTATTTTTCTTTCCGGTCTTTCATCTCAGCTTCACATGCCTCATAAAGTCCCGCTGTAATCACCGCAATGTCCGGGTCTTCCACAATCTCAATGCCCTGTCGGCTGTAAACAAAGTCGCACATTTCATCTGTGTCCATCTTGTCCAGCTCCGCTTCCGGGGCAAAAAAGGTAATCACCGCAATGCGCCAAGCATAATCAAACAGCGCGTAATACTGCTTGCCGTCCTTCTCGCACATGTCGCAAACAAAATCCACAAACCGGATTCTGTCGCCCACACGGATGTTCTTCTTAATTTCCATAAAAAAATACCTCACAAAATAAAAAGCCCCGCCCTTTTCAGGCGGAGCCGTGTTCATGTTCTATTCGGGTACCATGTCTTAATTTTATTATGCTCAACAAGCTTTTCTGTCGTTCCCTGGCATAATCACAGTTTACAACGTGTCATAATCAATCCACCCACCACGCCGTTTACGGTACACAATCCAGCGCAAATGCTCATCCGGGTACAGATAATCAAACATCTTCCGCTTCATCAGTGCCACAGTGTCTGGGCATCCTTTGGTGTCAATCACCTCTGTCGTGCCGTCTTTATACTTCAACCAAAAATCAGCCACATAGTTAATGGCTCGCACCGTCTCCATTCTTCCCCCACGTTCCTTGCGGTACTTTGGCTGTAATTCATATGGCTTTTGCAGCTGGTAATCCACAATCTCCCCGCTGGCAACCCCCGGCAGCACAACATCCTTGTAATATTTCATCTCAAGTTCAGAGTCAAACACAATCCCGTCATAGGTGCGTTTGCTTTTGTCACGGCTCACATTATACTTGCTTCGTCCGCTTACTTGCACAGCTCAATCTTCCCGTCTGCAATCTTGAACTTAACCACATCGCCAACGGCATAGCCGTCTTTTACCGGCATCTGGTAGCCGTGCCCATCACATTCAAAACCCATGTAGCCGCGTTCCTTGTTGCAGTACACAACCACGCCCTTCAGCGGGCGCACCTGACGCTTCAGGGGCACTTTGGGCGGGGCAGCAATTTCAACAGGTTCAATCTTCACATCGGTAAAACCGCCGATATTCTTGTCTTCCATGCACGCTACTCCTTTCGTGTTCTAAAAATGGAGGAGCTTTTCGCTCCCCCACGGATCAAACATCACAATTCAAACCTATATATAATAAGGTAGGGATTTGCGTTGATCAGTCCATAAAGTTCATGGCGTAAACGTCGCCGTCCTGGTTGGCCATGCAGTCAAAGGTGATAGAAACAGTGGTCGGATCACCAGTGTTCTGGAATGCCAGGCTGAAACTTGCCTGCGGCTGAGCCTTGTAGTAAACCAGCTCGCACTGCACCATCTCGTCGTCCTCGGTCTTGAACGGCATCATACCGTGGATCTCAAAGGCACGCGGGAATGTGTCAGAATCAAACTTGACAGTCTGAACACCATCGTTCTTGTCGTAGAAGTAGTAGGCAATATAGTTCTTGCCGTCCTGCAGGCCAGCGCCAGTAACCTTCTTGTCAGTTGTAGTAAGATCGCTGATCTCAGTACCAGCGTCGTCAGAAACAGCAAAAACCTGCACAGTGCCGGCCTTCGGGGTCTCACTCAGCTCAATGCCGTCAGTGGTGGCGGTCAGTACCTCGCGCTTCATAATCTTTGCAACCTTGCCAATGTCCTGGCCGCTCAGCAGGGCAAACAGCTTAACAGGCATGATCTGGGTATCAACCTTCAGGGTGCCTGCACGCTCACCATCAAAGCCAACACGGTTCGGTGCGCCCTGGCCGCCCTTTGCAAACACGCGGTTTGCGGTAAAGTCAGTGGTGGTCACGTTGGCAAAATCAATGGGCAGAAAAACTTTCTTGGTCTTGTAATCAAGCAGAACCAGATCGGCAACTTCACGGTTCGCCATATTCGGATTTACAGCCATATCTTATTCCTCCGTTATCATTTATCAGTCTCCATGTGTTTGTACCATCCGCCAAGGTCGTTTTCGCCACCCCATACGGCATAGTTCATGTCATGGATCTCATTTTGTTTTTTTATATTCTGACGGTTAAAAGTGTCATGCACCTGGTACACCGTCAAATCATAAATATTCGTATAATTCAGGCTGTTATGGTTTGTCGCTAGCGCAGAGATGATGTTCCCCAACTCCAAATCAGGGTTACTCTTATACCCTTTTCGTTTCGATTTTTCATATTCAGCCTTTTTCTTTTGGAATCGTTCATAAAACTTGCGGGCAGCCTCATTTTTGAACTTCAAGTTTTCCTCCCGCTTCTGGTCTATGTACGCGGTTTGCAGGCAAATGTCGCAAATCTCTGCCCAGTTATCTCGCGTTATGGAACCATCAATCAGGATCTTATCGTCCACCTCGGTTTTATTCACCAGCACAGCATGGTGCGCTTCATCATATTCAAGCGGCGCATCAATAAAAAAGGCCAGTGCGGCAATCATCTCCGCCTGGCTTTCTTTGCTCATACTCAATAAATCAAAGGTGTTAATGGTGGCTTTTTCCTCCTCGCTCAAAGCTTCATACGGGTTCTCCTGCCCTGTTACCTTGGCAATGTCTTCAAACATCGCCTGTGGTGTCAGCAGCAAGGTACTTAGCGCAAACTGATAGCTCATATAGCCGCGCTTGTTAATATCGCTCAGTCGTGGCGAGTGTACTCTGCCCACGTTTTTCACCATAAAACCTTCGGGGTTCTGCAATTCATAGTACGGTACTTTCACTTTGCGCCACCCATCTTGCGGTTGAACGCCATCACCTCGTATGTAATGCAGCGGCCGTAATAATTATTATTCGGCTTGTATACATCATCGTTCAGTAACCGTACCTTCCCAATTCCAAAATCTTCGCTGCCGTTCAGCAAACGGTCAACATTCATGGCCAACACATCGGCCTTTGTCCCCAGCACGCCGGGGTGTCGGTAACTCTTCATTACCTTCTTATTGCAATAGGCAAAAATGTACAGGTACACTCTGTATGCCGTATCGCTCGGTGCCTTAGCCACCACAGTCTCCATGCACAGGTAGGTGTCCGCCGTTTCATTGATCTCCGGCACATACTCAAACTCGTAAATATGTCCGGTGCTAATGCTCTTATCGCCCAGTAGCATCTCGTCCGTGTCAGCATCATCGTCCACGGGTCCAAGCAGCAGGTTAATAATGGTGTCGTCCTGTGCCAGCAGGGCGGCTACTTTGTGTTTGTACTCTCCCAGCTCACTCAGGTTCATACGTCCACCACCTTCACTGCAATGCTGTCTGTGCTCTTGCCGTCCGGTGCCACAACCGTCAGTTTCACGGTAGCTCCATTCAGCGCGGCATTATCCTCTGCGCATACCCGGCAGCTTTCCCCAGTCACCCGGTTCCACTGCACACTGTTGGCAAGGTATACCTTTGTTTCAAGTGTTTTATCATCAACGCTCAGGCTCCAGGTGCATCCCGGCAGCGGCTTGCCATCTACTGTGGCCTTAAAAATCTTGCCGCGCCCGCAAATGCGCACTTTGGGTTCGCCCGCGTATTTAATAATCACTTCGCCGTCCTCCGGTACCTGCCTTACCTCCTGGTAATCACACAGCATCTTTTCGGCGTTATCCTGTTCTTCCACATGCTGATCCTGTTCAAGGTTCAAAACCAAAAATCCCGTCTGGGCGTCATTCCAGTCATAGCGTTCTGTCATAGCGTCCACGCAGGTCACACGGTACGTCTTGGGTTTGCCGTTGATCTGCTCCATCATCAGGCGCTTTCCAACATCCAGCAAAGCCGATTCCTCATCATACGGTATTTTCACCTGAAATTCGCGGCTGGAAATGGTCATGTATACATCTTCGTTCAGGTTGGAAAAATACGGCTTGTCCACAACTGCCCACCGGGTAATAATTTCCCCGGTCTCATGGTTTTGCCACTGGATGCTCCGGTTACACAGCTCAATTTTGCCGCGCACGGTTATTTCATCGTCCGCATCGCGCTCTGTAATCAGCCAATGGCTTTTACTAAACAGCATAATTTTTCCAATCTCAAAGTTGTCGCCCGGCATAGTGCGTATAATCTTCTGGTTTGTCACCGTGCTGCTAATAATCATCATGTGGTGGGGTACCCCCTCAATCTCTACCTCTTTATAGGCAGGGGAATCAGGCCCCATTCTCAGCGTGTCCCGTTTGCTCTTTTCAACCATCCGGTCACGCCGCGTACTTCCGTGCCTGCCAAGCATAGCAGCATATGTCTCATAGTTCATACGCTACCACCTCACTCAGTCAAGCTCGCAATTTCCCCATTGCGGAAAGAGTATAGGTTAATCTCCTTCATCTGCTGCCGCTCTGTCGTGGTCAGCAGGGTCGTCATCTTCTCCAACAGGTTGGCTGGCGAAAACAACGTAAAATCCTTTGTGCTCAATCCGTTCTGCAATGCGTCTGTGTTATAAACATACTGGCGCACAAAATGCACAATCATGCCCAATGCCAAAATATCCTTCTCGCGGTTCGTCAGCGTAATGTTGAACTCCAGCAGGTCATCTTCCCTGTCATTCAGGTCCTGTTTGCACACATCCTCAAAATCGCTGATCGCCATCTTCAAAAGATCCAGCTGCATTGCTTCTCTTGTCACCGCATCGTAGTCCAGGAACTCATAGTTGCGGACTTGGCCACGGTAACGCTCATAAACTTCCTCGTATCTTGTGCCCATTGGCCCGCACCATCCCTCTCATTATTCTTCAGTTCCGCCGATCGTCACAATCTCAACGCCGCTCTTGCGGGTTCTGGGTTTCTTGGGTGCCTCCAACGCAACGGATTCTTCCAAATCGCAATCCAGCACATCGTTCAATGCTTTAATCATGGCACGGCTGTCCAGCTGGTCTGCCTTCAGCATCTCCTTTGCGCGGATACGGATGCTGTCGCGCATCCCCTCGCTCATCTTGGGCACCTTCTCGCGGATCTCATCCGGGGTCCACTTAAATACCTCGTCAAAGTTCTCCGTGGTTAGCGCATTCTTGTAGTAACGTTCCACACCCAGCTTGCGCAATACATTGGCGTCCTCAATCAAAATCCAGTTATCACGGAAAAACCGCGGCTGGCTGCCACGCATTACAAGCAGCTCAGCGTAGTCCATCTCCTGCACCTCGCCAAACTCGGTCCACTCAACGGTGTAGCCGGGGTTGCGGGTCGAAGCATAAAATAAGTTGCCATGGGTGCCGTTCTTGCATTCCACCATGGTCTCATTGGTAATCTTCGCAGTTGCCAAAACATACCTCCAAAATATTCCTTATATAAAAAAAAGAACCCCGCCTTACGGCAGGGGTATCGTTCAGCTCAAAATCAGGCAAACTTGTAGCTGCCAAAGTCGCGGTCCAGAATAATGGAAATACCGGTACGCTTGGTCATCAGGAATTCCTGGGTCAGGTCGGCCTTGTTCATCGGGTCGCCCATCAGCATGGTAACTTCACCCTCGGTAACGCGCTTCACGGGCTTGGTGTCGCCGGCAAAAATGTAAACAGTGTCGTCAGGCAGAATAAACTCAGTAGAGCCGATCTTGTGGCGCTGCTTCATCGCAATCATCGGGGTGCCGGCAATGTGACCCAGGTAGCCCATGCTGTACAGGTCGCTCTTGGCCTGCTCACCCATGGTAGCAGTGGTAATCTTGCGCAGTGCCTTGCGGGTACCAACGATAGTAGCAGTGTCTCCGGTAGAAGCTTCAATGTGCTCAATCAGGTCAAGCAGCTTGTCCTCATTGTAAGAACCGCTCTGGGTATAAACGGGGTCCAGCTTGGTAAACATGCTGGTCCATGCCAGATAAGCGCTGTCCAGATCATACTGGGTAAAGCTGCGGCCAACAGTGTCAACCAGGTCATTAAAGTCAATACGGCCAGCCATCACGCGGTTCATTTCCTCGTAAACCTTCACAGCACGCAGCTGGGTGTTCACGGTAATGTCCTGGCCGGCTTCCAGGCGCTGACGGCGAATGCCCTGGGTGCCTTCAGCAATGTCGGCAACAGTCAGCAGGCACGGCTTGGTGGTATGGAAAATGTTGGTATCGCCCAGAGAGGTGTTGCGGTCCTCAATAAAATTGGTAAAGAACTCGTCACCCTTCAGGCCCTCTTCGCTGACCTTTTCAATCAGAACTTCGGTAATAGCAAACAGGTTGCTGCACTTACCGTCGCGGATATCCTTGTAGCTCATGCTGGTCTTGCCATTATTAGCCTCAATCATGGCCTGGCGCAGAACTTCCTGGCTGTCTTTCACGCTGTATTCGCCCAGGTGGCCATGATAGCCATCAACGGCCAGCTTAATCAGTTTCTCATCCATGTTAATACTCCTTTACATATGAAGATAGGTGCAGCCATAGGCCACACCAGTAATTAGTTATAACTAACTCGCTGATATAAAATCAGGCGATCACGTCAACGATGTAATAGGTATACTGGCCGTCGCCAAAGCCAACCTTCACAGGATCGCGCTTGATCACACCAAAAACATTGTCAGCAGAAGCATCAGCTTCAATTTTCAGCTTGGTAGAACCAGCAGCAAAGGCAACAAACTTGCCCTTTTCGGGGGTACCGTCAAAAGCTTCAGCAGTAACGCGGAAAGAATCAGCACCGGCAACCAGCAGGTAAACGCGAACAGGCTTGCCAGCTTCGTTCTCCCACTCGGTCAGGTAATGGGTGCGGGTCTCATCGTAAAACAGCTCAACACCGGCAACCAGGGCCAGCATAGGGCGCTTGGAATCAGCAGCAGGTGCTTCAGCCTTGTAGGTTTCGGGGCCGATCGCATCACCAATCACAACAATGTTGCCATTATCAATGGCGGCAGGGCTGCCATCCTTGTAAAAAACAACACTCTTCAGGTAGGCAGCGTTGCTGGAACCAACCAGCATATCGGTGCCAACAACAGCATGTTTAATGTTAGCCATAATATGTAACTCCTTTTTTTTACTCTTTTGTATGCAGGTAACGTTCAAACAGGTCGCCGTAGCGCTTCTCTGTTTTCTGGGTGCCATTCACGCCAAACCGTACCTTGTTTACCTCGCCCTTCTTTTCTTTGGGCGGAACATAACTGAACTCAGCGGCCTTTTTGCCCAATAGCTTGTAGCAAGCATCTTCCAAAACGGTAAACTCCATCGTCTTGTTATCTCGCAGCTTGGCATAATCAGCATCGCCATCCAGCTTCTGATCCATAACGGCAAACAGTTGTTCGCGTTTAGCGCTCTCTTCTTCTTTGGCAGCAGCAGCCTCGGCCGCAACGTAAGCATCATATTTCGGCTTCATCTCGTCATACTCTGCTTTCAGTTCGCTGTACTGCTTGTTGGCAGCCTCCAGTTTTTCGGTCTGCTCTTTGGCCTTGTCGCCCATGGTGCTGTATAGCGCGGGCACGCCAATATCGGCACTGCCTTCATCCCAGGCTTCATACTTTACCTTCATGCGTTTCTTGCTGGCAAAATCAACTTTCACGTTGTCGCCATCCATGGTAAAGGTAAAGCTGTAGATCTTCCAATCCTGGCAATCCATCACAACGGCAAGGTCATCCTGCACATCCTGCAGCCAATAGCGGCTTACTTCATAGCCCCACGGGTCAATCATGGTTTCAGCGCTAATGGCCTCGTTTACTTCGTTCAGCTTGTCGCACAGGTTCAGGCTGTAATCCGCAGCAGGTTCTCCGCCTTCCGGTTCCGCAGCGGGTTCCGGTTCTGCCGGGGGTTCGGGTTCTGCAGGTTCAGCAGCAGGCTCTGCGGCCGGCTCACTTTCCGGTTCACCCTGCGGCTCTTCCGGCTCGGCAGATTTTGCTGCAGCCATCTCTTCACACTTCGCTTTCAGTTCCTCAATGGTAATTTCCTCCAAAGAGAACTCCAGCGTAGAAGCGTCAATGCCGTAAGAAGCCAGAATTTCTTCTTTTTCTTTCAAGCAATCGTCTCCTTTCGCAAAATTATCTATCTGAGCCTCCTTGGAGGATTCAGATCTCTGTAAAGCTGTGTATTCCGCCAGCATATCCTTAACCTGGCTCGCAATCGTCGCGGCGGTAAAATTCGCCGTAACTGTGCTGCCCGTCATTGCTGGTCGGATTTGCGGGTCAGTGGTGGAAAGCACGCAACAGCCATCAAAATCAAAATTCTGCACAACATAGTAGCCGTCTTTATCCACATAGCCTTCCATGTTGGTGATCTCCATGCTCTGCCCTTTCACCACATCACGCTCAAAAATCCCACAGGAATCGTCAAACTTGGTCCACAGCAACCCGTCAACGCGCAAATATTCCCGTGTTTTTCCTGTGCCGTCATCCCGGCTTACCCAGCGCGGGTTGCAGCTTTCCGGTATCACACCGTAAGCGCTGCCGGCATATACATATCGAATCCCGTCCTCGTCCACAATCAGCTCATGTTCGTGGCCCTTAAAATCAAGCTCATCATCGTCATTTTGCTCAATGTATCCAAGGATCGGGGTATTCGCAATACTCTTTGCTGCCCGGTCAACTACCTCTTTTTCAAACCGCGATCCGTTCAGGTTGCCGCCAGTATGCAGCACATCAATCGTCACGTTAATAAAACGCGTATCTTTACCCATCACTTCTCCGGTTTTTTCAAAGGTAATTGGCAGGCGGTTCAACCGCTCACTCACATCCAATCACCCCGTAAACTAAAAAAGGCCGCTTGCATAGCGGTCTCTCAAAAGTAATTTCGTTTTTTCTGCTGTGCGGCAAACTCCTGCACAGCCTTCAAATCATCGTCGTCAAGTTCAAAAATATATACTGTATGGCCGCCACTGTCGCGCTCTTCCCGCACCAGCTTCTTTTTCTGGCGCAACAAATATAGTACCACGTCACGGCCGCGCACCTTAACTTCACGCTTCATCGCTCAATCAGCCTCCTGTCGCCAGGTCTTCCTCGCTGCTGTTCTCGCCTGCGTCTGTCAGCGCCTTACCCTCACTTGCATTGGTGGGGCGTCCGCCTTCATCTGTCGCAGCATTACTGTCAGCAGCGCTCTGCGTGTTGGAGCTTATCAGCGGCACCTCATTGGCCGACAGGTTCAATACCGTGTTCTCCAGGTACTGCATGTTCTCCATATCGCTTGGGCTGTATCCGCTTGTCGCCATAATGGCACTGCGCACCGGCATTCCGTACTGGCCATCTTTTACAAGGCGGTCATGCACTTCCTGCCGGTTAAAATACGTCACATCTAAAATATTTACCTTAAACTTAACTGCCGTCGAAACACTCTTTAATTTACGGTTGATCCAGCGTTCAATCTGCCGCATCATCGCAAACACAATCATCTGGTCATTCACGGTGGAAAGGCTCAGCGTTGAACTGCTGGGGTCTTCACCGCCACCAAACAGGATGTTGTTTACACCCGCCTGCTTCCACATCGAATTTTCGGCTTTTGCCACATCGTCACTGCCGCTTACAGCTCCACTTTTTTCAAAGTCCCAGCTGCTGATCTTCATCGGACTCATAATCGCGCCAATGTTCTCCGGCAACACGTTGCACAGCATGTCGTAAAACTCTTTGCACAGGTCGTAGTCAATCAAAAATGTACCGTCATCCCCCACCGGGATCTCCAGCGCCAACGCCTTGTAATTATTCACTTCGCTGGCATCCTTACTGATCGCCCGGTAGTCTTCAATATCCGCCAGTGCGCTGAACAAGCTCACAAACGGCGGGATCGGCACATACGTCTGCTCGTTTACTTTCAAACAGATAGAATTTTCACTTGACAACTCCTGCCACTTCAAGCCGGAATCCTTCTGGTACGCACTGTACATCGTGGTAAATTCCGGCGGAAAATTTGGTAATCGCTCATTGTGGGAATCAAAGTAAGAAAAATTGAACGCAAAGTTGTATACACCATCCTCAATGCTGCTGATCTTGCAATAGTCTGCATCCAGCTGCTGGAATGTGTAGCTGTCGTTCGTTTCCCATGCGTATCCGTAATACACATCATCACGGAACGCCACCATCAATGCCCGGCTGAACTCGTGCCGCAGGTTCATCTTTTCCAACTGTGCCGTCACCGCATAGTAACCTTTTTTGAATTTTTGCAGGTTCACATTCTTGGAATAATCAACGCCATACGGCACCACAATGTAACTGAACGTGCTCATGTTGGCAAAATACTGGATCAGCCGCCTGTAATAGTTCGAAATATTGAACAGGTATTGGCTCATCTGCCGCAGCTGCACTTCATAGTTGGCCGGGTTCGCCAAATAGGTAACAATCTGGCTCTTGGTGTACTTTTTATAAGTAGGGTTGTAGTCGCGGTTATTTTCCAGGTCGCGGATCTTCACGTTTGCCAGGTTCGCATATCGCACCTTACTCATAAATTCCGTCAATGGCACAAAGCTTTTCTTGCCGTCCGGGCTGATCATGGCGACCTTTTTCTGCTGTATTTCTTCCATATAGCCGCCTCCTTAATGCCGCAGTCTGGGCGCTCTAAAGTTTATTTCAATCTTCTTATTGCGCATAAAGTTTTTACTCATCATGCGTTCAACCTGCAGCGCAATGTAATAGTTGTAGCTCAGGCTGCTGTAACGGTCCTTGCGTGCGCCGGGCTTCTCATGCACACGGATCAAATTATTCGTTGCTTCATATTCCAGGTTCACCAGCTCATTTACAGCCAATCCGGTATTGATGTACGGCATCTGCAGCGCCATCTTCTCCATGGGTGAAAGCTTATCGTAACCTTTAATGTTCGCCCGCAAAATCTCTTCGCAGTCATATTCGGATTCCAAAAACCGGATTCTCCCCTGTTGGATTCCGCTTCGCAACGCAATTGTCACGTCATTATTAAACTGGCTGCTGCCCATGATCGCCCAAATCACCTTGGGTGCCGTCTTGTCGGGGCACCGCTCCTGGAAATCCGGGTTATTGCAGCAGTTCAGCGGTGGGTATGTTTCGCCCGTCTCTGGGTCATAGCACTCGTGCATCAGCAGATCCATAATAGGAGCACCAAGACCCTTTGCGTCAATGCCAATGTAGTCACACTCAAAATACTTAAAGTAGCGGCGTAGCTTCAGCACCAAATCCTGCGTAATAATACCCTCACAATTTTCGGTGTACACCATGTTGCTGGTACACTTGCCTGTACTGTCGGGTACCAAACTGTTCAAAAAGATGCTTGTGGCGTCATTATCGCGGCGCTTAGAACTCATCAGGGCAATATCAACGGTCAAAATCCGCTTCTCACCGGTCTTCTTGGCCGGCAACTGGCAAGCCGCCTTATTGTTCAAAATCATGTTTGGCGCATAGAACGCTTTTATAATCCTGCGCTGCTTGTTAATGTCGTCAAAGCTAAACAGCCCGCCGTCTGTCGTGCCAATAAACAGCGCCTCATTTTCCATGCGGAACCGTATGTCAGAAAACGTCGATTCTGTCATCTCGTCTTCTACCTGGCTCTTCAGCAGCAGGTTTTCCTTAATACTCATCTGGTACGGGAATCGGAAACAATAGTAATTTTTCGTGGTGTCAAACATGTTCACAAAGTAATCTTTGCACAAATCCCATGACCAGTGCTGTTCAAACCATGCAGAGCTTAGGTACATCTGCTGGTTGCGTTCCGCCAAATGGGCGTACTTGGGGTTGTCCATGTAGCCTGGGTGGCGGATGTAGTTCAAAAACTTCTTCAAAACCAGATCCAGCACTTCCTTGTCAACCATGCGGTACTCGTCAATGATCAGCAAACTCGCACGGCCGCCACGGGCAGTATCTGCGGCGGTCACAACCTCAATCACACTGTCATTGCGGAAGGTTATCTTCGCCACACTCTGGTTTATCGTTATATCTTTTATCTCACTGCGCAGTAATGGGCTTCGCGGCACCAACTCCTGCTCAATCTTTTTCAGTACCAAGCTGCCCTGGTTTCGCGTTTTGCTCGCAATCACAATCAAGCTGCCTGGATACAAGATCGCTTTCCAACAGCAGAAAATTGCACATAGGAACGTCTTGCCTAGCAATAATGTTATCCTACCGGCTTTTTATCCGGCAGTTCTTATGGTTTCCCATAAGTTCAGCATACATTTTCACCCTCTAAGGGTGCCGGGCACTCGTGGGCGGATTATATTCTGTCAGTAACAGGTTCACTGCCTATGCGTTACAATACCTCCTTCTATTAAAAAGGTAGGTTATCTCGGTATTAGCATTTTACAGCCTCTACCGATTTTGTCCGGTTCACTCAAGCCGGTTTCCCAACCTGGGGGCCTAGTGTTGACCACGCGCCGCTATAAAACAAAAATTTGTGCATAGCGCCATGCAATAAATCAAAATCTGTTGGAACATCTTCAGGTTTACGTTCAAATAATCCTTGCAAAACCTCTGCGGGTTTGCCCGATAAAAGCTGGCCCACAGCGCCACGGCATTCATAATCCGGCTTGTCTTATCTTCCGTAACCTCTCTTGCAGTTTTCTTCACCATTCAAGCACCACCTCACTCTCCGGGGGTGCCAAAAATAGCGTTGCGGATACTCTCGTTCTCTTCCTCTTCTCCGCCGGTGTATTCAGGTCGGTGCGCCGTATAAGGTGCCATGCCTTCCTCGTATTCTTTCTGCCATGGGTTCTTGATCTTGAACAGTTCCATCATTGGTCCTGTCACCCAAGTACGGAAATATTTACCAATCCCATCCACATCCCGCCATTCGGGTGCAGCTTCCGGGATCGGCTTTTTGTCTTCCCACTTTTTAATCAAAGTGCCAAAGGTATTTGCCTCTGCCAGCGCATTATCGTTTGTCTGGTTCGGCTTAATATTGGCGCTGCCCAGCAGGTTCTGCAAAGTATCGCTGGCCTCTTTTACCTTCTTGGTGTCACCCGTTTGGTATGCCTTGGTCAGCATAATCTGCGCCATACTGATTGCTTTGAACAATTCTTCCTGCGCCTTTGTGGAGCACTCATACCGGGTAATCCAGTCCTTGTACTCATTGTCCAACCGCACATACTCAGCCTCGTTGAACCCTGGCCCCCAAAACCCAACCATGCGCTGGCTTACCTTGCCGCCGTTTGGTCGTGTCTCGCTGATATCGCTTACATCATTGATCACCCGCCCGTTGATTTCTTCCAGGTAGGTATCAAAGGTCTTGCCATGGTTCTGGGTCATGTTGCAATGTCTGATCCAAGCTGTCATCCGGCTTGTGTTCGGGGCGTGCTTTGCCGTGCTTTTCAGCAGGCCCTCGCTGTAATAAATGTCAAACAGCATGCACACCCGCTTCATGGCCTCATCCTCATTGCCCAGCGCCTGGGTGTAATGGTCAACCAGCTTGTCCATGCAGCTCTTACATACCGGGAAGTAATGGTTATTCCCTCGCCATAGCTCACTCTGCGCAGGGGAAAAATTATCCTTCTGGTGCATAAACCGCTTGCCGCAACAGGCGCAAACAAAATACGCAGGCCCATCGTCCTCTGCCATCATGCGGCGGATCTTGGCCTGCGCTTCTGCGTTTTCTCGTAAAATTGTAGCTTTATTTTTAGAGCCTTTCGGTCTTCCGGCCATGTTCAGTCACCCGCCTTATCGGCGCGGTTCCCGTTCTCATCATAATCACGGAAGTTGTTCCGGCACTCGTTCCAAAACTCCACCACATCCATCAATTTCTGGCTGCGCTTAAACACACAGTAGCTTGTCTGGGTAATGGGGTTTATCTGCCGGCTCTCATAGCTCAAACCAAACGCCTTCAAAAAATTCGTAAGCCGCGCCGAATAACTGCAAAAGTATTCGGGCTGCTTCTTCTCATACTCACCCACTCTAAAAACCATCCCCTCTCAATCAAAAAAATCCCACGCTCTAATCCAGCGTAATATCGTAACAGCAATCCACGCCGTAAGCATTCACCACCAGCACGTTCTGTTCCGGTTTATTCCGCAATCTCTTATCCATGCAGTAGCTGTCCGCGCCATCCACACAGCCGCTTTCGTATACTTTCGTATCGTATACAGTCGTCAGGGCATTGGTGTGGCGGTGTCCCATCAGCACAATGTCAGGCTTATCACCTGTCATCATAGTCAAGGTCTGTACCACGCTGCCCGGTGTGTCTTTATCACCATGCACTGCATACACCAGTCGGCCGCGTACCATAAAGTCCGCAATTGTCTCGTCAATCGTATTCTGGTAGGTTTCTACATTGCCCAGTGCTGCACAGCGTGCGTCCACAATATAAGTCACAAGCTTGTCCAGATATTCACCGTGCTGGTTATCTTCCTTAGCGGGGAACACCCGGCTATGGTTGCCCGGCACACTATAAATGTATACATGTTCGAACATGCGGCTTAGTTCAGCCACAAACCAACTTACGGCTTCCCCGGCGCTGATTACCTGGTCCACTACATTCTCGTTGTTTTCCAGCCGGTTGTTCAGGTGGATCTCACCGTTTACCAGGTCGCCGCCCAACACCAAAAAACAATTCTGGCCATTGTGGCGCTGCTGGATCACATATACCTTTTCCGCATAGCGCTTCAACCGGGCACGCAGCACCTGTTGGTCAAAGCTGTTGTAAAGGTTCTCAATCTTGACTCCCGCATGCAGGTCGGTCAGGTGAACAATCAGATCGGTCGTCAGTGCTTCTGTACTAACTACCCCAATGTGTTCAAAAGTCTCCGGCTTATAAGCGCTGAACCGCCGTTCAATCAGCTCTCGCATGCTCTCTCCACGGGCTTGTACCCGCAGCAGACGGCTCACTTCATTGCGCTCGTCCCGCAGCTTGACCTTTTCTTTCTCCAGCTCGCGGCGCTGCTCTTTAATCTCACCCAAAATCTGCTGGGCGTCACTCAGGTTGGTTTCACTGGCGTGCGCCAGAATGTTGAACGCCTTCCAGTTCTTGCGGTATACACACTCATCCTTGTCCTGGCCCAGCTCTTTATTGATCACATCCGCCACATCGTCCCAGGTGCCAATCTGGTCCTTGGCAGCACAAATGCGGTAGATGTATTCATTGTCAGTTTCCTTGGCAAGCTTGTGCAGTTCAAGCATTCACGTCACCCCGTGTATTCACAATTCCGGTGCGGCGCTGGTCACGCTCCATCTCAGCCAAAGCTTCCTGCGCAAAATAGTTGTTGGGCAAAGTCTGCAGCACATACGGCAGCTCGTCCACCATCGTTTTGTTCACGGTCGTAACCATATGCACACCGGGGAACTTCTTGCGCAACATTTTTGCTTCTTCCTTAGAAATAACAATCATCTTCAAAAATCTCCTTATAAAAAAATAATCTGAGAATAAAAGAACCCCCGGCCATAATGGTCAGGGGCACTCCACCCTCTATAATCATATATAGGGGGTTTTCAGCTTCAAGCGTTACAAAGTATTATTTTTGTTTCTGTAGCGGGTCACGCGGGCCAATGTCTTGGCATTTTTCTCCAATTCCGCGCAGGTCTTGCAATAGTGTGCCTTGGCATTCCACGCAATCTCTTCCCCGCACTTTTCGCAATACCGGTTGTCAAACAGCCCAATCTCTGCGCACAATTTATCCATATCCAACCGGTTGTTCTCTGCCGTCACATCCCAGCAGTAAACACCTTCGCTTTTGTGATCATAAAACGGATACTCATACAAACAGCCAATCCGCCCCGGACCCGGCTTACAAGTAATTCGGTTCAATATACCGCACTTGTCACTCAGCACATCCAGCTCCACCGGCGCTTCATAACCGTCCCACCAGTTCGCGCCATCAATGTGTATCGCCGTCACATCACGCCCAAAGCAAGAGCAAAACTGTTTGATCCTGTATCGGTTCATCAGATCCAGCGTGTCACTACCATTCAGCCGGCACATAACAATCACACCAAGCAAAACCTTCACCTGTCGCTGCGTCAGCCCATAAGTACGGATCGCCAGCCGGATGTAAGTCAGGTCGCTCTCATAAAGGTAGATCTTGTCAACCTGCCGCAGTCCACACTTCTTCAGCTGTTTTTTCTTGTACTGCTGGATTAGGTCCAACCGGTCATACTGCCTTATGTACTTGGGGTCTGTATGGGCCAGCTGCATATCTGCACAAAAATCTGGCTCATACCCACTCTGCGCCAACAACCGCCGTAACAGCCGCGGGCTTTCATTGTAATCGTCAAAGTTATCCAGCAGCATCTTTTCATTGCAATAATAGCTGTAATACATTACCCCTCTCCTCCTTCAATCGGTTCAATGTTCAGTTCGTTGCCAACCGGCACCAGGGCATAACGCTTGCCCAGGTACTCATATTCACCGTCATCGCACAGCTGCGGCAAGCAAATGTTCACCTGCTGGATGTTCTCCACAATGCCGGTGCCGGCCACCACCCACATAAACTTCTTGCTGCGGCGGGGGTATTTCTGGTAGCAAAGCATCACGGCAATGTTGGCCAGTTCTTTGGGGTCAAGGCAAATCTCTGCACACCGGGCACGGAACTTGTTGTAGTACAGCTGCCAGTCAACCTCAAAGTTGGCGGCAAACTCCTTTGTAACGCCCTCAGCCTCCAGCTCATCTTTGAACCGATCAAAGTAACGGCAATGGTGTTCAGTCTCTGCCAGCTCGGCTACCGTTTTATTAAACTCAAAGTAGATTTTTTCAATCGCATCAAAATGCTCCTGGCTAAATCCCACCTCCGCGTCAATCATAATTGTGTAATCAAACCCGTCACTCCTTTTGTGGCGCAGCCCGTCCGCCCACTTTTCAATAACCCAACACATCTTATTCATGTTGCTGTGGGCGCAGCTCAGGCGCTTCATCCGCTTATAGTACGGGCTTGCATACTTCATAAAATACGGCAAAGGTCTGCCATACTTGGCAATCTGCCGCGGCACCGGGTACAGCACACCCGTCTTTGCAAAATCGCATTCTTGCTTGTGGACTATATCATCATCTCACACTCTTGGCGTGTATGAGAGGCTGGCACTTCCACGCCGGATTTTCACCGGATCGCGTACATCCCTTGCGGGCTAGTCTCTTGACCTTCCTTATTATATGTATAAGGCTTGGCACAGGATTGTATCAAACCATGATAGTTTCCCTGTTAGCACACAGACAAAACGCCATTTCCTGCGTTTCCACATTTGTCCTGTGTACACCCTGCTCTTGCAGGTTCACCAGCTGTTTCCACTGCGCGTCACCGCACAGGGCCACCGATTCTTGATGGCTTTCGTTTTTCAATTACCCCATATGTCACCATACAGGCCAGACTATCTCTTCCATGTTTCCATGGCCACGCGCTTGGCGTCCGGGCTATCATCTCCCGGCCTACAGGGCTACACTCATCACCCCTAGTCTTTACACCTTCAGTAATTACCAGTAACTGGCAATCAAAGCTTGGCACGGTATTGTCTTTACGCTATATTGTAAAGAGTTTCACCGTTAGCCGCCCTTTAGGCGACACTGCTGATAAGGCATTCACGCGGTTTTACAACGGCGAAGCCACCGTTGGTTATGGAGAGCAGGTCAACATACCGGGCGTATGTTTCTTTCTGCTTCTCGGTTTTTGGTGTTTTGTTGTGGTAGCAGCTCGCGTAATTGGAAATCTCACCAATCAAACTCTTCAAGCTGCGCATAATGCACGCCGTGCGGTTCTGGATCGTGTCCTTCTCCGCCAGCGCAGTTACTTTATCTTCAATGTCAATTACAATTTTTGCGTTCCTGTCCACACCCTTCATCATCAAAGGGCTGTCAAGAAGCAAACAAAGATCGCCATCGTACATACCTACGTTGTTTTTCATAGGTATAGACTATATCTTCTACCGGTTTCCCGGCAGCGGTGCGCTCCAAACTGCGTGTCAATAGCAGCCTTACCCTGGTACACTCATCCCAGATAGTCGTTGCAGCCGTTTCCAGCCACAGGATTCTCCTGCCGTCTCTCAGGCAGGCATTCCCTGTTAGCAGCCCATATGGGCCACACCCCTGACGAGGGGTTCACACCGTTCCAAATGCTGTGTTACCACAGCCCCGGACCATCATCCGATCCGCGCCATTTAATCTCTGCGGGGTAATACTCTTGCAATTAACAATCAACGTGTTCACCAACTGGCCGCAATATTTTTCCAGCAGCGGGTTGGTCACGCCCTTCAGGATCACATGCTCGCTCTTGCAAATGTGCGGGTTGCGTTCAATCAGCCGTTCGCCAAGCGTTATTCCTGTTCTGTCAAAACTGTAAAACTCATCCGCCTCCAGCGCCCCCTTCAAGGGTAGGCCGGCAATGTGTTCCATCAGCATAATCAGGTCAGGTACTAAGAACTTAAAGCTACCGCGCAGCCACAACTTGCCACACTTCATGTCGTCCTTATATTTTCCAAGCAGATTGGTTATGTACTTTCGCACCCCCTCCTCTTTCAGCATCTCCGGGTTCTTCAAAATCGCCGCGCAATAATTGTTCAGCGGTTTGTGCCGGTCAGCCAGCATGCCCAAAAAGCAGTAGGTGTATACCGGGTCACCGTTCTCAATCTTTTCAACCCAATCAATGCTGTAATCTGCCAGATGCTCAAACTCGTCTACCGGCAAATCCAGGTCCTGCAAAATCTGGTAGTTGCCGCGGGTGTATAGCGGTTCTGTGTCAATATCAAACTGCCACTTTGCAATGCCAATGCAGTGCTTGTTCTTCTTGAACTGGTACCAGTATTCCTCCCAGTCCGCAATCGTGCCGGTCTTCTTAAAATACTTGTACCCCTTGTACATGCTCTCACACGCAATAATCTTGGGTTCAGCCCCTGGGCTGACATCGTGTTCCACGCCCCAAATGTCTTTGATGAATCGTACCCCGCGTTCTGCAAAAAACGTTTCATAGTCCATTTGGTTCAGCACGCCCTTAAAGTACGGCATCCGCCACACCACACTGGTCACAGGTGTCTCGCTGCCTAACCGCCGCTGTATCTCCTGCATAATCTTGGGGTGTGCAATCCCGCAGCCGTCAAAGGCGTTTATCTCAATGTCGCGGGTAGTTTCTGCAATGTCTTTCTGCACCCACTCGCGGTCAGCCCCGGTCTTGCGATCTTTGAACTGGATCTTGCGGTCATATACATATTTAATGTTCTGGTTTGGTATGGTCACAAAGCAGTCCGGCACTACCACAATGGTCGGATACCAGTTCTCAATGCAGTGGCAGCTGGAATACATCAGGCCGCGATAAGCGTAAAATTTCTGGTTTGTTCTTCTGCGTTCGCTAGGCGTAAAAGTTTCAGCTTGCAATTATATATCAAAGCCTCATTTCTCTATGTTTCCATAGATGCACTGACTATATCTTCATCCCAGTAGGATGCTCCCCATTCTCGGCGCTTTGCCTTACCCGCATTCGCGGTAGTCGATGAACGTTCCCCTGTTCGGAGCTTCGCTGCTGATTACCTAATCTTGGTAGTTTTCTAGCTCTCACACTTGCGCTTGTTTCATCACTGTGTTGTAGCCTACTAAGCTCTAAAGGCGTTCCAGCAATTAAAGGAGTTTGCTAATAACAATTACTTGTTATAGGAGCAATTTTAACAACTACTCAATACTGTTTCCTGGATCTGTATTCCCATCGTGATTCTCACGTCAAGGTCGTGGGCCAACCGCCTGTCCACAAAGCTCAAGATACCCTGCCGCACCATACTAGCGCTGCGTTCACTCAGCACAAACTCTTGCTTTCCAATCTTAAATCCGTGCTGGATCAACCGCTTCATAGCCGCCTTCTTGTTCTGGCCACCCACGCAATCCACAAACACAACAAACCGGTTGTACTCGTTGCTCTCGTATGTAAGCAGCCGGATCTGCCGGAACAGCATGTTGTCACCCTGCTTTACATAAAAGCGCTCTTCCTCCTCCTGGCTGATCTGGATGTTATAGTCATGGTTGATAATGTAGGTCAGGTTCAACTTTCGCACAATATATAGTGGTGGTGCGAACATTACTCGTCCTCCTTGTTATCCGGGTCATTCTCTTTGTCCTCGGCTTTTTCCAGGTTGTAAATCTTTTCAATGCTAACCCGCCCGCTGTCAAACGCCTCACGGGAAAGTGCTGCCCACAGCAGTGCGTACAAAACCGGCAGCGCCACAAAAATTCCAACCGTGGCTATAGTGCCCAACATCTGCAACGCCAGCCGGATCACCACAATGCAGCTTCCAACCAGCACCATGGCCTTGAATCCCTGCCACAGATCATGCAAAAAATTTGTCAGTATCAACAAAGTTTCAGCTTCTTTCTTGTCCAAAGTTTTATACCTCCAAAAAAATATTTTTATTGTTGGTTAAATCGCTGAATTAAAAAAGATACTAGAGATTAAATGGGGCTTGCTTTCATCTGGCACAACAATATTGGGGCCGTCATTATTCAATACTTTAATCTCCGGCTTTGTCATTTCTTCTGTCATCTCAGCACCTTCGCCTTTTTCCTTTGACGGCTTACAGCTGCCAACGGGATACCACCGGGAATGCTCTTTTCCTGGTTTTTTACGGTACCTGTCTTGTGCATTCCAGATGGCCTTAGCAGGGCCTTCTTCATCGCACAGCAGATTCAAAGCAACCATCATATCTGGTTTGCCTTTCACACCAATTCCTTCAGGAATCACTCCGTAACAAGGCGTAACCAACCCTAAGCTATAAAGATCTTTAACTGCGTTCGTTAGCGTTCCAGTATGATAACGTAGTTCTGTGGCCACACCGCTTAAAATTCCCACCCACACAGGAAGTGTGCCTGAGCTTTCGTTGATGTAAGTTTTCTGCCACAATGTACGGCGGTAGTTAAAGTAAAGATACACCCTGAACAAGGTTTCCGCCCCACGCCCATCCGGGCATTCAGCCAGAACTAGCTTGCGCAAAACGTGGTACTCTTTACATCCAAGAAGAGCAAAACTGAACGTTCCATTTCCCGTCATAAACACATCTTTCATATCCGGGCAGAAACGGTATCGAAACAGCTCTGAAGGCTTACTAGGATCAAAATCCTCTGTATGCACTACTCCACCCTCTTCAAGATACTGTATCGCCTTAATCACTCGGTTGTGTTGTTCTCTTCTCTTCTTGCCAACCCCAAACGTGCCTGTTGTGTTTGTAATCTCAGCGATTGTAGCAATGGTCCAGATGTCTTCTTCATCCTCGTAAACCGGCACTGCTCGCATATAAAGCGCCAAATAAACGGGTAGGATTTCTTTTACATCTTTCAAAAAAATCAGATCAGCGGGCACCTGTATGTAAAAATCATTGATCCGATCTTCCTTAATAAACATTCTTATTTACCACTCCTAATCATTAAAATCGCCCTGAAAGTTGCGTGTCATTGCTTGCGTTAAAAAGCTCTGAAACCCTGTTTTTGAAGGGTTTATTCAGAAAGCGGCCTAAAAATTGCGTGTCATTGATAGCACTAAGGTTCAAAACCACCCCCTAAAACTGCGTGAAAATAGGATGTAATTATAAATCTCTCGTTAATGTTATAAGCGGCTCGTTTCCCCGGCGTTTGTTCTTGTGTGGGCGCATGAGGTCGTTCTCTCGGTTGTTACTGCGTTCCTGCAAGTTACTGCGTTCCGCTTTCGTAGTTGCGTAAAGGTTGTTATGGTGCAAAGGGTTTGGTTCAATCGCGTCCTTGAGTTAATGCGGTAAAGTTGTGTTTCGTTCCTTTTTCAAGTAAGGGCTTGGTTGAATCGCTTCCTTTAGTTCTTCGCGTTTTTTATTTGTGTAGCCGCACCTCATGACTGTATGGGCGCATGGGTTTTGGTGGGATCGCGTCCTTGGGTCTTTTCGTTCCTGGTTTTATACAATCTCCCAGCGCTTTTAACGCATCCTGCTGGTTTATGTATCGCATGTCGTATCTCCTTGTGTCGTGGCTCATAGCGCGTCCCTGCGCGTCTCAGGCCATGTTATACTGTGCGGTGTCGCAGTTTATGAATAGATCGCTGGTTCCGGCATTACTGGTTCCTTAAAACAACCAAGCCCAAAATCTCCCGGCCAATATTCGCCCTGCAACCATTTGTTCTGGTCCTGAATAATCTCGTCCAGGTTGTCAGGATCTTTCACCAGGTTCATTGGCATCAGCAGCGGCAGGTACCCGCCTTCGTCATCCATGATAATAAACAGGTTGGCCAGATCGTCCGCCGTTGCGCTTTGTAACTTTTCAAGCCTTGTCATATGCTTTATCCACCTCCTTAGCCTGCCGTACAGGCGTTTCCAGCTCGTATCTTAGCTGGGCTGAATAATTTGTTTCTGCGATCAAAGGCTCGTCATAGGGGCTTACAGGGCCATGTCCGCCAATGGAGTCAAGACTCTTTGAAAGCATCTCCCATATATCAAATGTCATTATTTGGTTAATTCCGTCCATGACTTGATCCGGCGTTTTCTTACCGCACAAATATGCACCCATTAGCTTGCCAAGCTCCCAATAACTTTCATCCGACATGCCCATTATCACAAAATCCCTCCTTTGTTTTCTCGCAGTCATGCAGCGTGCAGTAGTATAAATCTGGTCGTATAGTGGAGTTCACCACCTCGTCACAATCCTCACACCGCACATATTTTGTCATGGTGGGTGCCGCATCAATGGCTTCTAAAACCCGCTGTACACCATCCAGATAAGCCTGCCATTCGGCCTCTGAATACTTCGGGTCGCGCTCAATGCAGTACGCCTCAAACTCCTCTGCATCAATCAGTCGTGCCATAAAAATTTTTTCACCTTATTTTTCGTTTTTATTGTTCATGAAGATTTTACATATGAACTTTTCGTAATATCTCTTGGCGATGTGTTTTGCTATTGTTACAATCTTCCACACGCTAAAAATCAGCAGCGTACAGTTAATCCCCAACATCAACAGCATCAGCGGTCCATATATGTAAATCATCAGTATAGTGTCCACTGTAGATTCCCACGCCTCGTTCATATGCTGCCTCCAGTACCCAAGTCTCGCATCATCTCGTCGGTCAGGTAGTACACCGTGCTGGTATACCGATCTTCGAACGATTCATTGTCGTATGTGGTGCGGTCGTAAAAGTCGGCCTTGTAGCTGTAATCTTCATCAGAATATTTTATGGTGACGTAATCTACATCCTCGGTTTCTTCTTTTATGCTCCCATCATCCTGTATTACGCCGCAGTGCAGGTATGTGTCAGCGCCGCAAATGCCGCCATACCGGTTTGTATACGGCCGCGTTTCAAGAAATGCGTAGGAGATCTTGTGCGTGGTATATACAGCAGTTGTGTCTACAGCCTTTGGCGCTTTAGCTTCTAAGTAAAGGCAAAAGTGTACAGCGACTCCAATAGCCAATACCGCAGTGGCTGCAGCGCAAGCGTAAGTTATAGCACTGGCAATTTTTAACTTTGACATAAAGTTTCTCCTTATTAGTTGCAGTCTAGGATCTCGAAACTGTCAAGTAGAGCACCGAACGAATTCTCCCAGTCCTTATAGTTTTCGGGTGTAACATCTGTTACTGGGTTAAGCACAATCCAGTCATGCAGCTGCCGCATCTCGTCAAGCAATAATTGCAGGTTACTGGCAGTCTCTTTCTTGCGGATTTCAAATTCTTCATTGGTCATTAGTGTATTCCTCCTAGATCTGGGAAGTATTTGCGGCGCTTTTCATAGTTAATACAGGTAATTTCGGCTTTATCACGCAACCCGCTTATATCGCAACGAACAAAAAACTTGCCATAGTTTTTGCAGTGTTTGCAGTATAAACATAAGCTGGACGTGTAGTCTTCAGGCCATTCTGTAAATAGCGTGCAATGGGCAGGTTGTTCTATCAGCTTCTCTTCTAGTTCGCAGACAATCCGGCTATCAGTCATAATCATCCGACAGTAACAGCAATTCTTGCATGTAGTTTTTTCTGCCTGTTCTTTAGCTGTCTCAGCTTTGCGTTCCTGCTGTACTCTCAGCCAGCCATAGGCGCACACACTAGCCAAAGCGCAAATCTTTATACCCGTATAAATTGTTTCAACCAGCATCGGCCATGTCCTCAGTATCGTCCGACATACCAATCAGTCCTTCGGCTTCCATCAGCAACCGGAACGTCTCGCGTCCCTTGGGTGTGATCAGGGTCTGGGTTCCGGCATGCCCGTTGCCACGGTTCACAAACTCCTTGATATCAAATACCTGCAAATTTCCCATAAAAAATCTCCTTGTAAAAATATGGATGTCACTGTCCTTGACCCCATTATTCAAAATCAAATTGCTTGCGGACGTTCAGCTGCCCCGCCATAATTCAATCGTCATGCCGCGCCTCTTTTATTCCGGCAGCGGCCGATATTTATTCATATCGCAGTAACCGCTCAAAGTGTGCATATCGTAGATCATGCTGCTTACTATCTCATCACGACTAAAACCATAACGATCAGCAAAATCCACCATATCTTCAAACATTAAGGCGATCGTATGATTGTAATCTTTGATATGTTCAGTCGGTACCTGCTCGCCAACAATATACGTCGTGGGGCGTTTGTATTCGGGGTCAATACTGGGCTGCTCGTCAATGCTATCAAGCACATCGTTTGTGTCATAAGTTCTGTCGTCGAGTTCTTTGGTCTGCCATTCAACCTGCATGGCATCAGCATCAATCAATCGCATTGTTGTTTTTTCTCCTTATTCTTGTGTCCAGGTCATTCTGGCGTGGCATTGTGGGCAAATGGGGGCTGTGGTATGCCCGTGGTGTACATAACTACAGTTAGAACATACAGAGTAGTATTCTCCCACTCTAGTCCAGGTAGCAATCTTGCTGTTTTCATTAAACAAGCCCCATAATTTTTCCCCAGCATCTGTAGCACCCTGTGTATAACCTTGCATATAAGCCTTGTAAAGTTCAGGTTCACACTCTTGTGTATAAAGGCAATTCATACTAACACCTCTAAGTTAAAAGATCTCTAAAGTTATTATTCAAAAATCAGGATTGAAAAATGGCCATAGCGCTTGGTTCCATATGGTCTCCAAAGTAAAATTTATGTACGCCCTTGGCCCCTACCCAGTGGTCAAAACTTTCATCAAAGCTGTCATTATGTACTGCAGCCGGCACCTGAATAATACAGGGCACTTTCTGCGCCACCATATCGTCTTTACACCAACCGCTGTTGCAGGTCCCGCAGCGAGGCTCCAGTACCAGGTCGTCAAACGGGAACGTCATATCGCAGTAGCCTTTGATATATTCGTCATGAACCTGTTCTGCGTTGCGTTCATAAGGCGTACCATCCCAGTCATCACCGTACCATTCCACCAAGTCATCATTGCCCAGGTAGAACCGTACCAGGTTGCCCTTGCGTTCAAAGTCAATAATTTTCATGCCTTCGCTTCCTCCTTGGTGGCTTCATGTTCAGCATCAAACATCTTGGTCATATCTGTCGGAAATTCATGCCTGCTGTACATAGCCGCTGTCCGCCGCACCAACTCGCACGGATCAGGATTATTTGCCCCAAACTCCGCGTTCAGCTCGTCTTGCGTCACCGGCCACTTAAAGCCAAAGTCTTTGCGCTTGATTTTGCACAGCGGAGCTCCTTCATGCCAGAACACGATGCCCTCCATGGCGGCCAACTCCAACCCGCGCCGGATTTTCTCAAAGCTTAGGTCTGGGATGTCAATACTGATCGTGCCATGCCGCACCAGCACGTCCTTGTCCAGCCCGTAGGGATTCTTCTGGAAGTGCGGTCCAATCGCCTCATAAGTTGCATTCGGCAGGTCATCCCAGCTGTTGTTTCGTGCCGTCACAAACCATTTGTCCGCGGGGTTATCTGCCGCCACTTTCACCCAGTGGGGCCAGTGGCCAGTCACCGGGTCTGGCTTGTCACACGGGATCGCACCCTCCGGTACTGCTTTGCCCGGCTTGGCATCAAAGCGCTTGTAGAATTCGCCGTTAATAATCGCGCAGCAGGCACCGTCAATCTTCAATGTGGCAATGCTCTCATCCGTCAGCGCCGCCTCACAGCCCGGCGTAATCTCGTCACGGATTCCGGTAATCTTGTGGCCACTGAACTCGCGCTTATATAAGGTGGGAATTTTCTTCATTGGTAAAGACCTCCAAAACTTTGTTAATTATTTAAGTGTCAATCTTAATGTTGCGCATAACGATATCGGCAACAGGTTCGCCCGTTAATGCGCACAGGCAGGCGTAACGGCCAATCCATTCATCGAAGTCTACGTTCTTGTTAAAGGTAATTTGCACATAGTTGGTAGAATAGCCATGACTTTTCGCCCATGTATCCGACGTGCCATGGTTACATTCCAAGCAAACGTGCCGGCGGTCTGGATCTGATTCAATAAACCAAACCATGCTGACACCCTGCTCATATAGCGTGGCCATCATTCTTCGGGCGCTCAGTTTTGCGCTGCATGTCTCTGCCGTGCTCCAGCGGCTCGTTTGGCTGGCTTGGTACTCTGCGCACGCCTCGTCCACGGCCTTATGTGCTGCCTTTGGGTCTCTCACATCAATCGTCACATTGCGCAGCGTGATTGGCTCTGGTGTAGCAGCCGGTGTAAGTAACGTGCAGCAGTTTGGGTCAAGTTTCAGCTCACTGGCGGCCAGCACACCGCTCGGCTGCAGCCACCGCCCATAGGGGATCTGGTCGTCCGTCACTTTGGTAATTATGAAGGTATCGCCCTCGCAGGCCGAATATTGGTGTATATCAGCCCGGTGTGTTTTGGTAATTCGCACCTTGTCGCCCGGTTTTACCAAACAATATCTAACGGAGCTATTGATGGTGCTTGTGTCGTGATTTTCCATAAATTATTTGCCTCCTTCATTTGCGAAAACTTGTATTTAATAAAGATAAAAAAGTGGGTGCTTGCCAGGCACCCAAATTCAATGGGCATCGTTATATAGTAGCCAACGGTGGCACTCCCAACACTTTATCTACCGCCATTGCCGTTGCATCAATCTGCTCTTGGCTCAAGCCAATGTAGCGCATCGTAATGCTCTGGCTGCTGTGGTGGAACTTGTTTTGCAGCGTTTCCATCACCTGGCCAGCCGGCAGTCCGGCCTCTGTCATGGCGTGGTTTGCAGCATAGCCATAGGTTTTGCGCAGGCTGTGGGTACTAATATGCTCTTTAATGCCGCACTCTTTGGCCGCTTGGTTCAAAATCCGCCACACCTGGGTTTCGTCCAGCGGCTGCGGCACTCCCTTGGGGCTGCGCATACTCTGGAACAATGGCCAGCCTGGCTTCAGCACATTCATGGTTCGGCCACGCATCTCTTCAATCAGGGCGGTAATTGCGCCTGCTGCCAGCGGGGTAATCAGGTCATTGGTGCGCTTGCCGGTCTTTTCATTGATGATAATTACGCGGTGGCGCGGGCAGTTGTGCTCACAATCCCACACATCATCCACGGTAAGGCGTAAAAGATCGCCCACACGCAGGCCCAGTGTCACACCACATATAAATAAGGTATAGTTCCGCTGCCTGTTATACGGGCGTCCCTGGGTGTGCAGATAGGTGGCTATGGCGTTAAAGTCTTCGCGGCTGCGGATCGGCTCTGCCGGCGTTGGTTTTGCCACACCATTGGTTTTTACCAGGCTCAGTTTGGGCTGGGCATAGCGGGCGGCACGGGCTTTCTTACTGCGGCTCCGCTGGCGCGGCTGTGGTGTTTCGCGTACCAGCTTATAACCCATGGCGGATGCCAGCTGTTCCATCAGGGCGTTGTGGCCGTCAGCATCGGCGCTTGCCTGCATCATCGCCATCAGTAAGCTTGCAGCGCCTTGTAGGTCCAGCCCACCTTTGGCCTCTGTGGCCTCATGCATAGTAACAGTGCGGGGAATAAAGTGAGCTACGCTGTTTCTTTTTTTCATAGTGGGCTTCCCTCCTGTGTGGTGTGTCCTGCGGAGCTTTATCCTGCGGAGCTTTATCTTATGGTTCTATTATAGCACCGCTAATTACAAGAAGTCAACAGTGGCAAAAAATAAATTTCAGGAGAAAGCGTAACAGGCTGCGCCTGGGGCATTTCAGGCTCCGCCTGTATGGGGCGAAAGAACCCCCTGTCTGACGACAGTGGGACCCGATCTACCCTCTACCTGGCGACAGTAGAACCGGATAGGACCAGCTATACAGTATAAATAGGTAGGAAGACAGCCAACAGGCGGTCAGAGCGCCCTGTGATAGCCCTGTGGTGCTCGTTATTGGCCGGATCTGGTCTCAAAATGGATGGATCTACCTCTGGTGAAGACCCAAAGAGGGTGTTTTCGGGGATCAAAAAGCTCCGCCAGAGTCGTTCCGAGGCGTTTTCGAGCGGAAATTATGCGTTTTTTAGCGTTTTGGCGCTGTTTTTGTGCGTTTTAGTGGCCAAATTGTGCGTTTTTATAGCGTTTTTGGGTAAAAAAATAAGGCCCCAAAGGAGCCTAGAAAGCGGATTGTTATGCGGTTCTTTCCGAGAAAGGGAACGATTAAGGAAACAGGGATCTAGAGGGGGAAAGTGGAGGAAAGGATGAGCTTGTAGAAAGGAGGAGAGGAGGTGGGGAGGTGGAAGGAGGAGAAGTAACGTAGGTACGCTGGTTTGTGTTTTGAGAGCCGGGAGTGAGAGGGGATAACTGACCCGTTTTCCACGCTTTTACGTTATTTTTTCTTTTTAACATACCCCCCTATGCAAACTATTGAACATGGATTGCAAGTAGTGGATTTTTAGCGGTATAGCGCTGTTTTACGGCCTTCTAACCTGCCGATTTTTGGCGCTTTTCTTGCTTTACAGAGGGTATACCAGGCGCTGTTTTATAGTCCTGTTTATGGGACTATATACCGTGCCATGCCGTCGGGTCAGCTGACCTATACTATATAGCATATAGTATTCATACCCCGCTATACCGCAGATCCCCGCCGCCTTCTATCCGCAGCACACAACACTTACACTTTACTTATATACATTTGTTTCATATATTTACAAATTTGTTGCAAGTATCTTGTACTGCGGTAAAGATCTATATATTATAGGTGCATAGGCTGCATGTGCAGCATGTATGTGCAGGCTACACGCTTTACAATACCGCAGAACACAAAAAAAAACAGCACACAAAAAAATGGAGGTACAAAAAAATGTTGAACGAAAAAAAGAATGACAAAAATCAGAATGTGATTTTACATTTTGAGTTTTCCGCGCCGGCGCAAAAATGGAAATATGCCGATAATATCCCTCCAGTATACCGCGCGGCTATTGGCGCAGCCGCCGCCGCCGCAAAAGTCGCCTATGATAAACAGTATAGCGATACCCTGCGGGACCTATACCAGGCTATTAACAGATATTCTACCTGCGGGATATGGCCTGATAACAGTACCGCCGCCGCAGATCTAGTTCAAACTATTGCCTTGCATTATGTTGAACTCGCAGCCGCCGCAAAACAGCCGCTTAATAGTTGGATACAAGGCGGAGATAGTAATTTTGCTGTTATCCGCGTGTATAAAAAGAGAAGCACAAAAGAGCTCGTACTATTGCAAGGCCCACGCGCTGTTTTGTCATACGGCATTAACGCGGCGAACAAATGGATTAACAGTCAGCGCGCGGCGCGTATAACCGGCCGTGTTACCTATATAGATAGTACCGGCAAAACATGCACCAAAACAGTACCACTTGAGAGTGTAGAAAAGTTAACCGAAGGCAATAATGACGCAATACAGGGTAAAGGTACCGGATTAACAGAGCCGCGTTATAGTAACCCCGATACAATTCAATCGCGCGCGCTGTTTTGGGAAGATATCGGTTATATTCTGCGTGATATTAAACGGGGTCAGGATATATGCTATTATACCGCCGCTGGATATACGCAGCAAGAAATCTCAAAATTATTAGATTGGAGTCAATCAAAAGTTTCAAAAACCCTTGCAATATGCCGTAAAGCTCTGTTAAATAATGGCTTTACACCTTCCACCTTCTAATACTCCATAATACCCCGCTATACCCCGTTATGTTATCCCGAAGCTGGATAGTATAACGGGGTATTTTTTTGTTATGTTTTAATTGCGGATTATTATTTTAGAATTTTCTAAAAATTTTTTGAAAAGTTGGAATAATACCCCTGTTTTTTTTACGTTATAGGTGTAAGCACTTACACAGCGCGGCGCGATACACAGCGCGGCGCGGTACACAGCGCTTACACCTTCCCACGCGGTCTAGTTCTGACCTAAAAATAAACAGTACATTTTGCTAAAAATGCGGGGCCTGTTATCCTAGTGAAAATGGCAGGGCGAACAAAAAACCGATTGGCTATTCGCAAGTTCGGCTTGAACGAAGCATAAATCGGGCTGGAGTCGAAAACTAGGTAAAGTTTGGGAAAGCTATGCCCTGGAAACTGTTACTTCAGACCTCCCCATGCGTTTGATGAACCTGATTCTGCAAACGGATTCTAAAGCGACTGGCATTTACACTGGCAATATCTCCGATGTTATCAGTGTGCCTTTTTGTCCTATCTCCGATGGGGCATTGACTGCTTAAAACCGTTGGCACCGCAAAACCCCGCCGTGCAAATGAAGCGGATTCAATCACACAAGGAGTATAAACTTGACTCGGAAATCGAATTCCGCCCCGCAAGGGGTTATTCATAAAACCGAAACAGACCGCCTTTTCGCAAGAAAGGGCGGTTTTGTCGTATAAGGACTGGCTCTTATACCTGATGAGGGAAAGCATCCCCCACGGAATTGCCAAAATGAAAGGAATTTGACTATGAAAACCACCGATATGGCCGAACTGAAAACCCTGATTGCCACCGCTGAAAACGAAATTAAGCTGAAAACCGTGGCATATAAGGACCTTCTGGCCACCGATGACGCAACCCAAAAGGATCTCGCAACCGCTGAAACGGCATTGGCCAACGTGATTGACGAGTACAACGAACTGAAGAAGAACGAAATTTACCTGACTTGCTATCAGGCAGAATCCCCCATGTTGGCCGCCTGCAAGTACGGCGAAATGACCAAAAAGGTGCTGAAGAAAAAGCAGAATGAAAACGGCACCGTAACCATCAGTGTCGATGACCGCAAGGCCCGCAATGCAATCGACCTGGTTGACTTTGAGCATTGCAACCCCGAAAAGGGCACTTTGGCCGTCAATGGCCAGTGGCCCTTCTATCTTGAATCCTGGCTGAAAAGCCTGGCTCTGAACCTTGGCACCGAAATTGAACTCGATGCCAAAGCCCAGAATGAACTCGCCGCAAAATATAAGGATGCTGACGGCGAATTCGCAAACCTGTCCCGCAAATCGTGCAGCATGAAGAGCATGGTTCGTGACTTGCAAGCTATCGTTGATTGCATCGTGTTCATTGATTACGTTCCCAAAGAGGAACCGACCGATGAATCCGATTCCAAAAAGCCGGTCAAACCGGCCAAAAAGCTGAACGCTTTGAAGGTCACTTCCAAGGATATCAACTACATCAAAAACCGCATGACCAAAGCGGGCAAAACCGCTTTGGCAATCCGAATGGCAAGCCCGAAGGAAATGCGAATCATTGTTGGCAACGTCATGTACCACCTGACCACTGGCAAGCCGTACACGATTGAAGCGTAAAGCGTAACCCAACCGCTGGCAGACCGGTCAAAGTCTGCCCTTGTTAATGCAGCCCAAAAGGGAAATGAATTGAAAAAATGAATTTCCTTCTGGATGGTCACAAGCCCATAAAAATGCAGAGTGGCAAGCCGCCCGTTGTTGATTCTTTTGCGAATAGGTAGTAAAATGAAATTACATAGGGTTTGCCGTTTCGCAAGCCCAATTCCCTCGCAAAATTCAAAACGCAAAGGAGTTTTACAATGGACCCAACTTTTGAATTCGATTTTGAAAACGTTGATCTCGGCCCTGACGCTGACCCGCACGATTCTGTTATTTACGCAATCGGGAAAGCAGTTGAAAAAGAACTCAAACGGCCTAAAACCCTAATCGTGAATCCCGTTCAGCTACAAAAAATGAATCAGCTGCAAAAAGCTATCACAAAATACATCGAGTATGCCAAAACCTATCCGCTGAATGATAAGGTAACTTTCAAGCTAATTCCCTATGTAAACCAACATGACGTTGAACTTGTTTTGGTGCTTGATGAATTTTTGCATTTCAAAGATCTGATGCTGCTTGCATTTAATTTGGATATTGATGTTAGAATCGAAACTTCAAATGAAGATCGCGTCAGAGTCGGCTTTACGATTGAAAACCTTTACGTTGAACCGTAACCGTAACTAATTTCAAAATCGAATCCCAAACCGGAACCGCTTTTCACAGAGCGGTTCCTTTTTTATTGCTTGTTTTCATCTCTAAGATGAATTTCATATTCCCCACTAATCAACCGCCGTATCATCTGCGGAAACGTGCAATCAAGTTTTGCAAGTATAGCAGAAAGCGCTTCATCATCCTCTTTTACTAAAACAATTTTCCTTTCATTGCGATTTCCCGCAAGTTTTGCGCGCTTTACACGATCTCTATTAAGCTGTCTGATATGTTCCAGCTGTTCCTCGGCTGTCTTAAATTGCTTTTCCATTCTAAAACCTCTTTTACAACTTGATTTTTCTTACATTATACCAAAACAAAAATGATTTTACAACCGGAGTTAGTAGGCCGGGGGAAGGAAGCATCCTACCACCAACCCTGCGGGGTAACTAAAATGAATCGTTTGAAAGGAAGTATTGCCATGAAAAACGCAGTTTTGTTCAATTACTATATCGGCGATTCCACTTTTGGTGGAGTGATCGCCTACATCGACGACCGCGAAACAGCCAAAAAGTTCGCCTCTGACATCGAGGTGGGCATGAGTTATGCTCTGTATGAACAGGACTTTCGCCACTTGTTCAATGTGGCAAAGCTTAGCAAGCAGGTTTGCACGGACCTTCTGTGCTGCTTTAATAGCAACCCAGATAAGTTCGAAGCCTCCGTCTATAGCGAAGACGAAGCACCGGACTTGTTTTATGGGGTAAACGACTCCGACGTCTATACAAAGGCAGAACTGGAGGGCTGAAAAAATGAAAACCCTCTTGACCCACCTCACCCGGTTCGCGGCCTTTACCGCTGTAACACTGGCCATTCTCTTCGGCCTTCCCGCCCTGGCCGAGCGCCACCCCTTCATTCTGTTGGCCGTTTCAATCGCCATTTTGATTCTGGCCGTGTATGCCATTCACAAACCAGTGGCAAGACCCAAAGCGGCAAAGCACCGCACCGCCACCCACCGCAAGGCGGCATGACATCCCACCATCCCATCATGAATATCATGAATATTTTGACCCAGAACAAACGCCTTAGCCATTCCGGTTAGGGCGTTTTCTTGTGGGCCAAAACCACAAACAGCCCCCTCTTTGCACGCCCAAAGCAGTACATAGCAAAGGAGGGATATTTTGAAAGTTGTTTGTGAATTATGGACCGGTCTGCCAGGGGAACCCAAAGAACTTCTGACAAAGTACGAAGCCGAAAACCAAGAGCAGGCGGACGAATATAAATCTCTGATGATTCAAACCTGTCTGCAAAGCTATAATCCCGCTCTTTGGGAATTCCGTTTCGTTCCGCAACCGGTCTGACCCGCACCACGCCTTTGATTCAACCGTCAAGGGCGTTTTTCATACCTGCCGCGCTATCTTTGGCGTTACAGATAAATTGAATCGGCTTTGCCAATGAAAGGAAGTCTCCCAAATGAAACCTCGCCGCATTTTCTCTGCCCTCCTCCTCTCCCTCGGCCTTATCCTCTTGACCTTCGCCGCCACCTGCCGCCTGGTTATGACCAACATCCAAATTGATTATGACCCGTCCAGCCCCGCAACCGTCACTCTCACCGTCTTTGGTCAGTCGGATGAATACGCCCTGGCCATTGATGCCGATTGAATCCCCTGCCAAAGAACAGTATGAAATGAAAGGAAGTCTCCCAAATGATTAACTCTCTTTATGCCCTCATCCTCACCGATTCCCTTCACCTGCCCACCACCATCGGCTATTTCAATACCCGTCCTGCCGCCTGTCAAGCCCGCCAGAGTGCCCACGCCTGGCTGAAAGGTGAATCCCAGTCGGTCGAAGACCTCAAATGCTTTTCCAACTCCGCAGTGAACATTCTTGACCAGTGCCGCACCGCAATCGAAAAGAACCCCGCGCACTTTGTAGACCTGCGCGTTAAGTCTGCCGATGACCTCTCCGACCCCGAAACAACCCCGTTCCGCGTCTATTATGAAACCGCAACCGGAGACCGTCACTTCACCATTCTGGAAACCGTCACAGACCTGGCCACCACCCTCGCCGCTCCTCCCATCGCACCCACCATTCCCATCACCAAAACGAACACCGTTTCCTGTTCCGCCACCAAAACTTGCGCCGCCTACAAACCCGTACCCCAGAGTCCCGCAAAACCGTAACACAAGCGCAAAACCCGTTCCCATTCCAAACGCCGGACGCACCGCCCTCTTATATATCTATCTTTATCTTTATATATAAACGCTATTGACGTGCTGTTTTCAGCCCGATTTTGAACCTTCCTAGTCGTATTGACACGCAGTTTTTAGGCCGTTTTGAAACCTTGCTTTTACTAACCCACCACTTTACCGGGTTTGTACCGCCAAAAAACGAACATATTTTGTCATCAGCCATGCAACATTCTCACCGCATCAAGCAACATTTTTACGGCTTGAACATTTGCGAAAACTTGTATATAATCAAAATCACAAAGTCACCCGCCAGCATGAAACCGCATCCCTCTCAGCGCCCCACACAGCCCCTACAGGCCGTGGTTCCTTGTGGCCATGCAGTTTCTCGCCCGTTTTCTTCTCGTTTCTCACAGCGCATCCCAGCCTTATTATAATTTGTTCCCCGCCCTGCCCCGTCTGGCAGGTTTTATTTCACCCTGTTATTTACAAGTTTTCGCAAGCAAAAGGAGTTGACCCCCATGTACATTATCATCCCCACCCACGGCCATTACGAGATCCGTGACGGCCCCACTTTCATCCAGTCCGCCGACACCTACCGCGAAGCCTGGCATGAACTCGCTTCCCTCACCAATTCCCCAACCTAAGCAATCGTGCATTCCGCACTTGCAAATATTTTTTACATTGGCTACACGCCAAAGAAAGGACACACATTATGTCTACTGTCAAAATTAACGAAACCACTTTCTCCATCACCTCCGCCCTGACTATGGCCCAGCTCAAAACCCTTCACACCAAGGCTCCTCAGGCCCTGCAGCTGACCAAGCCCGGCAAAAAGTCCGGCGATGACGATGAGATCATCTTTGCCATTGCCCCGTCCGCCAAGCAGAGCATGTCCACCTACGGCATCTGCTTCGCCAAGTCCGCCTTCGGTACCGACAATGCTATCTACGTTGAGGACCTGCCCGCCGACCTCGAAGACATCACCAAGGCCAAGGAGCATGTCGCCGAGCGCATCGGCTTCGCAAAGAAGCACTTGGATGAAATCGAGACCCAGGCCACCGCAACCCTGGCTCAGCTCAAGGCCGATCACGATGCCATCATCGCCAGCATTGAAGTTTTCACCCCGACCGCCCCGGACACCCCGGAAAACGAAACCGCTGCTCAGTAAGCAAAACGGCCGGTGCTCACCCCCACAACAAGCAGCCCGGCCATGATTTTTCTTCCCCAATCCACAATCCAACACAAAAATATTTCATCATAAGGAGATTTTCACCATGATTAACGTCACTATCGTCGATAACCTGCACCGCAACACCTACCCCGTTGACCCCAACACCACCCTGCGTTCCGTCCTGGAAGCTCATGATGTCGATTACACCACCGGCCAGACCAAGCTGGATGGTTCCTCTCTGGCCGCAGGCGACCTGGATAAGACCTTCGCGGACTTCGGTATCGCGGAAAAGTGCTACCTGGTCAACATTGCCAAGCAGGATAACGCCTGATTGATTCCGCTCCGGTGGTGTCTCTTCCCCCACCGGGGTGCTGCCTGACAGGAACAGCCTCCCCGCGGCAGGCAGCGGGCAACGCAAACGCGGCCAATCGTTCCAAATCTAATCAGAAAGGAAAAATGAATCACCATGCCACTCCCCAATTACACCGATATTCTCAACACCATGTCGCCCACCATCACATGGCAGGACAACACCCCATGCCGCACCACTTTCAAAGTAATTTTCACCAAGGCTCTGGCCTGCACGGTTTACCCCCGCCTCACCGCAGGCAAAACCCTTGCCATCCTTGGCGATGATTCCGGCCTCCAGCCTTCCACTAACCCGAATGAATCCCTTCTGTTCTTCGTTACCGATAAAGCCTCCATCCCCGATTCCATCCAGGAAGTCAAGGATATCGGCGCTTATCTCTCTGATAAGTACAAAGTTTATCAGGATGCAGCCGCCCGTATCACCATCGTCCAGTTCCAGCGCGACGGCGGCCTCTACAGCAGTGTTTTTTACCAGCGTGTTGCCTCAGCCATGCCCCGCCTGCTGCCCTGGCTCTTCAAGGATCACCCCCTCACCTCCGATGAACTCGCTTACCTCCGCGCCCTCTCCATCCCGGATACTGGCTCGGAAACCCTCGCCGGGATGGCGGAGCCTCTTTATAACAAAACCGATCTGCCCTCCAGGGCCGTAGATAAAGCGATTGAATCCCTCTTCAAAGGTACCATTGACCGCCGTAAAGCGGATCTCAAACGCTCTATTGAAAACCTTTACCGTGAGCTGAAAGAAACCCGCGCCCGTATCTCGGAAATTTTTACCAACATCACCAGCATCAATTGTGAGCTGACCGGCCTTGACTCCAAAGATGAATCTACCTTTATCACGGAACTCAAGGATTATCTCCACACCCAAAAAGGTATTTCCGTCGATACTGACGATGGATCGCTTCTCTTCACCATCACCACATTCCTCTCCAACTATGACCCGGATGATGTCGAAACCTTTATCTTCAACAGTGAGCGCCCCTATGAGGATCTTACCGGTGAAGAAGAACACGATGTCCGCATCCTTTTCCGGGCTGTGTTCATTGACCATATCTTCAAAATCAAACTCGCTGCCACCTATAAGCTTAATTACAACTGCCATGTCACAGCCATGTCCGATGAAATCAATATGAACGTTGTTCAGGCTGTTCCCAACCCTCACATCAATCATCACTCCTGCCTCGGTAACTATGAACCCATGCTGGAGGATGCCGAGGATCGCCGAGATTTTATTGCCGCCATTGCCATCTGTCAGCAGAGCGCCAGCAGCATGAACCTCGTCGAAACCATCTCCACCAAATATTTCTTTGATGATTTCGCCACCGCCTATCACACGGATATCCCCGTCATCCTGACCACCTCCGGTGAATCCATCACCCCCAAGCAGGCCATTGAACAGCTCAAATCCGCAAACGATTCCGTTAAGGAAGGAGAATAACCATGCAAGTTATCCGCATTGATCAAACCGCTCTGGATGCCGCCATCGAACTCTATCGCCAGCAGCTCCTCGCCGGCTCTGTCAAGCTCGCCAAGACCAAAGCAAAAGATAAAATCAACATCAATTTTACCGCCGATGCCTGGGCCAAACAGTCCCGCCTCATTGATGATTTCACTTCCGAGGTCGCCTGGCACGGCCTCATGCGCCAGCTCTCCCCCACCGAGTATGAAATCTATGATATCCTCGTCTACCCCCAGCAGGTCACTGGTGTCACCGTCGAAACCGACCAGGATAAATACAACGACTGGCTGCTCTCCCAGCCCGATGAAATCTTCAACAACATCCGCTACCAGGCCCACAGCCACGTCAACATGTCCACTTCCCCTTCCGGCGTCGATGACGAAAACGAGTCCAAAATTGTCAATAAGCTCAAGGGCAATGATTTCTACCTCTTCATGATCTGGAACAAGCGCGGCGAGTTCACCGCCCGCCTGTATGACTACGCCGCCAACAAAATTTACGATAAAGACGATATCTCTGTTACCTACACCGATACCCTCTCCGATTTTGCCGCCACCGCTCAGTCCCTTGTCACCAAAGCCCCGCCCATCTATTCCACAACAAAACCTCCCGTCAAGCCCACCGGCGGCACCGCACCCCATGTCGTCTGGGATAACGCCGCCCGCTGCTGGATGGACGATGACGGCAATTATTACGACCACTACCCCACCTATTATGATTATCTCACCAACGGAGGTGCCTTATGAATCTTGCCAAAAGCCTGGATGTCTTCTCCCCGCACGATGTCAAAGGCCGCATCCACATCATTGGCTGCGGTTCGGTCGGTTCCACCATCGCGGAGCTTCTTGCCCGCTATGGCCTGACCAACTTCACCCTCTATGATTTTGATACGGTGGAAAAGAAAAACATCGTCAACCAGATGTTTTTCGACCCTCAGGTCGGCCAGCCCAAAGTGGAAGCCCTCCGCGATATCCTCTGTGCTATCAACCCGGAAGCCAAAAATGATATCCGTCTGGAACCCTCCGGCTGGAACGGCCAGCCCCTCTCCGGTTACGTTTTTCTCGCCGTGGATAATATCGAGATCCGCCAGAAAATCGTGGATGCCAACCGCTTTAACACCTTCATTAAAGCCATGTTTGATGTCCGCACCGCCCTCTTTGACGCCCAGCTCTACGCTGCCGATTGGTCGGACCCCAAACAGGTCAAGGAATTCCGCGCCACAATGAACTTCACCCACGCAGAAGCCACCGCCCAGGTCCCCGTTTCGGCCTGCGGCACTACCCTTGGCGTTGCCCCCACGGTTCGCGTTGCCGCCTGCTATACCGTCACCAACTTCCAAAACTTCATCAAAAAAGGCGAGCTGATCCACACCGGCCTCTCCGCTCCCTTTAACCTTCAGGGTGAATCCGCATTCCTCGGTCTGTAACCCTGTCGTCTTAGCGTTTCATTAAATTTCGTTTGTGTTGTATACTGTAAGCTTTTTTTGCTTCAGGCTCTTCGGTCATATCCAAGAGCACGAATTTGTTACCCCGACCCACCCCGCACCTGATCCTGGCCAGGCGGACCTCGCAATCGAACTCCCGACTGGAATGTCGCAGTCGCCGAGCCTTTTAGTACCGATTGGTGGAATACGATTAAGTCCAACCCACACATATTGACCTACAAAGGTCACAGTAACCCGAAAGGCGTGTCCAAATCAGGAAATCATCGCATCGACCAGAGCATCAATCTTGCTCAGTCCGACGAAGATGGTGCCGCGGTAGCTTTCATCTCCCATCAGAACACAAACATAACCCTCACATAAGGAGCACTCACATGGTTTACATCACTTATAACTGCCCGGAACGTTTCCGGGAAATGACGTTTGAAGAACTCCTCCGCGGGGATTTCAACCTCGCCAACCTTTCCACCGGCGGTGGGGGTGCTACCCGTACCGTCATCTGCAACAAAGTTCCTCCCCGCATCATGCGCATCACCAAGGTGGAGCAAATGATCTTTCAACTCCAGGCGTTCAACCAGCAGTATGAATCCCTTCGCCTCACCACTCCCCGTTCCAGCCTGTACAACCATTTTTCCATCCCCAAAGCTTCCGGCGGCCTCCGCTGGATCGATGCCCCCAATTCCGACTTAATGAAAGCCCTCAAGGAACTCAAAACCCTCTTCCAGTCCTGGATGTTTGCCGACCACCACACCTGCGCCTTCGCCTATGTCGAGGACCGCAGCGTCCTCTCCGCCGCCAAACGTCACCAAAAGTTCAATGCCTGGTGGTACGCCCACTTTGATTTCCATGGCTTCTTCCCCTCCACCACGCCGGCGTTTGTTCTCTCCCAGTTTGAACTTATTTATCCTTTCAACCTCATCCTCGCCAGCCCCACCGGCCACGCGGAGCTGCTCAAAGCCCTTGACCTCTGCTTCCTTAACGGCGCACTGCCGCAGGGCACCCCCATCTCCCCGCTCATCACCAACATCATGATGATTCCCTTTGACCACGCCTTCGCCAAGGCCGTCAATCATTTTGAATCCGGCAAGCATAACCCGGACGGAACCCCCATCACCGACCGCCTCTGCTATACCCGTTACGCGGACGATATCGAGGTTTCCTGCAAAGTTATCTTCAATTATCACGCCGTCGAGCGCCTCATCGTCCAGCTTCTCTCCCAAATGAACGCCCCCTTCACCCTCAATGAAAAGAAAACTCAATTTAACTCCCGCGCCGGCCGCAACTGGATTCTTGGCGTCATGCTCAATAAGGATAACCAAATCACAGTCGGCTACCGCAAAAATAAAATCTTCAAAGCCACCATTGATACCTACTTCCGCGATAAACAAAAGGGCAAAAAGTGGCCGGATGAAGACCTTCAGTCCTTCCAGGGCAACATTACCTGGTTCAAGGATGTCCAGCCCGATACCACCAAATACATCATCCAAAAGTATAACGCCAAGTACGGCCTTGACCTTGAAACCTGTATTAAGGCCGATCTCGCCCCACTCAACGTAACCGCATAATCCCTAAAAAAAATCAATTTGTTTCAAAGGTAAAGTTTCGTTTTGATTTTATTTCAAGTCAAAGCTAAACACCCTCCGGTTATATCCGAGGGTTTGAATTTGTTCCCCTGTCCTATCCCCTGGAGGTGACCCACATGCGTCGCAGTAAGGACTGCAACAAGTGTTCAACTCCCAGATACACGGGCACTGGCTTCAAGGGCGCATCAGAAAGGGTCGTCTGCGCACCAATCTTCAATCAGATTAAGCGAGCAACATAGGTGCAAGAACCAATCAAACTCATAAGATTCATCATCACCACCGATCGGTTCCGGTGGCGGCCTCTCATCAGCTTTCACAAATTGATTTTTATTTTCTCTATTCCGCCTCATGGTTCCGGGGCATTCCCAGGCGCTTCAGCTGTTTCTTCCTTTCTTAGCAGCTCGTTGCGCCCCCTGTTCGTGCGCCTGGTAAACGTACGGTCATAGTTTTACTTTCCTTTCGCTGGGCCTCCGGCCATCCCAATGGTTGGAGCGCCTGGTAATACCCCGGAACCCTCCCCCTCAAATGAATTCAGGTGATTTTTATGAAACTTATCTCCCCCGGCTCACGGGTCAAATTCTTTACCGTAGGACCCGTTATCGGCCATGATCACAATCCCATGAAAACTAAATTTCAAATCATCTATCTCTCCGGCACCGTCCACGAAGATAACGGCAACCGCGTCACCGTCTGGACCGATGATTCCCGCACCTTCCACGTCCCCCATGAATACATCACCGAAATTCAGGACCCCAACGATTCCTTTGTCTATAAGTCCCCCAACACCGTACCCCCGTCTACCGTTTCTTTTGATGAAATTATTTCTGTTCTCTAATTCATACAGGTGATTCTTATGGGTCCTTATTACATTCAACCCGGCACTCCCGTTTATTTCAAATATACAACGTTTAGCAATCTACCGAGCACATGTACAGGCTATCTTACCTTCCACGGCTTTGTCCAATCTGATAATGGCGTTTATGTCACCGTTATTGTCCCCAGTATGAATAACAAAACATTTGTCACCACCCATTCCGCCCTTACTTATGACGATACCCCCGAAGCCGTCACCCCCGATCCTCTTCCCGCTCCTACCATCTCTTTTGATGAACTTATTTCTCAAGGCAGGTGATTCCTCATGACCCCTTTCCTCCCCGACTATGAACCCGGCACCTGGGTCGAGATCGTCTCCGCTCCGGAAATGCTCTGCTCCCTCCAGTATGATTACGGCACCACTTTCACCCTCACCGATTCTCTCCCCTATGAGCCTATCCTCGGCAAGCAGGGCAAGATCGTTGCCATCCTCGGCAAATCCGGCCTTCTCCGCCTCTATTTTCCTCACAGCGATTCCTACCACATCATCCCGCCCAGCATGATCTCCCGCACCGTCCCCGCTCCGGATCTCAGCTTTGATTCTCTTATCGCAAACCTCTAACCCCATCACAGAAAGGAAGCCTACCATGAACCCCACCTATGAAGTTGGCGATGTTGTCCAAATCATCTCCGAAGAAGAAGTTTATTCCTGTCCTACGGATGCCCGCGGCAATTTTATTCTTGCCCATTTTCCTTCCGGCGCAGACGATTCCTTTCACAGAGATAAACTTCCTATTTGCGGCTGTTCGGCTGTCATTACCGGCATTTCCAGCATTACCAAAGGCGATGGAGGGAGCCTATACGAACTTACCCCTCTCTTCGCTAAAGATAAAACCGTTTTTCGCTGGGGCACCTGGCTCTTCTCTGCCTCTGAATTTCACCCTCTTATGGATCTGCTGAGTGTCGTTTCTCCGCCCCAAGTTTCAATGTCCTTCGATGATTTGTTGAAAGGAGTTGCACAATGAATTTCCCCACCTACCCCGTTGGCACTCTCGTTCAAATCATCTCTGCCGCAGAGTTTGACGCTCTTCCCAAAAATGATGCTGGCTGTGCGCTGTTTCTCGATCCCCTTTCTAATGGTATCGCAGATTATATGCCCCCTAGACGCCGTTCTCTTTGTGGCAGCATCGTGCAAATTGATCGTAAATTTGACGCTTCTGGTTTTTACTTCTTAAAACCTTACGATCTCTCCACCGCTGTCGATCCCTCCGCCGCTGCCAAATTCTCTTGGAACACCGCTCTTTTCTCCTCCAATGAATTCTACCCCTATGGCACCCCGGTTCCCGTTTCCCCTGTTTCCTTTGACGATTTCCTGAAAGGAGGCATTTGAATGCCAGCCCCCTACCCCACCTACCACGTCGGTGATCGCGTCATCGTCCGCACCTGGGATTCCATGATGGAAGAATTCGGCTCCAATCCTTATGGTGGTATCGCTGTTCACCCCAATAAACTTTCTTTTGTTCTTAACATGAAACCTTTCTGCGGCAAAGAGTTTATTGTTTCCAGAATAATTCATAATAAAAATCTTCCTGATGAACCCATTTATTTTCTCAATTATTCACCGGATGTTTATGTAGACCTTAATGATGGTGATTCTCCTCGCGGTTGGTTTTTCACCTCTGCCATGCTTCTCCCCGCAACCCTCCCCCATGGACCCGAAAACCGTATTCCTATCCCCTCTATTACTTTCAATGATTTACTTCAAGGAGTCCAATAACTATGGATGCTGTCTTTAACCTCAATCACTATCCTACCTACAACGTCGGAGATAGAGTTACCATTCGCCAGTGGGATGATATGGCCGCTGAATTTGGTTTGGACGTATATGGTGACATTAAAGTCCCAAAAGCTTATTTCACAGAGCCTATGAGAAAATATTGCGGGAAGACATTCACCATTGTCCATATAAACCACTATCTACCTCCGGATTTTGATTTTTATTATTTCGGCGGTAGCACAATGGTTTTTACTTCCCCCATGTTTGAACAATCCAAACTTCAATCCGTTCCGCCCTCTTCTCTCACCTTCGATGATTTACTTCAAGGAGTTCAATAATTATGGATACTGCCCTTAACTCTGCCGATTATCCCACCTACCACATTGGTGATAAAGTTACCATTCGCCAATGGGAAGACATGAAGTCCGAATTTGGTTTGAACGTATTTGGTGACATTAAAGTCCCAGAATGTATTTTCACAAAGCGTATGAAACAATATTGCGGGCAGACACTCCCCATTGTTCGTATAAGCCCCTATCCATCTCCAAATTTTGATTTTTATTATTTCGACGATAGCATAGCGGTTTTTACTTCTCCTATGTTTGAACAATCTTATCCCGCAGTTGTCTGCGCCTCCACTCTTACCTTTGATGATTTGTTGAAAGGAGCTACCTCATAACTGGCAAATCCCCAAGCATAAAAACTACGGCGCTTCCATGGCCGATTTTGCCAGCCACACCCCGCCGTACCCCAACGATCAACCTCAAAAATAAAACAGCCTAACAAGGTATAGAATCATTTGCTGATTATATTTCAGTTCATGCTTCACTCTTCGGTTATATCCAAGAGTTCGAATTTGTTACCGCCTCCCCCTCCGGGATCGCCGGCGTCTGCTGCAGACTGAGCGCCTCGTCGTATGCTTGCGATGACATCGAAAGACCCACCACAGAGCCAAAACAAGCGATAATACGTCATTCGCAGGGCAAACCTTTGATCCACCCAAGAAGACCGATTTCCCACCAGCTTGTTTTCTGTTTTATTTTGAATCTATTTTTACCATCAGAAAGGATCAACCATTATGACCAAACTTACCTACACCCTCGCTATCATCAACGGTACTGTCTGCTATGAATGTCAGCCCTCCACCCCGCACGCCTTCTATTCGGGCGGCGGCTGGTTCGCCCCGTTTTGCACCGTCCTCGAACTCACCCGCAAAAACACCGTCAAAGCATAATAAATATCCAATATCAATTTATCCCATATCACAGAAAGGAACTTTCAAAATGACTCAAAATCTTACTCTCGTTACCCAAAAGCCTTTTGGCTCCCTCACCTGCAACTTCTATAAAGATGATGCCATTGAAAACGAATTTTATATGACAAGGCGTCAAATTGGTGAAGCACTAGGCTATGTAAAAGCTGATGATGCTATTCAGCAAATTCATGATCGAAATAAAGACCGTCTTGATCCACTTTCAACAACCCTCACTTTGGGGGGTGTTGAAGGAAATAGATGGGTAAATCGAAATACCCGTGTCTACACCCTCCGCGGTGTTATGGAAATCTGCCGTTTCTCCCGCCAGCCCAACGCGGATAAATTTATGGACTTCGTATGGGATGTTATGGAATCCCTTTACCATGGCCGCAGCGTCCTCGCCACCCCGGACCAGACCTCCGCCGTCGCCATGCAAACCATCCAGGCTCTCGTTGATTCCACCCTCAAAACCCAGGCCGAAACCACCCGCTGCATGGTCACAATGACCTCCACCCTCGCTGCTCTCGCCAACCACTTTGCCGGCGCTACCCCCGCTCAGCAGCCTGCTTCGCAGCCCGTTACCGTCACCCCCAAGGATTATGCCGTCCATGATGAACCTACTCCCAGCCCCAAAAACGAATCTACCCCGGCACCTGCCCCGCAAAAGTCAAATGTCTCTGTTGCTGTAACCTCAAAACCCGTATCCGCCCCCGTCACCTGGCGTGATGAAGTCTACCAGACCATGGATAAAATCATCCGTAACGCCCCGGAGCTTTACTCCTCCCGCCGCGATATCCTCAACCAGATCTACGCCAAAATGAAACGCGATTACGGCTTTGTCCAGGAGCAGGAGCGCATCAACTACCGCAAGTCCCACCCCGATGCTTCTTATCTCTCCACCATCCAAATTATCGAATCCTCCACTACCTACCGTGAAATCTTCGATTCTATTTTGAACGATCTCTATAACGATGCCATTATCAAGCACGTTCGCAAAAACGATTCCAACCCCAACTCTCAGCTTCCCCTCGGTGTCCAGCGGGAACTCGGCCTCATTAAAACCGAACCCTGCATCATCAAATCTCCGGCCATCCCCGTTCTGGATGAACAGCCCGTTCCCGCTCCCCTGCCGGATGAATCCGCAAAGCAGCCCAAGCCCGCCCCTTCTCAGTCCCTTTTGGATGAACGTGCTGCCGCCATCAATGCCGCAATTGCTAAGGCCGCTGCTATCTATTATGATACCTCCTGCAACTTCTCCGTCACTTACCGCAACGTCTATAAAATCATGAACACCGATTGGAACGAAGCTCACATCCAGTTCCGCAACCGCTATAACCGTACCGCCCAGCAGCTCAAAACCCTTGTCATGTACAGCGGCGTCCTGTTTGATCGCTTCAATGCCGCCGTCAACACTTATATTAACGCCGCATCCAAGCCGGAAGTTGAATCCGCACCCGTAAAGGAGGCTTGAAATATGTCCACCCTCACCATCCCCGTTCAAACCAAACAAACCCTTACCGGCACCTACGCCAAATCCGGCAATGATCTTTATTTTATCTCCGAAGAACCCGACCTCTTTCCTCCCAACCCCCGCACGGATTGGGATTGTTACTCCACATTCTATATCGCCCCCAACCGTTATTTCTCCGGTGATATACCTGTCAGCGCTTTTGTCCCTGATGTCAAAGCCGGCATTGAACCTGAATACGTCAAACTCCCTATCTATGCCTACGTTCACTCTGCCATCGCTCTTTCCACCACGCCGTTCCATGATGATTTTGATTCCGGCCTTGCCGGTTTCGCCGTCTGCACCCGCCAGGACGTGGCCGACCTCGGCTACTCCACCCCGGACTGGCGCTCTCATGCGGAGGACGTAATCAAGAGTGAGCTTGAACTCTATCAGCAGTACCTCAACGGCGAAGCAAAAGCTCTCACCCTCTATCAATATAACCCCGATTCCAATGAGTGGGAAGTAAACGGTTCCTGCGGCGGCTGCTATAACATCGAATCCGATCAGGATATGGTTGATGTCTTCTTTTCTAACGCCACCGCCCTCGACCACCCCGATTTTGAATCCTGATCAAAAAACCATAAAGGATGTTTGAACTATGTCTATTCTTGTTATTCCTTCCCAAAATCAAAAAATTCTCACCGGTGTTCGCGTTCGTGATGCTAATAATAATTTTTATTTTATTTCTTGTGAGGCGGATCTTCACGCTGTCAACCCACGGGAAACCGGTAAAACTTACTGTACCCTCTATATTACTCCTGATCGTCACCTGATTGGCGATAAGTCTATTGATTGCTTCGTTCCTGACATGAAAACCTTAAAGGAATCAGGCACAGAATACAATATCCGTCCAATTTATGCTTATAGGGACTCCTCTCGTCTTTCTCTTTCCATCCTTCCGCTTTGTAGTGATTTTGATTCTGATATTGTCGGGTTTGCTGTCTGTACTCACAAAAGTGTTCTTGACGCCGGTTACGAAGACCACGATTGGAAAAGCCGTGCTGTTGATATTATCATTGATGAACTTGCAGCCTATCAGGAATATCTTAACGGCAAAGCAAAATATCTCACCCTTTATCAGTATGATTCTGTTACTCAAAAATGGGTAGTGGTTGATTCTATAGGCTCTTGCTATGGTATAGAGCGGATGTCTGATATCGCTTCTGTCTTTTTTGAGCCGGATGCTGTCAGTACTTATTCTGACCCTGATGAAATTATTATCGCTCATGAGTCCAATCTCTAATCTTTGTACAAAAAAGGAAGTTGATCCCATGTTCTACACCGTTAATGACAAAGAATATTCTTCCGATTCCACCCCCAACCAAAAAATTCTCGACCAGCTCATCAACCGCGAAGTCTTCTGCAATATGAACCAGGAAATGGATTTTATCCTCTCCGCCCTCGCTTATGACGCCAGCATCCCGGAAGATCCTCCTTTCGATGAATCCGATTACGAATCCGCTATCTGTGATGCTTCCTTCCAAACCTGCTCCGAGTGCGGTAATTCCAGCTACTTTGATGAAGTTGATGTCCCGGACCTCGATGATTCCAAATTTCAAAACCCGAATTATGATCCTGACGTCCCGGAACCTGTTGACCCCTATATCTGCCCCGTCTGCGGCCTCACCTACCCTACTCTCGCCCAAGCCCGTGCCTGCTGCGAGTCCGAAACTGTTCATGTCTGCCAGTGTTGCGGTGCTGTCTACAGCGACGATGAATACGACGACCTCGACACCACCCCGCCCGAAATCTTTGAATGGTGGGCAGTCTCTGATTGGTTCGGTGAAAAGCTCAAAGCCCGCGGTGAAGTCGTTCTTGATTGCTGGGGCAAGTCCTACTGGGGCCGCCAGACTACCGGTCAGGCCATCTCTCTTGATTTCGTTATTGCTTCCATCGCCAAGGAAATGCAAATCCTGGATGGCCAACTCCATTCCTGGGCACCCAAACCCCAGTCCAAATCCGGCAGCCCCACCCCTATGCCGAATTCTATCGTTCCTGACGCTGCTTGTTATGGCGCTCATACTGTTCAATGAGGTGATTTTTTTATGACCTTCCAAGACCTCTACCTCGGCCAGCGCGTCCGCATCCTCTCTTGGGATGAACTCAATTCCATCAGCCATCATGATAGTGCCTATGGTATTTACTTGCCGGACAACTCATTCTTTAATAGCGAAATGAGATACCTCTGCGGTGCCACTCTCACCATCGTAAACGAACCTTCCTATCTTGACAGCGATGAAGATTATTTTTCTCCCGATATCTTCCAGTTCGATGATCCTCTTCTCTCTTTCTCTTATAACATCCCTCCTATACTTGGAATCTACAACTGGTTCCTTTCACCCGCCATGCTCGCACCTCTTAACGAATCCCCTCCCGTCATTCCTCCCGCCATCTCTTTTGACCAACTCCTCACCGGAGGTGAACTCCCTCAATGAAACCTCTTAACCCTACCGATTACCCTACCTACAACGTCGGAGATAAAGTTACTATCCGTCAGTGGGATGATATGGAATCCGAATTTGGTTTGAACTTATATGGTGAAATCAAAGTCCCAAAATATCTTTTCACAAAGTCTATGAAACAATATTGCGGACAGACACTCCCCATTGTTCGTGTAAACCACTATCCATCTCCAAATTTTGATTCTTATTATCTCGACGGTAGTACAGCGGTTTTTATTTCCCCTATGTTTGAACAATCCAAACCTCAATCCGTTCCGCCCTCTTCTCTCTCCTTTGATTCTCTTCTCCAAGGTGGTGACTTATTTTGATTCCTCCCGAAACAACCGATCTTTTTTACCCCACCATCCTTCCTAACCAAAAAATTCTCTTTCCCTCCCTCGCTCAATGTAAAGCTCTCTATGATGATTTTCGCCAAAGCTCTGATCTACGCAAACAATCCGTCGCTCCCTGTATGAACTTATCAACTAGGGGTAATCTCGGTTTCTGTCCTGTTTCTGACGTTACTGCTGTTCCCCGCGGTGATTTTGATTCCCCTCAAATCGTCACTGCCACAGGTATCTGCAATCAAAATTTCTTTGGGTTCACAACTCAGAACGGCAAACTGTATTACGCTTCAAAAATTTATGCCGCCTACCAATCTCTTATTGAATCCTCCCCCGTGCCTACTCCTCCCCCTTCCATTTCCTTCGATGATTTACTTCAAGGTGGTGTTTAACCTATGCCGTCTTATCCTCACAGATTTCAGCTTGGCGATACGGTCACCATCCGCGCCTGGGATGATATGTTCTCCCAATATGGCAGCGTCAGGGATGTCATGTTCTCTCAATATGGCAGCCCGGATGGATTAGGGATTAAAACCCCTTATATAGTCTTTAGCTCTGGTATGAAACAGTATTGCGGTCGCTCTTTCAAAGTCGAACATATCCGACCATCCATTAACGATGAACATTGGATCTATACATTAGACGATGGCCCCCCTTTCCCTTTTACTGAAGACATGTTCGTTTTTGCTCTGCCTGTTCCTGCTTCTCCCATTTCTTTCGATGATCTTATAAAAGGAGCCACATAATGAGTTCGTATTTTCCTCAAGTCGGTGATTTTGTTATGATCCGCCCCTGGGATGATATGGTAAAAGAGTTTGGCACTGATTCCTATGGAGATATCCCAACGCTTCCTGCCGCCATCTTTCAAAATATGAAACAATATTGCGGTCATTTCTACACTGTTGAAAGTGTAACCACTACCGCTGTTGGCTCCTGGTGCTCTTTTGCGGATGTAAACTATGATTTTCCTGTCTGTTCTCTTGTGCTACCCGTCTTTGAATCCACTCTCACCTTTGATGACCTTCTGAAAGGAGCTTCTTAATGAATTTCGATCCTCAGCCCGGTGATATCGTCACCATCCGTACATGGGATGACATGGCAGAAGAATACGGTTTGAATGAAAGTGGTGGAATTAAAACTCCGTTTCTCACCATTTTGGAAGGTATGAAACAATTCTGCGGCCACTCTTACATTGTAAAACAATCTGATAGACAATCATGTTCTTTTTACGATTTCCCTTTTTACTTCCCTATCTGTGCTCTTACCAATTATTCTTCCTCCTCGCAATCCATTCCCATTTCCTCCATCTCTTTTGATTCCCTCATCCAGCCTCTCATCACCCCCTGAAAGGACCACCCCAATGAAACAATTTTTCCAAACTGACCCGGACACCCGCCAGTATTGCCGTGCGCTCTCTCCCGCTACATACCAGTTCACTGACATCGTTCCTTTTCATTCCAAATCGGCTTCTCCCAACCGCAATTATTATGCCGTTGCCGCCGAAACGATTGACCTCTCTGCCTATACCATTCGCCAGCTGGAACAAGCCGTTGAACCTTATTACTGTTCTCTGCGCGGTCTTGTTGCCGCCTATGGTTCTGATACCACCTTGCCGGAAATTCTGCAAATCATCGCGGAATGTGTCTTTGAAAACATCGAAACCCCAAAACTTGTTTCCCCCGCTGCTGATTATCCCCGTGTTGTCTCCTACCAACGCCAGTGGATTTCCCGTCAGGAATCTATCCCCGGCCTGCCCAAAACAATGTTCAAATCCCTCACCGATTCCGCCGCTGCTTCTTAATCAGAAAAGGAGTTTTATAATTATGTCTTTTAATCCTCATCCCGGCGATGAAGTTACTATCCGCACCTGGGACGATATCGTTAAAACATGCAGTCTTGATTCTAACGGTTACATCAACACTTATCTGGACCGTTTTTCTGAAGAACAAATGAAACCCTATTGCGGTCGCACTTTTATTGTTGAAGAAATTGTTCATTATTCCAAAGTTTCTTTGTGTGGGCTTCGTGGTGCAAATTATAATTTCCCCTTTCAATTCTTAGTCGGTTGTCCTGCCTCTTATGAACCTCCTACTATGAATGATATTTCTCAACCCGCCAAACCTATTTTTTCTTGGAATGACATTATTTCGCAGTATGGAGATGACATCAGCAGTATCATGCACGGTGATATATTTACGCCCGGCAATTCTTATATTGCAGAAAAAGTCTACAGTGGCGTTGCTCTTCGGGTTGGTGATGTCGTTACGGTTCGTGATTGGGATGATATGAAAAAAGAGTTTCATTTATACAGTCCTGATACGATTCGTTTTCCCGGCACGGATATCCTAATGACGTCAAAAAAGCGCCAGTTTTGTAACGGAACCTATAAGATCAAAAACATTCCATGGGTGCCATTCTACGAGTCTCCGGTTTATGAATTTGAAGGTGTTCCCAATTATGAATTTCCTATTCAGTGTATCGCCAGCCGCTTCACTTCTTTTAATGATAGGAGATGATTTCATGTCCTACTTTACCCGCTACACTCTCGATGTTTTTTGCGATGACGATCCCACTCTCATCCCGGAACCCACCCGCTGTGCCATCCAGCATGAACTCCAAACCTTTTACGCCGATGCTTCCCCTTGCCTCAGACCCTTCGATCCTTCCGCCTATTTTTATGATGACGAGAACGATATCCTCACCTTCGACCCCGAAAATGAATGTCCGTTTGATGTCGCCAACGATATGATCGTCCTTTCCCGCTCCTTCCCTTCCCTCACCTTCCGTATTACCTCCAAAGGCGAATGTGACGATGACTACTGGCGTCAGTATTTTGTCAATGGCAAAACCTGTACCTGCCCCGGCAAAATCGAAATCACTTACGCCCCCTATAACCCCCGCAATCTCGAAGCCCCGTACTGATAACCGTACCACTTCCCATTTTTGTAATATTTTCCACCACCTTGTTTTACTTTTAACATTGTTCTATAACAAAACTTAAAAGGAGTTACATATTTATGAAAATCGTCAACACCGGCATCAAGTACCAGATTTACGATGATTCCCTTCGCACCTTTGATTCCCTGCCCGCCGCCACCTACTGCGTCCGCTTCTCCAAGCTCAGCGGCTTCTATCTGGAATCCCGCCCCAATATGCAGGTCAACGAAACGGTCTATGGCCCGCATGAATCCAAGGTTGAAAAAGTTATAGCGTCCTACAACGCTTTCCCGCGTTCTCTTGGCGTCATCCTCAGCGGTGCAAAAGGTATCGGCAAATCCATGTTTGCTCGCCTGCTCTCCACCCGCGCCATCTCTGCCGGCTTGCCCGTCCTTATTGTCGATGAAGCCATCCCCGGCATCGCCTCCTACCTCGAATCCATCGACCAGGAAGTCATGATCCTCTTTGATGAATTCGATAAAACCTTCGCCCACCCCTCCGATAATGATAAAACCGATCCTCAGTCCACCATGCTCTCCCTGTTCGATGGCACCTCCAACGGCAAACGCCTCTTCGTCGTCACCTGCAATGATCTCAAAGGTCTCAATGATTTCCTTGTCAACCGCCCCGGCCGCTTCCACTACCACTTCCGCTTCGATTACCCAACCGCTGATGAAATCCGCACCTACATGCAGGATAAGCTCAAGCCGGAATATTACGACCAGATCGATGCCGTCATCGGTTTTGCCGGTCGCGTTGACCTCAATTATGACTGCCTGCGTTCCATCGCCTTTGAACTCAACACCGGCCTGCCTTTCACGGAAGCCATCAAGGATCTGAACATTGTCAACCTCAACGCTGAGCACTATAACATCACCATGAAATTCGCAAACGGCGTTGTCTATACTGCCAGCAATGTCCGCCGTGATCTCTTCAACCCCTCCTCGGAAGAATACGTTCGTTTCTTTAACAAAAACGGCGATTTTATCTTCGAAGTCACCTACAACAATGATTCCGTTCAGTTCGATAAAACTTCCGGCACTCCCTTTGTTGAAGGCAAGGACCTCACATTTGAATACCGCCACATCTCCGATGATGAACTCTCTGACCCGGATGAAAAGGCTTGCTATGATGCCATCGCCCAGATCAAATCCACCACTCCCACCGCTCTCGCCTTCCGCCGCACCCGCTCCCGCGATATCCACTACGCCGTCTAAGGGGGTTGTCCCATGTCCGCCACAAATCCGCTTTACGATGAAGAGCTTCACTGCCGTCACTGCGCTTATCATGGTATCAAATGTAAGCGTGCCAATAACATCACCGTCAATCTTGTTTCGGATTGCGCTCATCCTCACTACGGTTCCTATCAGGGCATCTGTTCTGATTTTACTCCCAATCCCAACTACCCGTTCTACTTCAAAAACTGGACAAGCTTCCAGGATTATTTTGATCACGCCGTCCCGGATATCCCCCGTCCCAACCTGGCCGACCAAACTGCCGCTGCTGTTTTCTGTTTCAATGGCGATCGCAGCACTCTTTACTTTGTCAGCCAGAACGATTTTATCTTCGGCAACCTCTATCAAGATGGTAAGCTCCGCACCGTCTATCGCCAGGTCAAAACCAAAAACATTCATTCTTCGTCCGGCTATTCCTATCCAACCGAAGCCTGTGATTTCACTCCTCTGCCCCAAGGTGCTTCCGTTCCGCTGGAAGCTGTCTGCACCACCCAGCCCGCCTATCCGCCTTTAATCTACACCCCGCCTCTCACCTCAGAACAGGATTGTCCTTACCCCCATGATGAAACTTTTACCCCAAACGTTTGGGAAGGCAATGATTTCATGCTACCGCCTACCGTCTGCCCCTGGGGTCCCAACGTCCACCGCTGGCTCTCTTATTTTGGCGAAGGCTACACCTCGGCAAAGGATGATTCTCCCCTCGATCTCTATTGTTCTCCGTCCGCTGGCATCCGCCTGCAAGTTACCGGCCCCTACTTTTACTTAACGGAAACTCACCCCGGTACCGAGCTTCTTTTCACCAACAATGAATCCCATCGCAACTTTCTGGCTCAAAACTACCCTCTTGCCCACCGCGATATGTCCAGGGACCGCGCCCTGCAACTCCTCTCCCGCACAAAACCGGATTGCAAACTCTGGCAGATTTTGCGTGCTCACTGCCTGCCCCTTGCCCGCAATTATTATCGCCGCAACAATTACCGGCAAACGGCTGGCTACCCCAAACGTGAGTCAACAACCCCGCCTAAACCGGCTCGCCGGTTATAGACGAGGCTTGCGGGGAAACTCGTAAGCCCGGTTGATTAGCCTCTGTGAACGGCAACTTTGGCTGCTGTGAACTCCGTTATGCATTTGATGAGCAATCATCTTCATAATATAGGCACCCCGATTATGCTCCACAAGTGTCGGGCTCTGCGGGTAGTGTATGTGTCAATGGCACAAACCGTTGATATGTATTACGTTAAAAATCTCTGAGGGTAGGAGATGTGCGGCTGCCACGCCGAAAGGCTAAAACAGTGCATAACATTGGCGAAGTGGACCACAGGGCGCAAGCCCTGCCTTATAGTTTCATTACTATTTTACGAAAGGAGTATCTTGCATGAGCACTTGCGTTTGTGTTCTCGGCAACAATGGTGAACGCTTAATGCCTACCATCCGTCTTGGCAAGGTGCGCCACCTCCTGAAAGACGGAAAAGCCAAAATTGTTAAGCACCATCCGTTTACCATCCAGCTGTTATATGACAGCGAAACGAATGTTCAACCCATCGAAATCTGTGAGGACGTCGGCTACAACTACATTGGAGTCAGCGTGAAAAGTGAATCTCATGAATATGTGTCTGCTCAGTATGATACATTGCAAGACGAGAAAGAACATCACGATGACTGCCGTATGCATCGCCGTACACGCAGAAACAGATTGCGCTACCGTAAGCGGCGCTTCGATAACCGCAAGCGCGACAAAGGTTGGCTTGCACCTTCTCTAGGACACAAGAAACAGCTGAATATCAGTCTTATCGAACAGTATGTATCTGTAATTCCGATTACTCACGCAACGGTTGAGGTTGGTTCCTTTGACACGATGCTGCTGCAAGCTATCCAGAAAGGCGAAGCGAAACCGGAAGGCGTAGACTACCAGAAGGGTCCGCGTTACAACTTAGCTACACTACGTGAGGCGGTATTCTACCGTGATGATTACACCTGCCAGGTTTGTGGGCGTAAAATTACGGATGGTGCCATCCTGCACATGCACCACATGTTCTACTGGAAAGGCAGACATGGCAATAGTCTCAGCGAGCTTATAACAGTATGCGAGAAGTGCCATACACCAGCTAACCATCAAAAAGGCGGCAAGCTCTACGGATTTGGTGAAGATATAAAGTTCGCTAATCTTTCTGGTGCGGCATTCATGAACACCGTGCGCTGGCAAATCGTTAATGTACTTTACGCTGCTTTTGGAAAGCCGTTCGTCACATTCACTTATGGTGCGATGACCAAAGAAAAGCGGATTGCTCTTCATCTTGAAAAGAGTCATAACAACGATGCGTATGCAATGGGCAGTTTTCATCCAGTTAACCGCTGCGCGTTTGAACATTATGAAAAGGTGAAACGCAATAACCGCATTCTCGAAAAGTTTTATGACTCGCAGTACATTGACACTCGCACTGGTGAACTAACTAACGGCAAAAGCTTATTCAACGGTAGAATCAGCCGCAGCCATAAAAAGGATTCCGAGAACCTGCACAAGTACCGTGGAAAGAGGATTTGTAAAGGGCACCGCGCTCTACGCCGAAAAAAAGTGGCCCTCAATCCCGGAGATTTAGTTTCTCTCAACGGAGAAATTCTTGTTGTCTATGGCACTCATACCAAAAAGAATGGTTCTGTAAACGTGGAATTCAAAACTCCATCGAGAGATGGTAAAAAATCCGCAAGCCTTAAAAAGCTGAAAATTGTTAAAACGTCAAACCTCATGCATTCTGCGTGGACTAAAGTATCTTAAAAAACTAAAGAAAGGAGACACGGGGTATTTGGACTTACTAAGTGTGCCTCAAATGTACTCTTAGTCAACGCATTCCTCACAGCCTAAGTCGCAAGCGATTATAGACGGTGTACCTGCGCACAAATTTGAATGGACCACCGAGGAAATAAATCTTATCCTCGTCCACTCCATCCCCGACCGTCAGCTTTCTGCCCGTCTTCAGCGCAGCGTCCAGCCCATCCAAGTCATGCGCTGCCGTCTTCGTTCCAAATAAATTTCAATTTTCAAAATCCAAGGAGGTAACAATTATGTTAGGTGGTTTTGGTTTAATTCTCGGTATCGCTGGTCTGTTCGGTTCTGCCGCTGCATCCGGCTATACATCCAATGATATTAAAGATTTTAATGCCCTCGGTGCCTATCAGCGCTCCATCTCGGAACCCACCCCGGAAGAGAAAGCCATCTATGAAAAGTGGCGTGGCAAAACGTTTAATCAGCGGCATGAAGCTTTTTCAATGCTTGCAGGGGAACATCACGTTGATTGTGCCGATGCCAAACGTATCTGGTGGCAGCATATCTTCGAGGATGAAAAAGTTGAGGTCAACCCCAATTATCTTGACCGTATCAGCGGCGTGCATGACCGCGCTCTGACCTATAAGGCAGAACAAATCGGCAAAAAGCGCCGCGGCTGGTAAGGCAGGTGAATCCTTATGCTCATCAAATTTCTTCTCCTCCTCCTTATGTTTTTCTCCCACCTCATTGCCGATTACAATCTCCAGGGCATCCTCGCCGATCTCAAGCAGCGTTTGTGGTGGGACCTCAAGTACTCCAAGGTATTCGTTCAGGAGCATTATCCTGTTGATTACATCACCGCCCTCATCGAGCATTCCTTTATGTGGTCAACCTGCATTACGATCCCGCTTCTGGTTTATTCTCTGTTCGTTCCTTATAATCCCCATGCAATTGCCTATTTCTGTTCCTCCATTCTTACCAATACCGGTTTTCATGCTATTATCGACCACCAAAAAGCGAACGAAGGTTCTATTTCTCTTACCACCGACCAGCTCCTTCATACCGGTCAAATCTTTTTTACCTGGCTGTTCTTCGTTCTGTCCTATTAAAAAAAATAAAAACCAGGGTCGCAAAACCCTGGCGTACATCCTCCCATTCAAAGGAGCCTTATCATGAATTCTATCCCTCAGTCCTCCCAACAGCTTGTTGAGCTGCTCAAATCTAGATCCCTTCACATCTCTGCTGCCGAAAGCTGCACCGCCGGCCTCTTCTCTTCCTCTCTTGCCAGCATCCCCGGCGCATCCAGCGTTATGGAGTACGGCTTTGTCACTTACTCTGCCGCTGCCAAAACGAACCTTGTCTCTGTCAAACCGGACACCATCAAGAATTACACTGTTTATTCCGGTCCTGTCGCCGCCCAAATGGCAATCGGCGCAGCTCAAAAATCCGGCGCAGAGCTTGGCGTTGGCATCACCGGCATTGCAGGTCCTCATGCGGAATCTCAGCCTGCCGGCACTGTCTATATCGCCGTGGCCAATTCGGAGATCCAAAATGTTTTCGTCCGCCGCTATCTTTTTCAGGATCACGACCGCAACATCATCCGTCAAAAAGCCGTCCTTGCCGCCATGGATCTTGTCACCGCCGTCATCACTTCCACCGGCCGCCAGCCCCACTTTGCCTGGTCCTGCAGCCCCGCCATTATCCATACCGTAACCGAATCCAAAACCCACTCATTCTAATCACTATATAATAAGGTAGGTAATTGTTATGAATAGAGAACGCCGTTCCAGAATTCGCGGTCTTATCAAAGCTTTCAAGGATCTCTCCTCTACCATCCAGAACGATCTTTCCTCCCAGGTTCAGGACTTGCACGATCTTGAGGAAGAAGCCTTCGATAATATGCCGGAGTCTATGCAGGATTCCGACCGCGGCACCGCCATGCAGGATGCCATGGATGAGCTTCAGTCCGCTGTTGATCTCTGTTCCGAAGCCTCCGATGCCATTGATTCCATCGTGGATTCTTTACAGGCCGCTACAGCATGATCTTCCCTCCCCATCAGGTAGTCTACCGTGCAGTGCATCTCGTCCGCCAATACACCCAGCGCCCAAAACCCTGGGTAGTTGATTCCGTTCTCCCACCCCATCACGGTGTGGGTTCCGCATCGCAGCCGCTCTGCCAGTTCTCGCTGGCTTATCCCGTTTGCCTTGCGCCACTCTCGTATAATTTGCCCAATCTCCATATTTTCGTGTCCCCTTTTCAATGTTAGTACAGGTTTCAGTTCTAGTATTTTGAATTCCTTTGTGCTATACTCGCATTATACAACAAACGGTTGTAAATTACAACTGTTGGGATTAAATTCCCACCATTTTCCAGTCCATCTTTTCGGACGTCAACTGATAAGGAGGAGCCATGAATACACAAACTATTACCCTTGCCCAGCTTGCCACCGCCTGCCAAAACGCAGCCTACATCAATGTCCACCTCTACACCCCGGCCATGTCTTCCCTCTCCACCTTCAAGCCAGATCAAATCCGCTTCATGTCTGCCTCCACCGGCGTCACGCTGCTTCGCTTCCAAAGCAAAACCAGCACCATCGTCCTGCAGGCTCTCAGCATTCAGGCCGCCGTCACCCCCAGCACCCCCGGCAACGAGATTCCTTTTGGTCGCTGTACCTACTCTTACACCACCTATGATTTCGCCCTGGATGGTGTAAATTATTCCGTAAATATTTTTCAAAAATCTTGAATTTTACTGTTGACTTCTTGTAAGTAACGTGGTATGATAATATCACAAGGTAAGCAATAAATAAGTAAAGGAGGTTTCCCCGCTATGTTCAAACCCAGTACCTCGGTTCCCAAGTTTGGCGAAATCCGGCTGGGCTGCACCCCGCAAGACCATGCTCTGCTCGGTACGCACAAGTACGTTGGCATTCATCCCTATCTGGTCGTCAGCAATGATATTTATAACAAATTCAGCGGCCAATGCGATGTTATTCCCTTCACCACCAAGCGCTTTGCAAGTGCCAGTCCAACGCATGTTGATTACCCAGCCGGTTCCATCCGCGGCCTTACGCGGGATTCTACCCTCGTGGTCGAAGCGCGGGATACTCTCCTGAACTCTCAGCTTGGTGAACCGATTGCCCGCTTCTCGGATGAAAACTGGCAGCAGGCCAAAAAAGCTTTCCTTACTCAAAATCCATTCCTTACCCGCTGGGTCATCCCGGAACCCCGCCCAACACCGGTTGCATAGTTTTTCTTTGCATTTCCTGTCTACATACGTTATACTATAAATAACTAGAAAGGCAGGATCTGTATGGGCAAAACTATTATCGATCGGTATAACAATGATTCTGTTCGTATTGATCGTTATCAGCAACTTATCTCTGATATTACCAATGCTTATATTACGGTCAATCACGGCAAAACCGTTCCGCAGTATATCCAAAAAATCATTCCCCGGCTGTCCTACACGCTCGAAACATATGAGCATCAGTACGGCACCCGGTTTGAATCCTTTTCCTATCAGCAGTACGCATCGTTTTATAAGCAGGCAATCATCGGCAACTCGGCAAGTGCAGTTATCAACCGCAACAAGCTGGTCCTTCTCTCCTGTTACCTGGATTACTTGGCTCTTCAAAACGTTATCACGCTAGATCAGTCAACAGGTCATCCGTTCCGTCAGTTTCTTCAGATGTCACTGGCTGATAATGAGGACGATTCTCAAATTTCGTCCAAGCCATCCCTCACTACCGTTTCCAATCCCAGCAAACCCACTCTGCAGCAGTCCCTTGATTCCTATTCTCAGCAGATGCTCTTTTCTGATGAAGAATTCGAATCTCTGCTGGAAGCTATCTTTAATAACAGCGATCTGGACTGTATGCCCCGTGCAATCTATACCCTTGCCTGGTGCGGTGTGGAGGTCAAAAACATTGCTCTTATCAAAAAAGCGGATGTCGATCTTACCCGTATGGTAATTTACGCCACCGAACAAAATCACCTCCCGCAGGATATTGTGATTTCTTCCTCTTTCTGCTGTATCAACCTTGAAAAAGCCATGCTTGCGCAAAGTATCCTGGTGCCCAATCGTACCGGTATGCGTGAAGTATTGTTTTTTGGCCGTGATGATTATGTGATCCGCGGTGTAAAAGGCGCCAACAAGGCCGAAACGCCGGACCCGGACGCCAGCGGTTTTTATATCGTCAATAACATCAACCGCGTCTATTCTCAGCGCCAAGAACAGCTTCCGGTGAACAATCCCTTCAAAAACAAAAAAGTTCTCGTCAGCTCTTGTTATAAATCCGGCCGGTTCCTGCGGCTCTTCAAAACACAACAGCTGTCAGAAAAACTCTGGGGCGTTTATAGCAATGATTTCGTTTACTCTTACAAAAAGTGGCTATCTTACAAGCAGCTCAACTTAAAATAATTTTTCTTCATCGTGGGGCATCGTCGTCCCACATTTTTACGGGCGCTATATTACAAGTTTTCGCAAACACTATTTTCAGGAGGTTTTTCCAATGACTACCGAATCCATGTCCATTCACCGCGCTCTGGTGGAACTCAAAACTATTGATTCCCGCATCATCAAAAAGATCGATTCCGCCAAGTTCTGTGTCGCCGCCAAAGCCAAAGCTACCAAGCTCGGTGCAATCACGGTGGATGAATTCAAAACATCTGCTCAGGCCAGTTATGATTCCGCTATGGATCTCATCAATCGCCGCAACGCCATCAAGGCCGCTGTCTCCAAGTCCAACGCGGTCACAGAAATTTCAGTGAACAATAAAACTTATACCGTAGCCGAAGCCATCTCCCTCAAGCAACACGGTATGGAATACCTGGACTACCTGCGCAGCCATATTCAGGCCCAGTATTCAAACGAAACCTCTCAGATCACTTCCGCCAACCTCCGCGTGGAAGCCAAGGCCGACGATATGGCCAAATCGATCTGCGGCGGCGATTCCAAAACCAAGGATGCCGATCCTGAAACTGTCGCCAAGATCCGCAACACCTATCTTGAACAGAACTCCATGGAGCTGGTCGATGGCCTCACCAAAGGCTGCACTCAAATCATTGAAGACCTGCAGTCCCAAATCAATTCCTTCAACAACGAAATTGATTCTGCCCTCTCTGTTTCCAACGCCATTACCCAGATCACATTCAGCTACTAAGCTGTTTTGATACCATTTGCCTGTATACCGAAAGCGTCAAACCACAAGCCGCTTTGTCCGCTGTGGAATAATGACAAAGTTAAAACTATAAACACCTGTTCCACGCTATCAAATTATGATAAAAATATTGGTTCATTCTTTGTGGCTGCATTTTTTTGTATGCTCAGCCCGTCAGAATGAATGTTTTGCCCGGAAAGTTTAATGCTTAACGCTTAAACCTTAACGCTCAAATTTCAAACCTTATTTTTCATCAAGGTTTATTCCTCAACCCCCAAGGCTCAAGGCTCTATTAAATCCTTGGCGCAAGGTCATGTGCATGGCTGTGTCGGCACCTCGCTGTCCTCAAGGCTGGTACATGGGCAACGTGCGAAGGCGGTAGCACGTTAAAACAATCCGCCCTGGTAAGCGGCTGTCGTACAACGGCCAGTATACAAGCCTTCCAAGCTTGGGATGGGGGTTCGACACCCCTCAGCCGCTCCACAACAGAATAACTTCATTTTGGTTTCACACCGTAAAGTCCCGTCACACCGGCACGGCCGTGGATTGGCCGCACCGGGTAGCAAACGGCTCCACACCTCGGTCATATCCAGTGGTCAGCGGCTTTTTCGGGGTTCTTGTTTCCAGTCAGTGCAAACAGTTTGTCGAGCTGTCTGCGGCTGAAAATGTTCTGTTCGTATTTCCAAATGAACTGCGAAAAGCTTACGCCCTCTTTGTTATCAAACGCAACCCACTTGTCATAAATGGCGTTGTTACAATCATCCTGTAATAACGTATATCCAGGTGTTTGAATTTGAATCTATGTACCCGTCACCAGTACAAATATATGTACCATATTTCGGGGTGTCGTCTCCATCATGAATTTATTCTGTTACTATGCCAGGTTAGCTCAATGGCAGAGCAGCCGTTTTGTAAGCGGCAGGTTGTGGGTTCAAGTCCCCCACCTGGCTCCACCGTTCCGGTTCACTCCGGGGCGTCATGGCTCCCAGCGCCGGTCAAGTCTGGGGTACGCGGAGGGCCATCTCTCCGTCAAATCAGTGGGTGAAATAAACTCGCTGGACGCTTTATTCTGGTCTAACCCCCAGATGCTAAAGCAATGGCAGAGCAGCGGCACACTGCCTCAAAACTATTCCGTTTGCACCTTCGGGCAGGTAACAGTCCACCTTGCCGGGTTCAAAGCCGTCTTTACGGCAGTCTTAACACGCAGCACCCGGCATGAAACCGATCGGCAGAACTTTTGGTCAGCTTCCAAACATCTTTCTGGCCAATGACAAGATGGGAAAGTCCTCCGGGCTGCGGCGAGTAGTAAGCAGCGGTAAGTACCTATCGACATATGGTGAGACGGCTAAGCACGTCACTGGTACCTCAAGGGTGGGATGCCCTTTCACACGGAGCAATACTCAAGCTGGTTTAAGAGGCGTCCCTGCTAAGGTCGTAGGGTGGTTTATCCCGCCGCGTAGGTTCGAATCCCACTTGCTCCGCCAGTGGCCGGGTCGCTCCCGGACGATCTGAGAGGATGGGGTATCCCTCAGCCAGAAATGAAAATGCTCAGTGGTGTACTAGTCCCTCTGGGAAGCCCCACATGGAACGTTAGCACAGTGGTCAGTGCCACCGGCTCATAACCGGTCTTACGCTGGTTCAAATCCAGCACGTTCCACCAAGAGAGCCGCAGCCTCTGGTGATTTATCACCAAGCGTAACATCCGGCTCGAAAAAAGCCCAGTCAGGCAAACCTGACACCCATCATCCCGCTGGTAAAACCGTGCTCCAGCACCGCACTCCGGTCATATCCGAGCGCTTATCCAAGTCGAATGGGTTCTGTGATAGACAATCACTTCAACTGCGGTGGGATGATTTTTTTCTTTGGTGTCTCGCCCTCACGGCGTTTCATATTCCCGGCAAAGCCCCTGGTACCTACAGGCACCGCCTTTACGGTCTGCCCCGCATACCGCTTCCCGGTCATACCCGGAAGATTAAATTTCCTAAGATGATGTCAACCTACAAGTTCTCGCTATGCCAGCTCGAACTTGTCGTTTGCCGGGATTTTATTTTTTTTGATTCTATTGACTATCGGTTGTAAGGAGAAAATTGAAGTGAACAATAATTATTGCCCGATTCCCGGCGCAAGCCAGCCGAAAGAACCAGTGCGGCTGATCGATGCAAACAGCATGTTACGTTTAATAAACATAAGCGGTAGCGCCTATGACGGAATCGAATATCAAGCATATGAGGCTGGTGTCGAATATGTTCGCGGTCTGATTGACTCCGCACCAACTATAGACCCTGAATCCCTGCGGCCTACGGCGCACATTATGCGTGGAACTGTGCCTGATACACACGATGATGCGTTTTGCAGCAATTGCCGTTCATATCTTGGTGTTCCTGGCGTTGATTACGAAGATTATGATTCGGTTTTAAGCCACAGATATAAATATTGCCCATATTGCAATGCAAGGATAGTGAGCGCAGATGAATAATATGAGGTTTGATACCAAAAACAGCCGGTGCGTTTCCGTCGAACGGATGACGCCGGACGAATTGCGCCAGCTGCACCGCCTTGCCATCGAGCGTCGCACCGAAGCCTGCTTTGGCTGCGGGCTGGAACATGATTGTTTTGTGTATGGATGTGCCGTCATCCGCAAAGCATTGCGGCTGTTGGGAGGTGGGGCGGATGCCTGTCTTTGATTTCAACTGTCTCTATTAACCATCATAAAACGAAAAAAACCGATACGTTTTCCGGCCACTACCACAAAATTAACATTCACTGAATCCTCTTTCACTGAATTCTTATTCAGCAAAAAGCCATAGAGCATCGCAGCACATTTTCTGCGGGGCTTTCTATTTTTTACTCTTTTTTCAAAGGGGGTGTTTCCATTCCAGCCGCATTTGTCCTTCTCATAATCCTTGCAGCCATCCTTTTTTGGGCTTGGCTTTCCCCGCACTATGATGAATTTGGTTCCAAAATTCTCGATTTCTTCCGTCAGTTCACCAACAAAAAATAAGGAGTTTTTCAATGAACAAAACCGTTGGCGCAGTTATCTCTGCCTTTGTCATCATCTTCTGTATCGTTATTGCTCTGTTTTGTACTGTCCGTATTCCTGCTGGCTATGTCGGCGTCATTTATAACATGAACGGCGGCGTGGCGGAAACCACCCTTACTCAGGGCTTCCATCTTGTCAAACCCACCCAAAAGGTCACTACCTACACCATCGGCATCGAACAGTCTTACCTCACCTCCGGTTCGGACGGTGATTCCAAAGGCGATGAATCCTTCGAAGTCCCGTCCAATGATGGCAAAGGTCTCACGGTCGATTTAACTTTTACCTACCGTTTTGATCCCGATCATGTCGCTGATACCTTCACCCGTTTCAAGGGTCAGTCCGGTAAAGACGTCAAAGAGGTTTTTATCAAGCCCAATATCATGTCCTGGACCAAAGAGGTCACGGCCAAGTATTCCGTCATTGATCTGCTTGGCGACCAGCGTGCTTCCCTCAACTCGGAACTCACCGCCTACCTCAAGGATAAGTTCGAGCCTTATGGTATCATCATTGAATCCGTTTCTCTGATCAATATCGACCCCGATGACGAAACCCGTGCTGCTGTCCAGAAAAAGGTCAACGCTCAGCAGGATCTGGAGCTGGCAAAGATCGAGCAGCAGACCGCCAATGTCAATGCCGAAAAAGAAAAAGAAGTTGCTATCACGAAAGCCAACCAGGAAAAAGAAACCGCTCAGATCAACGCCGAAGCCAAACTGATCGAAGCCCAGGCTCAGGCCGATGCCAACCGTCTGATCTCCCAGTCCCTCACCCCGGAACTGATCCAGCAGCAGATGTATGAAAAATGGAATGGTCAGCTTCCCACTGTCCAGGCCGGTTCCGATGCTCCCATTATTGTCGATACCACCAACTAAATCCTGTTCCACATTTGGAGGTGTTCTTATGGTCATTCTTAATTCCGGTACCTTATTGCTTCTTGTTTTGCTTGCTTTTGCTGCCGGCTTCCTTGTTGATGCCGCCATCGGTGTCCGCGCCCATCTTCATGATAAGGAGGACTAGATCATGAACACTTCCAAACCTAACCCGCACACGATCACCCCCACCACCGTCATGGAATCTGATTTCGATGAACCCACGCCTCACCGCAAACCCGGCAAATCCACCGGTCGTCCCCGCTCCCGGCACAAGCACATGTATACCCTCGGCTGGGCCTCTTATACTTTCGATTCTCATCTTACCGGCAAAACGTTCACCCGCTACCTACCCGTCAATTATTGCACCATCTGCGGCCGTCTCGGTGGCGTGTCAGTTTCCCAATTTACCGGTCAAGAACCCAAAGTCCCTCCCATTGGCTCCAAGGTGTTTGTTGTGCCGTCTTTTGGCACCAACGCTTTAGATCTTAATAATTTTATCATTTTCAAAGGAGAATGAATTATGAAACCTAAGTTCCGTCTTGGTGATCGTGTCACCGTCATCAAACCTTATGTTGCCCCCATCCCTGATTATGTCAAGGACAGCGAAATTTTCAACGATCTTTACAAGGCTTTTGGCTTGGATAAAGATATCCGTGGTGTCAAGCCCGGCGATACCTATACCATCATTGAAGCCGAATCCAAACCTCGCACCCGTTCCGACGGCAAAACTGTTTATGCCTATTCTTACCAGGGCAAAAGCGGCAAGCGTTCCGATTTTGTCTTGTGGGAAGATGAAATCAAGCTGGTCGAAGCCACCAAGCCCGCCCCGGAAGATGATGACGAAGAACCGGATACCGTCACCATCGAGATCGAAGTCTCCCTGGACGACAAGGCCGAAGCTCACCGCATCGCTCACAAAGCTGTCGAGCTGGCTTTCAAGTCCTATGCCGCTATCACCAAGGCCACCAATGATCCCGTCTCCATCACCTGGACTGATGATGAAATCGCAGCAGCCCGCAAAAAGGTTATTGAACTGTCCTCCCGCGTCACGGAACATGGCGGCGATATGATCTTCCAGCGTTCCGGCAATACCGTATGCTGTGCTATTTATACCTCCAGCTTTGACGGTAAATCCGCTTCCAAAGGTTTCGCCAAGCCTTTCGATCACGACCCCTTCAATGAATGGATCGGCAAGTGTGTCGCCGCCTGCAAAGCTATGGGTGAACCCATCCCCGGCTTCATCGCCCACAAAAACACCAAACAGGATGCTGCGTGATGGGCACAGCACACGAATTTACCGCCCGCATCCGCAGCTTTGCCGAGTGCCAGCGTCTTAACCAGGTCTCCAAAGAATGCGGCCAGGTCGTTGTCATCGACCGCAACGGCAACCAAGCCAGCGCCAAAAGCCTGCTCTCCCTTATGAGCCTGGATTATTCCGCATCGGTTCGCATTGTGGCCTCCACAGCGGAAGAACTCTTCGCCCTGTATACCGCCCTTCTCGCTTTGAAATGATTTGTCAGGAGGTGTCCGCCACGTTCATCCTACCGCGCTCCCCGCCCCCGTTTTTTCGTCAAACCACCGCAATCATTTTTTCACTTATCTTAACGGGGGTGTTCTTACATGTTTATCTGCAATGTCTGTAAAAAGATTTTTCCTGATTTCAAAAGTTACGGTATGCGCATGAACTACCGCTTCGGCTATGGCTCTGAAAATGACGGCGATATCTTTGACCTCACCGTCTGTGATTCCTGTGCCGATACTGTTGCCAACGCCATTGAATCCGTCTGTGCCATCAACCCCCATCTCACCGTCGATGATGCCTTCTTCCCCTGCGATGAAGCATGTTCCGGCGATTGCTCTAACTGTTCCGGTGATTGTGCCGCCTCCCAGGACGATGAATCCTATGACTTCGAGGATGACGATACCGATGAAGAAAACGACGATGACGATTCTGACCTTGATTTTGACGGCTGATTAACCCCGCCTTTTTATTTTTTTCTTTTCTAATTACAAGTTTTCGTAAATATGCCACATTAAGGAGTTTTCTATGCCTAAAAAAAACAACACCATCACCTTCAACTTTGTTGGTGATTTTACTCCTTCCACCAAAAATGATTTGCTCACCTCCACCCCGGTTACTTACGGCGGCATGTCTGATACCCGCCTCCAGCTTAGCTTTGGTGTCAAGGTCGGCAGCAGCGTTCAGTTCGTCTCCCTGCTGGACACTTCTCGTTCCGGCGATGTCATCAAAACTTACGACCGGGATAATAACCCCATTGATATCCGCTGGTCTGACCGCCTTGACCCCGATGTTATTTCCAAGGTTGCTCCCTACCGCACCTACCGCACCAACATCGGCTCGGATGAAACCAGAACCTTCATCACCGGCTATGATCTGGCCGAGTACCTGGCCGAAGCTCTCAAGAACTACACCGGCCGCATTACCGTCAATGGCCGCATGGTCCTCCGTTACGATTCCAAAGGCATCCTGCGCCGCAACTTCAACATTGATTCCGTTTGGAAACCCCTGCTCGATAAAGACGGCGAACCGGTCGAAAAGCCCAAGCTGGCCATCATGGTTCCCTTCATCTTCAACAAGGATTGTATCGACAAAGCCGACCTCAAGGAAACCGGCAAGATCTACGTCAACGGCTATGTTGAATCCTACATCAACAAGGACGAAGGCGATAAGTATCTGCCGTTGCAGATGATCTTCAATACTGCCGTCTACAACATGGATGACCCCGGTGAAAAGTCCACCTATGAGTACCGCATGGGCGAGCTGGATACCAAAGCCAAAACGATGTTCTGCATGATGTGGGAAGGCCGTGTTGTCAACGGTGCTGAAGAAAAGCCGTTCGATGAATCCTGCCTCACTCCCTTCCAGCTGCGTTCCATCAAGGCCGGCAATGCCACCCTCGATGATTTCCGTCCCCGCGGCTCCATCTACGGCAACCGTGTTCAGGAACTCCGCCTCATGCGCCCCATGCCCCGCAATGATTTCAAGGATGGTCCGATCGACCTCGGCCTCAAGAATTCCGAGTTTGTTGACCTGATCTACACCCCCACGAAGGATGAATCGGTTGCCGATATGGAAAAGTCCGCCAAAAAAGAGCCTGAAACCCCGCCCTTCACCGCCCCCACCTCGCGGGATGAAGACGAGCTGTTTTAATTAACCACCAACACAAAAGGAGCGTGAACCTATGGCATTCAAAATGAATCAGATCAGCTGCGATCTTGCCAGCTACCCTTATTACATGCTGCTGTCCCCGCGTAAATTCGGCAAAACAACCTGGTGGCGCAACCTCGTTGTCGCCGCCTGGGGCAATGCCTCCAAGGGTCTGCTCATCTCCTGCGGCACCGAGTCCGGCTTCCACCACCTCGATAACCTCCAGGTCGAAGAAGCCCTCACCTGGGACGATGATTACGATGAAGAAACCGGCCACCGCGGCCTTGTCCAGATCGTCGATGATCTGATCGAAAACAATGCCGACTACGGCATCAAGGGCGTCTGCTTTGATACTTTTGATACCCTCTTTGATATCGCCACCGATGAAGTCATGCGGGAATCCCGTCGTGAAACCGGCAAGTCCTGTAAATCCATCAATGATGCCTTCGGCGGCTCTGACCGCCTGATTAAAATCATCAACGATCAGCTCTCCCGCATCCGCAACGCCGGCATCGCCGTCTTCATCCTGTCCCATACCAAGTTTAAGGAGCGTACCGACCCCCTCACCGGAGAAAAGTATGAGCAGCTCACAAACCTCATGCAGGACCGTACATACAGCGCCATTGCTGATAACGCCCAAATGGTCATGGTTGGCACCATCGAGCGCGATATCGCATCCGGCAAAATCGAAAACGAAAAGCGCGTCATCCATCTGCGCGGCACCTCCACCATTGATGCCGGTTCCCGCTTCAATGATCTGCCCGAAACGATTACCCTTGATCCGCAGGATTTCCTCGCCGCCTTCAAACAGGGTGTCGCCGGTGCTCACACGGTTGCTCCGGTTACGGATAAGCAGATCGATGCTGCTGCCAAGGCCGAACAGAAAGCCGCCGCCAAACAGGCAGCCGTAGCCCGCAAAAAGGAGGAAGCCGAAAAGCAGGCCGAACAGGACGAATCTCACCGTGATGAATATTACAACACCATTGTCAATGGCTTCTCCAATGCCTCAGATGAAATCAAGGCCAAAGCCAAGGAGCTGTTGGCCGCTACCGGTGAACCCAAGTTCTCCTCCCCCAACATCCCGGCTGCAACCCTGCGCCAGATCGCTGACCTCTTCGCAGCGTAAAGGTGGTGTCAAATATGGCAGCACCCAAAGTCCGTAAAGGCCGCCGCGTCATCTGTCACGCCACCGGCATCTATGGCAATTCGCTGGACTATTTCAAGGCCCCGGATGGTTTTTATTACCAAACCAAAGAGCTATATGAGCAAAAAAAGCAGGAATCTGATTATTACCGTCAGGTTGTTACCCGCATGGCTTCCTATATGGGCTATGAGCCGGGCGATGTTTTCCCAACGGTCATCACCCGCGGCCTCATGCAATTCAAGCATTACGGCTATGCCGCTGTCCTTGTCACCATGGAGGAATGCCAGTCCAAAATTGAATACGCTCTGGCTTCCCGCTCTTTCGGTTCGGACTATCAAAAAGCATCCTACCTCATGGCCATCCTTACCAACAATATCAACGATGTTGCCCGCCGCCTCAAATCTCAGCAGGAATTTGAATCCCGTCAGGCTGCACCCCAACAGGCTCCGCCCCCGCAGGATTTCACTTCCGCTGCTCAACCCAAAGATATTACAGATTTTCTGGAAGGCGGTGACTAAATATCGAACTCCAAACCTGTCTTGATAAAATCAATACCTCCCGCGCTCAAGACGAAGCCTCTTTTGTTTTCTGCCTCTGGAAAGAACCGGTTTTGTTTGGCGAGTACGATCAGGTCAACTTCGGCAATGATTTAACCATCAAAACCAAAGATGCCCTCTTCTACTACCAGCTTGGCCGCGGCATGTATGATTCCGGCTTCCGCAATTTTGACAGCATTTCGGTCGATACTTACCTTTCGGATAAAGCCGATACCCGCAAAGTCTTCTCGGCCTACGGTGGCTACCCGGAAGTCGAAAAGCTCAAATCCCTTGTGGATGTTGATAACGTCGAAGCCTACTTTGACCGCATCTCCAAGCTTAACACCCTCTCCGATCTCTGCGAGCAGTTTTTCAAAACTTTCCAGGATACCTCCCGCTTTGATTCCATGTCCAACTCCCAAGTCTACGATTTTTTCGATTATCAGCTCAACACCATCAGCATGAACTCCACCCGCGATATGAAAGTCGAATCCGTCGCCTTTGATGAATCGTATATCACAGAACTGGATAAGGGCGAAACGGTCGGTCTGAATTACGGTAAAAACTGCCCCCGCCTCAACTGGGCCACTCTCGGCCTTCCCCTTGGTGATCTTTACATGCTGGGCGGTTTCTCCGGCACTGGCAAAACCTCTTTCGTGTTTGAAAATATGATCCTGCCTTTAACCGAATCCGGTGTCAAGTGCTGCATCATTTCAAACGAAATGCAGGTCCGTGCCTACAAACAGCTGCTCACCATCCATATCCTCACCAATGATCTCGGCTACTGGAAAATGACCCGCAAGCATCTCAAGGTCGGCAAGTTCACGGATGAACAAAAAGAAATGCTGCTTAAAGCAGCAGCCATCAGCCAAAAGAAATACTCTTCCATCCGCTTCATCAAAATGTTCGATAACGATACCTCCCGCGTCATCAAGTCGGTTCGCAAATATTCCAAACTCGGCTACCAGATGTTCCTGTGGGACACCATGAAGTCGGACGATGACGGCGGCAATATGGAAATGTATCGCCAGCTCTTGCAGTCCTCGCGCAAAATTTTCCAGTGTGCCAGCCGGGAAAACGTCTCCATCGTCTGTACCTATCAGCTGGCTCTCTACATGAAAAACCAGCGCTTTCTCGATGCCTCCACCCTTTCCAACGGCAAACAAATCAAAGAGGTCTTTTCCGAAATGATTTATATCCGGGAACTTTGGCAGGATGAATACACCGGCGAAAAATGTGATTGTCACGCATACACCCGCACCCGCAAACCGGATGGCACCTGGGAAAAATTCACCACCCCCATCACGCTGGATAAAACCAAAAAGTACATCGTCGCCTTTCTCGATAAAACCCGTAACGATGAAGACGGTCAGCAATTTTTGTATGAAGCAAACCTCAGCTGGAACAACTGGAAAGAGGTCGGCTATTGTACCATCCGCAATGACCATGTAGCCATCGGCCGTTAAAGGGGGTGCGCCCATGAACGCGGCACTCCTCTCCCAGCGCCTGATCGGCCACTCGGATGATATCTACACCATCCTCGAAACTCTTGGCTATGAAAACATTACGTTTAATTCAGCCAAAGCCCAGTTCCGCTTTTCACGGGCGGACGGCACCAACCCTACCAGCATTGTTCTGGATGTTGATTCTTTACGGTTTTATTGCTTTTCCACCAACGGCAAAGGCAATCTTTTCACCCTCATCATGTCGCGCCTGAACTGCACTTTCCCGGATAGCTTAACCTTTGTCACCACCGTTCTGGATCTCGACCAAAATGATTTCTCGGCCAAAATTCACTACCCCTTCGGCGGTTTCTACCGCAAGCTCCTCCCTGATCAGCCGGAGGATTACTCCGTGCCCCCCATCCCAGAGGAAACTTTGCAGCCATACTTGGGCAAGTACAACCAGATGTTTTTCCGCGATGGCATTGATTATGTAACGCAGGAAAAATTTCAGGTTGGTTATGATTTTCTTTCCAACCGTATCACCATCCCGGAGCGTAATTTTGATGGCCAGCTCTGCGGTATCATGGGTCGCTCCAATGACCCCAACTGCCCCCATCAGGACCGCTGGTATCCCATCGTCAGCTGCCCGCGCAGCAAAACCCTGTTCGCCCTGCAGCAAAACTACCAGCGCATTATCGAAACCCAGAACGTGGTCCTTTTTGAATCGGAAAAAGCCCCCATGCAGTGCGCATCATTCGGTGCCCATATCTCGCTCGGTCTCTGCGGCTGCCATGTCTCCCAGGCCCAGCGCAGCATGATCTTTTCTCTTCGCCCCAAAACTATTGTTCTCGCTCTTGATGAAGGATTAGAAGAAGACGCTATCCGGGAAGAAGCCGCCAAGCTTGTCCAGAACAATTTAATCCTAACTACCAGGGTCGGCTATGTCTGGGACCCCGACCACGATATTATCCCCGCAGGCAGCAAACAAAATCCCGCCGACCTTGGCCGCGATGCCTACGTCACCTGCCTGCAAACGAAAGTGAGGTGGTTATAATCGAACGCGCCAAAGACCCCCGCCTGCAAGAACTTTTCAATGCCGGCGTAAATGTATACAGTTTTTCCAAATTAGGCACCATTGAGCAGTGCCAACTCCAGGCGTGGTACTCCTACATTAAGCACGAACCCGGACTTCAAAGTGTCTATGGTCTGCTAGGAGGAGCATCCCATCAAGTCACAGAAGACCTCATCGAAGGCAAAGCAACCTGTGACGACCTCCTTCCCGCTCTACATAGTGCCCTGGATGAATGTGATACCCTCGGCCTTACTTTTCCTAAGGATTTTCGCGGCAATGACTCCATCAAAGAAAAATGGATTAAGGATATGACCCACTTCTGCCAGAACTTCTACCCGCCTCGCGGCAAGTACATTATCGAGCAGTTGGTTATCCTCAGCGTCAGTCCTACCCGCGCCCTGCAAGGCTATATTGATTTAACCAAGCTGAATGATGACGGTACGGTGTCTGTCTATGACCTTAAAACCAGCTCCCGGTATAAACCGTCAGATTTATTAGAGCATGGTCGCCAGCTCGTGATTTACGCTATGGCATTGGAGCAGGCCGGTTATACAGTCAAAAATCTCGCTTGGATCATGCTCAAGTATGTCGAGATCCGTTACATCTGGTACGCCACATCCCGTTCGCGCAATAAAACCCAGTGTACCCGCATCGTCAACCGCTCCAAAATTTACGATACCATCGCCCCCGCGGTCGAATCCGCCTGCCGCGATGCCGGTATGGATGAAGCCGAGATTGAATTTGCCATGCTTGACTTCAAAGAAACGAATCTTCTCGGTCCCAAGTTTCCCATGTCAGTCGCCCAGCAGTTCATCATCAAACCTTTTGTAGAGCCTTACCCCTACACCCCGGAACTCAAGCAGGAAGCTCTTGATTACATCAACAAGGTCGCCGATGTCTATGAGTCTCTGCCCCAGGATGAGACCACTCCATGGCCTGCCCGCAAGGTCGATAAGGACAGCGCTTTCTTCTGCAATAACCTTTGCAGTTACCGCAAAATCTGCCCCGCCATCCGGGATTATAACGCCCAGGCCCTCATCGCAGACCCGCCCAAAACCGAAGCTGATTTGTTCTAAAGGAGCCGCCCATGACCACTCGTTCCCCGCCCCCGCAGGGCTTTTGAAATAAATTACAGGAGGTGAATAAAAATTTTTGGACGTTACTGGACTAAAGATGAAGAAGCTTTGCTGAAGCTTATGTATGAGCGCGGAGATTCTATTTCTGATATTGCAAAAGCTGTAAATCATGGCGAAAAAGGCATCTACAACAAAGTTTGCCTTATGGGGTACAAACGCAAGGTGTTCGATAAACACGATGTCCGAATGGCCGCTATCTATAAAGATAAGGATTGGTGCTTTGATCGCTATATCAACCAACAGAAAACCTTCGACGAGATGGCAACAGAAGCTCATTGCAGCAAGCGTGTCATCCAGAAATGGTGCGCGGATGTCTATGGATATAACATGCACACCTATCGCCATTACGCAAAACTTAAACCTACTGAGCGTGAAATCGTAATGGCGGGTCGGCTAGGGGACGGACATATCACCAAAGGAGATCAGCCCCTTTATACTGAAACACACGCAGAGAACCAGAAGAACTATTTGTTCTGGAAGTTCTCTAAACTTCCAACGATCTGTTCTACGCTCCCCAAGTATACACCTGCCAAAATCAAAACGCTTAACGGCAAAGATTATCTATGCCAAGCTTCCTATCGGTTGTCGAGCCGTGTTCTGGATGAACTAGCAGAAATTCGTGATATGTCAAAGCTTGATATCATCAACTTACTTTCAGGACTTGGTGTTTCATTATATTTTCTTGATGATGGATACCGTGATAATTCCAACTGGAGTTTATGTACAGGAGTTCTTACAGACGAAGAGGTTGAGCAGCTAATTTTTATTCTGAAAAATAAATTCGGCATTATCATGTGGCGCAATAAAGATCCTCGTTACGCTATTGTTGATACTCCCTCCTCTAAACTGCTGGACGATCTTATCCTTCAAAACCTCCCACACAATCTCGATATTATTCAGCACAAAATCCCCTGGGCATATCAAGAAAACACAGAGGTGCTTGCTTCATGACAAATAACTACCTCTGCTATCACCTTCACGATGACGAAGGCTCTGTCCTTGATTCCTGTACCAAATATGAGGATTACATTAACCTGGCCGTTCAAAGCGGCATGACTGCCCTTGGTTCCTCCAACCACGGCACCCTGCTAAACTGGACAGCTAAAAAGCAGGCAGCAGAAAAAGCCGGCCTCAAGTACATCTTCGGCGTTGAATGTTATCTTACCGACCGCCTTACTCACCAATCTCCCGGAGAAGATAAGCCTCATAAGCTGCGCGATAACTACCACACGGTTCTGATCGCCCGCAACACCAAAGGCGTTATGGAGATCAATAACCTTATCAGTCTTTCCAATCGGGAAGATCACAAGTATTACAAACCTCGTGTCACCTTCGATGAATTCTACAACCTGTCTGATAACGTCATCGCCACTTCCGCCTGCCTTGCCAGCCCTCTGCATCACTACACTGCGGACGTTGAAGATTTTGACCCCGCCCGTTATGAGCAGCTGATTCAACGCTACGACTTTCTGGAGATTCAATACCATAACTGCAAAGAACAGATCGAATTCAACCAGTACCTCTATGAGCTGTCTCAAAAGTATCACAAGCCCCTCATCGCGGCCACCGATACCCACAGCTCCACCACATATAAAGCCGAGTGTCGCAAAGTCCTCATGGAAGGTAAAGGTATTGAGTTTACTGGCGAAGATGAGTTCGATCTTACCTTCAAAACTTACGAGCAGCTGGTTGCGGCCTTTGAGCAGCAGGATTCCTTACCGCGTGAAGTCTGGATGCAAGCGATTGAAAACACCAACTGTCTGGCTGACTCCACCAAGAGTTTCAAGCTCAATACCAAAGCCCGCTACCCCATTTTGACCGGCTCTGTGGAGTCCGATGCTAAAGCCTACATCGAGCGCACCCACACCATGCTGGAAGATAAGATCAAAAAGGGCATCATTCCCCAAAATGAAGTCGCCGCCTTCCGCAAAGATATCGAGGAAGAGCTGGCTGTTTTCAAAAAGGTAAACATGCTGGGTTTCATGCTGTCGATGTCAGACCTTATGATCTGGGCCAAACATGAAAAGAACATCCCCATTGGTCCAAGCCGTGGTTCTGTGGCTGGTTCTCGTGCGGCTTTTGTTACAGACATCATCGACGTTGACCCCGTTCGCTGGAACCTTGTTTTCTCCCGCTTCTGTAATGAAAACCGTGTCGAAATTGGTGACGTGGACATTGATACTCCTGATGCTTACCGCCCCCTGATTTATGATCACATCTTTGAATCCTTTGGCCAACGCAAATGCGCCTATGTACTGGCTCTCGGTACTGTATCCGACAAAGGTACGATTGATGAAATTGGCCGTGCCCTCGCCAAACGCTGGCAGAAAGCCAATCCTACCAGCTCTAAAGAATCTAACCCATGGTCGCTCGATCGTATCGCTCAAATCAAAGACGAATACGATGCTGATCCCGAAACCTGCAGAACGAATTATCCTGATCTTTTCTATTACTTTGATGGCATCAAGGACACAGTAGTTTCTCTTTCTCATCACCCGGCCGGCGTTATCATCGCTCCCATTGATTTGTACGAACGTTACAGTGTCTTCCGTGATAAAGACGGCCTGCAAGTTCTTGCGCTGGATATGGACGCCTCTCATGCTGTGGGTCTGGCCAAATACGATATCCTCGGTTTGTCAACAATCGCCCAGCTCGATGAAACCTGTAAGCTCGCTCATATCCCCTACCCTCATACCTGGCAGATTAACTTTGATGACCCTGCCGTCTGGGCGGATATGAAAACCAGTCCCTATGGTCTGTTCCAGTTCGTGGAAGATTTCGCCTTTGAATCCTTAAAAAAATACGATGTCCACAGCATCAAGGATCTCAGCATTGTAACCGCTGCTATCCGCCCTGGTGGAGCATCATATCGGGACAAGCTCTTCCGCCATGAACGCGGCCAGAACCCCTCCAAAGAGATTGACAACTTACTTGAGGACACGCTCGGCTGGCTGATTTTTCAGGAACAATCTATTTCCTTCCTGCAGCAAATCTGCGGCATGTCCGGTGGTGATGCTGATTCTGTTCGCCGCGCTATCGGTCACAAAGATGAAAATGCTATTAAGGAAGCTCTCCCCCATATTCTGGAAGGTTACTGTGCTCACGCTTCCAGTTTTCGCGCTCAGGCAGAGCAAGAAGCCAAAGCATTCCTTCAAATTCTTCAAGACAGTAGCAACTACCAGTTCGGTCAAACATTCAGGCCGCTTTACCTGGCAACAGGTATCGAACAAGCGGGATATATCGGTGAACCCCGTTAGGGCAACACCGAGGGCTGTAATATCTAATGCAGTCTGTAACGCATAGAGGGTGCGCGTCACTATGAAAGCAATAATTCCTCCACGAGTTTCCGCCATCTTACTGAGATGAAAATATATGCTGACCTTGCGCGTTGAGCGTAAGAATCTTGGGATAAAAAGCCCTTGAGATAACACTTTGCTGAATCATGCTACTGGCTACTCCATCCTTACCTATTACTGCGCCTACTATCGTTATTACCACCCTGTTGAATTCGTTACCGCCCTGCTCAACACCGCGGATAACCAAAAGAAAATCCTTGCCGGCACAGCTCTGGCAGCACAGCGCGGCATCAAAATCATGCCCATCCGCTTCCGCCACTCGCTGGACCAATATACCCCGGATGTTACCAATCGCGCCATCTATAAAGGCATGGCTTCCATCAAATACCTCAACAAGCGCATTGGCCGTGAACTTTATGCTCTGCGGGATAACACTTACGTTGATTTTATCAGCCTCCTGCAAGATATCAAGCATAAAACCTCGGTCAATTCCCGCCAGCTTCAAATCCTGATTGAACTTGATTTTTTCCACGAGTTCGGCAATCCCAACCAGCTCAAAGCCCAGGTTGAATTGTTCGATAAGTACAGTGATTCCATTCAGCTTTCCAAAGCAACCGTTGACCCGTTCATTGACCATGATGCAATGCTCACCTTATGTGAGAAAGAAACTGAAAAGAAATACATCAACGTGGACTGGCTCGGCATTGTCCGTCACTGCGCCAAAGAAACCTCAGAAATCATCACTCCGGTCAGCGATATTCTTCAGTACGAGATGGATAATCTTGGCTACCTCCAATACCAAAACCCTTCTCTCGCTTCCACCTACCACTACATTCTCTCTATTGACGGCAAATATAAAAACAAGACCATCGCACTGTACCAGCTTGCAACCGGTCAAACCGTTAATTTCAAAATCCGTCCCTCCACTTTGGATCAAAACCCCATCGCTAAAGGCGATATCATCAAGGTTCTTGGCACCAAGCAGGAGGGCAAGTGGTCCCGCACCGATACCGGCTGGGTCCAGTCCACAACGGATTTCAACACCTTCCTTTATAAATACAGCCATGTACGTTAATTTTTTTCTGGTTATGGCGGTTCTCAATACTGCCATCAGTGTTATTGCCACTATTTTCGGTAACGTCACCAAGAGTTCGATGCCTGGTGATACGCCCACTTTGATTTCTACGGCTTCTTCCCCTCCCAGTTTGAACTCATCTATCCCTTCAACCTCATTCTCGCCTGGCCGGTGGGGCGGTTCAAAGCCCTCGACCAATAGCAATCGGTTTTTTTTATCTCGTGATGACTGGTACAAACTCTATCTCACAGCCATCGTTTTCAGCTTGTTCTGGTGGTTCCTCTCTTAGGGGGTGATATTATCGAACCAGTCTTTGTTAAATCCGCCCTTGAAACTTTTACTATCCTGATTGATACCCGTGAGCACGAAACCTCGGCGCTCACTCAGCGTATCCAGCAAATGGGCTGCCCAGTCGAACGGCAAAAGCTCAATTTTGGCGATTATTCTGCCAAGGTCATCTTGCCCACCGGCGTTCCCTACAGCCTGGAAAATATTGTCGTGATCGAACGGAAGATGTCCAGCGACGAAATCGCAAATTGCTTTACCTCCCAGCGTGCTCGCTTTACCCGTGAATTTGAACGCGCCAAAGCAGCCGGTGCCCGTACCTATCTGCTTGTTGAGCGCACCACCTGGGAAATGCTTTACGCCGGTACATACCGCAGCAAAATGTCCCCTGTCGCCATGGTGGCTAGCCTCACAACCTGGCTTGCCCGCTATGACTGCAAGCTCATTTTCTGTGAACCTCAAACCTCCGGCAAGCTTATCCATGATATCCTCTACCGCGAAATGAAACAGCACCTGGAGGGGGTTCAGCCATAATGCAAGCCGTCCTATTCGCCAATTATCCGTCCGCCTCTCCCCTGCTCCGTGCTCACCGCAGCTACCAGGTCGTCACCCGCCTTCAAATCGGTTGCTTCGTCCTCGCTGCCGGCCGCCTGGTCTTTCTCCCGGCCGCCCTCCAGGGCAAAACCTATCTTCTCGTTAAAGGAGTTGATCCACCGCCCCCATGAATACTACCCGTGAACTCCACCGCAAAGAGCGTGCCAAGGCAGAGCTTGAATCTATCTGCCGCAGTTATGCTTCCAAATGTTCCGCTCTCATCATTACCTATAACATCAATGATCTAACACCCGCCCAGCGTGCAGCGTTCAATGCCCGCCAACCTTTTCATTCTTACCAAAGCAGGTGATCTTATCAAAAACAAAGCAATCGCAAACGCCGTCAACATCAAGCGTAACGGCAAAGCTATCGCCTGGCTCTATCAGAACACCGGCAATATCCTGGATTACAAAGATGGCGATAAAGTCAAGTTCGATCTCACCGCTATTCAAAACGATCCCGATTGGCCTATTCTTCGCCAGGACTATAAAGACTTCATTCTCTCCAATGCGGATACCGTTTTTACTCTGGAGTTTGAACCTCGTTTCCGCAAAAACCACACTCTTGCCTGCCTGAAAGAAGATCCCGTCACCCCTAAGCGTTTGTTCTGGATCGGCCATCTTATCAAGCAGCGCGAACCCGAACAGGAGGCCGCCCATGACTGAACCAATTACCGATGCCATTGGCCGCGAAATCCATGTCGGTGATACCGTTGCCTATGCGCAGACGGATAAAAACAGCGGCATCAACTGGAACACTTATGTTGTGATCGGTTTTACCCCTTGCCGCGTCAAAGTTTCCAACCCTACCTACCGCGGTTATGCCTGGGAGAAAGATTATATCCTTCTCTACCCATCCAACTGCATTATCTTACAGGAGGCCGACCCCGAATGAAAATTATCCCTCAATCCCACGAATGGATCACCCCGCTCAACCGTGATGTCACCATGCAGCGTATCGAGCGCATCGCCCGTACCTGCTATCAAAGCGAGGATGCTATCAAGCCCGGCAGTGATTCCAAAATGGTCGCCATGCTCTGCAAAAATCATCATTACGCCATGATCGAGCATATCAGCCTGACCATTAAATTCATCACCGACCGCGGCGTTGCCAACGAGATCGTCCGTCACCGTATCGGCTCCTACGCCCAGGAATCCACCCGCTACTGCAATTACAACAAAGATAAGTTCGGCAATGAAATCACAGTTATTGACCATGGCTATACCGGCAGGAAACGCATTTCCTGGAAAAACTATTGTGGCTTTGCTGAAACAGGCTATCGTGACATGTTGAATGCTGGTGCCACCCCGGAAGAAGCCCGCGATGTCCTGCCCCTCTGCCTCAAAACCGAGATCGTCTGCACCTGGAACCTGCGCGAATGGCATGAAGTCCTTCGCCTTCGCACCGCCAAGGATGCCCACCCCGCTATCCGCGCCCTCATGATTCCTGTCCTCAAGGAGCTGCAGACTGTCTACCCTGAAATTTTCAATGATATCGAGGCGTCCGAATGACCCAAGAAGAAATCCGCAAGCTCCTCAAAACTTACGAGTTACATATCAACCAGGTGGAAGACGATGAAACTGCTCTTCGGGACTTGTCCGAAGTTGTCCATAAAGTTCTCACTGATTCCACCCGCGCTGTAAAGCTTAACGCTTGCGCCGTTGCTGCCTGGGCTTTGCACATCCCCGTCTGGGGGTTCGCCGCATCCAAACTTTGGAACTGGTTTTTAGCCATTGGCCCTATCCCCACCATCGGCGTCTTTCATGCAGCCGGCATCGGCCTGGCTCTTGAATTCATCGTTGATACCACCGGCATCCCCCACAAAATTCCCCTGCAGAACGATGTTCAAAACGTCATTGACGGCAAGTCCAGCTGCTTTGATTCCTGGTCTTTGCCGGATGGCTTGTGTGTTTTCCTCGGCACTCTTGCCGGTCTCTGCCCGCCCGCGTTGGTTGTCCTTTTTGCCGGCTGGCTAATTAAATTTTTTATGTATCTATAAGGAGGTTACTTCATGAATGATGTTCAGCGCTTTGGTCGCATCCAGGTTGAAATGTGCGATACCTTCAAATCCAAAAACGCAGATTACGGCAATTCCTTCTCCCAGCTCTATCAGGAGTTTGGCGATAACGGCATCATCACCGCCGCCCGCCAGAACTCCCATAAGTACCACCGCTTCATGAATCTTATCAAGGGTACCCCCGCCAAGGTCAATGAATCTCTGCGCGATACTCTGTTGGATCTTGCCAACTACTGTATCCTCACTGTCATGGAGCTGGATAAGGCCAAAGAAAAAGCAAACGCTTTAAGCTCCTCTGCCTTCGCTCAGGCTGCTTCTGCCGTTACATATCGTACAACTCCGCAGTTTGATTACAGCAAGTATATCTCTGATGACACCATCCTCACCTCTCGTGATGCTCCCGCCGCCACATTGAAGGGAGATACCGAATGAACATCATTATGTATACAACCCATTGTCCGCGCTGCAAGGTGTTGGCCGCTAAACTTGCCGCAAAGGGGGTGACTTATAAAGAAGAAACAAACACAGAAACCATGCTCTCCATGGGTATTACCACCGTCCCGATGCTTTCGGTGGACGGCGCATTGATGGACTTTAAGACTGCAAATGATTGGATCAACAAACAGGAGTGATTCTATGGATTTTTCTATTGACCTTAAACTCGATAAAGATTTTACCACCCAACTGGATTACCTCATCAGTAAGTATGGCCCAGATCTGGCCAAGCTCAACGGCTTTGCAAACGAACAGCTGAACTACACTGATTTTATTGATAACTTTATCGACAAGCAGACTGTGGCCGATGCCAGTATCGACGGCAATGCCAATGTCGGCACCAAGGATATCTGCTCTCTCACCACCGAGATGCACAAACCCCATTCCAAGCTTCTTGCCTTTAACAAAATCTTCTATGAACTCAAAAAATCCCATGGCCTGGATGCCGCCAAGAATTGGCTAACTGCTGAATACCTCGGCTATTTCTACTTGCACGATGCTGCATCAAGTACCTTTGTCCCCTATTGCTTTGCTTATGATATCGAGGAACTTGTCAATAAGGGCCTTTATTTTATTGACAACTTTAACGCCCAGCCGCCCAAGCATCTGACCACCTTCACGGATTTTGTCGGCGAGTTTGTCAGCTGGACTTCCAATCGCAGCAGTGGCGCTTGCGGCTTACCCAGCTTCCTGGTTTATTCCTATTATTTCTGGAAAAAAGACGTCGAATCCGGTTATTACATTCAGTCCCCGGAATATTACCGTAACCAGGAGTTCCAGCGCATTGTCTACAAGCTTAATCAGCCGTACCTGCGCGTCAACCAAAGCGCCTTTACTAATTTCACCATCATGGATCAGTCCTACCTGGAGGCCATCTTTGGCGGTAAAACCTTCCCGGATGGCTCCTTTATGATTGATGAAATCGACGGCATCATCGAGTATGAAAAAGCTTTTATGGATGTTGTCAGCGAGATCCGCAGCAAAAACATGATGACCTTTCCGGTTCTTACCTACTCCCTGCTGCGCAAGAATGGCAAGTTTGTCAACGAAGATTTTGCCCGCTGGTGCTGCGCTCACAACATTACCTGGGCAGACAGCAACTTCTTCATCAGCGAAGATGTAACCAGTCTCTCCAACTGCTGCCGCCTTGTCTCCGATATCAAAGATCTGGGGTATTTTAATTCCATTGGCGGTACTGCACTGGAGGTTGGTTCTATTAAGGTCAACACCATCAATCTTGCTCGTCTTGCTTATTCCAGCACTACCCCCGCAGAGTTTTTTGCTAATCTCAAAAATGCCGTAACACTCTGCCTTGACACTCTGGATTCCGTTCGCCATATCATCAAGCGCAATATCGAAAAGGGCCTGCTCCCCAACTATTCCAAGCACATTATGAACATGGCCTCCCAATATAATACCATCGGCGTGATCGGCATTTACGAAACCCTACAGCACTTCGACATGACCTCTAAGGACGAGTTCGGCAACACGTTCTATACCGATGAGGGCCTGAAATTCGCTGAGGATATCCTGCAAACCATCAATACCGTCAAGAACAATTACATCAAGGATAAAGACTACAGCGCCAACATTGAGGAAATCCCCGGTGAGCGTGCTGCCGCAGTTCTGATGCAGAAAGATATGATGTTCTTCCCGGATGAAAAATATGAACTGCCCTTGTACGGCAACCAGTGGATTCCCCTTGGTGTAAAAACCACTCTGCAGGAAAAAGTCCGCCTGTCTGCCGCTCTCGATAAAGCCTGCAACGGCGGCTCCATCGCTCACATCAACATTGATAAACCGTTCAATAATTTTGATACCGCATGGAAGATGTTGAACTATGTTGCCGACCAGGGCGTTGTTTACTTTGCATTCTGCACCCGTATCAGCGCTTGCGAGGAAAACCACGGCTTCTACGGTGATACCTGTCCTATCTGTGGCAAACCCAAAGTGACCACCTATCAACGTATCGTTGGTTTCCTTACCCCGGAACGCACCTATTCCAAGGAGCGCAAAGCTGAATTCAAAATGCGTGACTGGATGGACCTGAATGCGATGAGCGAGATGTGATTATGCCGGATTCTATTACTCTGCGTGGCTTTCTGGATGAAGATTTTATTCAGTATAAAAAGCCTGCTATGTTCCTCGGCACCGCCACCTGTGATTGGAAGTGCTGTCATGATGCCGGGTGCGATGTTTCTATGTGTCAGAACAGCCCTCTTGCTAATTCGCCTGTACATACCGTTTCTTATGCTGATTTGTTTGACCGATACATTCACAACCCCATCACTACCGCAATTGTCGTTGGTGGTCTGGAACCGTTTCTCCAGTTTGAAGAACTGCGTGGTTTGATCGCTTACTTTCGCCAAAAGGATTGTCTGGATGATTTTGTGATTTATACCGGTTACTATCCACAGGAACTAACACAGCAGCTGGTTTCTCTGCGTATGTTAAACACCGTCTATGGCGGCACCATCATCATCAAGTTCGGCCGTTATGTTCCCGGTAGCGCACCAGTCCAAGATCCTGTTCTCGGTGTCACACTCGCTTCTTCTAATCAGTATGCAGAAAGGCTTTAACATGAAAATTATTACAAACCCCAGCTGGACAAAAGAGGAGGTCGAAGAATTTCGCGCCTCCATCAAATCCAATAACGGCTATTGTCCCTGTCGCATTGAGCATATCCCGGCCAACAAATGTATGTGTCAGGAGTTTCGTTCTCAGGTTTCCGGCCAGTGCCATTGCGGCCTCTACCTCAAGGAGGATTAACTATGAATCTTAATAAATGCAACAAACTTTTTCGCTTTGGCGTGCTCTTCTCAGCGTTCTTCACGGCGCTTGTTTTGATTGTTTTCTGCCCTCGGCTCAGCGCCACCGCCTATGCTGAGTCTTCCACGCCCGAAACCGCTACCACCACTTACATCGTTACCTATCACGCCAATGGCGGCTGCTGGTGGAGCAACTGGTCCCGCCCGACTTATTCTTTCGCCACCAAAAAATATGAGCAGGAGGAAGGCAAAACCTATCAGATCATTGATTCCAAGCCTACCTACGGTGCCAACACCTTCAACGGCTGGAACACAGAATCCGACGGCTCAGGCACCTGGTATTCCCCTCATCAGGAATATGTCTGTACCGGCAATATGGACCTCTACGCTCAGTGGCTCGGCCCCGTTCCTGCGCCCACCGCTGA